TGATTTGTCCCATACCTTTCATTTTGCCATGTCGTGGAAAATTCAACAACATAATGAATGATGAGAACAACTGCATACCTTCAGTAAAAGCAGAGAACGCAGCAATATTTGTTGCTACTGATTCCATTGTACCATTCTTATTTGAAAGATCAACAAAGTAATCGTGTTTGTCTTTCATTTCAGCATATTCCAAAAACTCATTATATGTTGTTTCTGGCATACCAAGTGTTTCAATTAGGTGTGAGTAACCTGCAACGTGTAATGCTTCTCTTGCTGCGAATCCCATCAACATCATTCTTATTTCTGGTTGCGGGAAGTATGGTAGGTAATTCTTCACGTATCCTCCCGCCACATCCACATCCCCTTGGACAAAGAATCGCAGAATGTTTGTAAGGAAGTGTTTTTCTTCTTGTGTTAATTTCTTTTTCCAATCTTTGACATCCTCCATCATTGGTACTTCTGTGTGTAACCAGTGGGCTTGTTCATGTTTTAACCAAGCATTATATGCCCACGGATAATGGAATGGTTTAAAGGAACTACGCTCATCTGTTAATTTTAATTTTGTTTTTTTAATCATCTTTTTTTCTAATCCTAATTCCTACATATGTTCCGAAAAATGCACCAAGACATGCTGGTATCAACAGCCAATGGTCAACTGTATAGTTTATTACTGCTACACTTGCAACTAAAAATACAATTACACCCCATACACTGGATACCAATGCTTTATCTTCGTTTACTGCTTTTAAATAGTATGTATAAAATACATCAGTGAAAAACAGAGCAAAGAAAACAACAATCCATTCTGTCATTTTTCTTCAACCTGTTTTTCTATTTTCTTAATTGGTTCAGGAAAGTATGGCTCAATCACATAATGATTAGCACTCCACCATCCGATTGCAGAAAAGAATCCAACAACCACCCAACTAGCAACTAGCATATTATTTCTCCGTAAGTTCATTAACAAAATTCAATAATAGATCATGGTGTTTTCCACCATTCCAGTATTTGTTTATATACTGCCATGGTTTTTCATACCAATATAAAGGTGCTTCTGGATGACAACCAATGATTCCAACTCTTCCTTTGATGATCGCCATCGGATCACCATTAGCATATCTAGCGATTGTTTTGAATTTGGTTTCATCACCAATCAAAGCACAACCATCATAGAAATACATTTTTTCTTCTTGACCATTCCAAGTAACAGAAGCTACTGTACCAAAACTTCGTTTGACTCCAGCATTTGGTCTTTTGATATATTGAACAGCACGAACATCTTCAATTATGTCAAGATACCATTGGTCAGCCCAATAAGCACCCATACATATACCAAGATAATACCCACCATCTTCAATAAACTTGGCTATTCTATTTCCAGTTCTCCTAGTAAAAAACTTATAAAAAGAATCAGAATCCCCAAGCCCACCAGGAAAAGCAACAATATCAACACCATTAAAAAAATTAACATCTTCTATATCCTTCTCATTAAATGTTTTTACATTATAATTTGAAGAAAGAGATTTCGTCATTGCTTCTACACAATCTTCAGAACACTCTGGATCATGTAAAAAAAGTGCGATGGTTTTCATTTATCCCTCACATGCCAAACAATCGTTTCCTTCTGCTAAGGCACGTAAGTCAATTTCTTGTATGACTTCGCGTTCAATTTTTTTGGCTACTTTATCAGCCTTACCAATTTTCTCACTACGACAATAATATAAAGTCTTTAAACCTGATTTCCATGCTTGAAAGTGTACGGCATGGAGGTATTTAACATTCGCATCAGGTCTGAAGAATAAGTTGAGAGATTGGGCTTGGTCAATATACTCTTGTCGATCAGCTGCGTGTTGGACAAGCCAGCGTTGGTCAATCTCCATACTTGTTTTGAATACATCTTTTGTCCAGTCATCCAGTATGTCCAGATGTTGGACGGAACCATCATTTGCGATGATACTTGACCAGATTTCGTTATAATCCATTTTGCTGTCTGCATCACATTTCTCCTTAATAATTTTATCGAGCCATTTATTTTTGTTTAACGAAGAACCCGATAGAGTGTCTTGACGATAAGCATTGGCACGCAAAGGTTCAATAGAAGGAGAAGTATTGCCCATGATAATGGAAGAAGAAGCATTGGGAGCAATAGCCATAAGATGACTAAAGCGATTCCCAGTACCCACTGCATCAAGTGCTTCACCTCTCTCCAATCCCAGTTCTTTATTAGCACGATCTAAACCTTCTCTGATATGTTTGAATATTTGTTTATTTTTTCCTACAGCCTGTGCTGATTCCCATGGTATGTTATTTTTTTGCAGATAGGCGTGCCATCCAAGAGCACCCACACCGATGCTTCTTTCACGCATGGCTGAGAATTTTGCACGCTCAATGGAGGAAGGCGCATTAAGAATAAAATACTGAAGAACATTATCAAGCATTTCTGCAGTATCAAGAAGGAATAGAGGATCGTTTTTCCACTCATCATAGTACTCCAAATTTAGTGAAGACAAGCAACAAACAGCAGTACGTTGCTCATTGGTTGGTAAAATAATTTCTGAACAAAGATTTGATTGATGTACTTTAAGACCTTTATCCTTCAACCATTGAGGTAATGCATTGTTACTTGTTGTGATGAAATGTAGATATGGTTCACCAGTCATCATGCGTAGTTCTAAAATCTGTTGCCACAACGCACGAGCAGAAACAACTTCACGAATGACACCACTATGTGGATCTTTTAATTCCCATGAGTCATCTGCTTCTGGATCAAGCATACAGTTTTCAATAATCTGCATAAATTCATCAGGAATATTAACAGCATGATGTAAATTTAAACAGCGTAAATTTTGATCGCCTGTCGGCTTACGCATTTCTAAGAAAGGGATAATGTCTGGATGATCAATAGACAAGTAAGCAGCATAACTGCCCCTGCGAGTACGACCCTGACGATATGCCAAAGAACTGGCATCATAGATTTTGAGGTGAGGCATGACACCAGTAGATTTGTCGTCTGCTGAACGAATACCAAAGCCAATACCAACACCACCGCCAAGCATGCTAAGCCAATTAGTTTCGCTAAGATTATCAACTAGTCCCTCTGCTGTGTCTTCAATGTAGTTGAGAAAACAAGAGATGGGCATGCCACGCTTACTTCTTCCGAAACTGAGAATAGGTGTCGAATAGCTGAGCCAATGTTTGCTTGAGTAATCATACAGTCGTTGCGCATGTTCTGGATTACTACCAAATTTTGTGCTAACGAATGCAAATCTTTCTTGTGGCGACTTCTCTTCATCTTTCATGTAACTTTCTTGTAATCTTTTGATTCCTAGTGAATCGAAAAGTGCATCTCTCTCGTAGTTCAGTACGATCTCTGACATAGTTAATTCCCTGTTATTCTTGTTGTATAAATTCTGACGATAATGGAAATATTTCAGCAATTACTTTTGCGCATGCTTTAGCAATTTCCATATGTTCTTTTTGTGTGCCATTGCCAGATCGTAATTGTATATAGTGAATCCAACTTCTGACAGTTCCATTCATATAAAGTTTAGAAACTGTATTTCCTTCTGGGAGCACAGCACGTGCCTGTTCTTTTGCTATTCCCTGTGAGATTGCCCACGCATATGCTTCCTTAGCAGTTTCAATAACACGCTTTTGTTGCTGTTCCCAAAATGCTTGAAGTTGTAAATCTTCAGTGGTAATACTGTTTTGACGATTCTTAGTATCTTGAAGACGTGCTTCTCTAATCTCAAAATCTAAATCCTGAGTCGGATCTGCATAACGCTGTGAAAATTCTTGAAACGAGAATGAACGATGGCGTAGCATTTGTCTTGCGATGTCACGTGTTGTTGTGATTTCAAGACAAATATTTACCATCTCTAATGGCGACCAATGCTGATTCTTAATCAGATATCTGATCAACTTCTCACTTGTTTCTTTGTTGTTTTGATTGCTAGGATTACTAACACGAGCACAGAACGCAACTAATTCTGTCATGTTTTCAGCAAAATATTCTGCTGGTTGCGAATACGAGATCAACTCAATCTTCATCTTTTACATCCTCTTGTTTGTCAGTCTCTTGCTGTTTATCTTTTTTCTTTCCGAAGATAATGTCCCAACGATTATCAAAGTCTTCAGTTGGGACACTTAGTGGTCTGGGCTTAGAACCCTTACCACCATTACCACCATTCCAGTGTTCTGCCATGTTTACACCGTAGATGACGTAATGCTATTTTTAGTAGCGTCATCGAAAACAATTGAAGCACCTGTTGATTGATATGCCATTGAACTTGTTGCTAATGTTTCCATACCACGCATAAATTGACCTGCGCCATAATTCATTGTCTTATTAGCAGCAACACCAACAGAACCAGATACTGATTCAACGGAATCGAAATTAGCACCCAAGAAAATCACTTCCCATTTCTTATCTTCAAACTCTTTTACTTTTGCTTGAATAGCAGCTTGACTATATTCTTTTGACGCATTCTCATATCCATCTGTCATAACAACAAGAATAGTTTTCTTTGCGTTTTCAGATTCAGCAAGTGCCATCATTTTACCACAAGCATCAAAGAGTGGTGTGCTACCACGTGCTGTCAACTCAGTAGGACTAACCTCAACCCAATCTTTAACTTTACAATCACGAACAATATCGTAGCTAACTGAATCAAACGCTGCGAAATTTACTTTCGTTGATGGTTTGAGTTTAGATACATATCCATTCACTGAACCAATCGCCTCTGCCCACAGAGACGACATAGAACCGCTACGGTCCAACAAGATATAAACATTCATAAGATACTCCTTAACATTTTTTCCACTGATTAAATTTAACTGTTGCCTCTAAACCAGAAACAGTGTTTTCGTCAATTAGATTGACGATTTTATCCTGCGACCATCCTGCTTTAAACAAGTCATTAATATCTTTATAACCTGTTTCTGGCATCAATGACACAGTATATCCTTTATCTATACACTTTGCAATTTGCTTACATAAATCTTTGTTTCTTGGTTCGTTATCAAATACGACTACAAGTTTAGAAACAAGACCACGCATATAATTTGAATCAAAAGAGGAGCCAGCAACTGCAATAGAATTGGGTAAGAAGAGACTATCAATTGGTCCCTCAACTGCATAAACTTTTTTACCAAAGTCAACTCTCTCAAGTCCATAAATTCTCTCCATATTATCATCAAGTTTAACTGTCATATATCTTGGTTCTTCGTTACCGAATGCCCGACCTTGGAATGCATAAACTTTACCATGATCGTTGAAGAAAGGAATTACCAATCTTGGATGTTCATTTTCTTCTTCAGAAGTGTATGTATATTTAACGCTGTTTACATACTTCTTCCACTTCGGACAATAATAAAGTAGATCAAAATATTCGTTTGGGATTAAACGAGATTCTACATATACTCTGGCTGGATGTTCAGGGGGTAAGGTATCAATTCTACGCAACCCTTCTAAAATCTCATCTTTTAACTCAGTAAACACTGGTTTTGTGTCTGGATATGCTATATTTTTATGAGAATTGTGCTTATTTGCACCAGACTGATAACGCTCTACTACATATTGTTCATAGAGATATGAGTCAACATGCTTGATTAAATTACCGACGTTCGTGCTTACACCACAATTATGACATTTGTAGAATAAATCGGTTTTCTTTTGGAATATGTAGCCACGTGCCTTCAGCTTGTTTTTCTTCGAATCCCCACAGAATGGGCAAGAAAAATTGAAGGTGTAGTCACTCTGCTGTTTGAAATTACGCAGACGTGTACTTAACTGGGAGATGTATTTGTGATCAATATGTAACATAACATAATTATACTCCGAATCATATAAAAAAGCAAGTTATTTTTAACTTGCTTTCGGAATTACTTTAGAAACTTCGAGAAGAAGTCCAGATGCCCCATGAGATATCCACAAACAATTGCACCACCAACAATCATAAATCTCCACTTTTCTAAAATCTCAACACGACTTTTAATATCACCAAGTGTTTTTGTCATAACATTATGTTGTTCAGAATCTGCTTTGGCAAGATCGTCGATTTTCTTGTCAATGTGGTCCGTAATCTCACGAGTAGTGGTCGTGATTCGAGAATGCAGTTCTTTGATATCTTGTTTCACATCTGCAACGTCCTCTTTTATGCCTTCTACTTGTGCTTCCAATTTGGCTATTCTTTCTGCATCCATGGCTTTACTTTACGCTTTCGAAAATTTCTTTTTGTGTCTTATACCATTCATTCCAAGTATCATTTTTATTTTGGCATTCATGGTACTGCGAATAATTCTCTGAAACAACTTTCAAGACTTCGCTCAATTTGCTAGTCGATTCGGTTTGTTTCAAATCAGGACATGGTATTGTCAATTCGGTTGGGACATCAGGAAATTTTCTTTTCACTGTGACTGTCGTAGAACAACCAGCAACTAAAACAAGAAACAGTGTGAGAGTAATGTATTTAATCATTTCTTCACCTCTGGTTTTTTAGCTGCCTCATTAAGGATATCAAGTGCTTCTGGGATGACCTCGCATTTAGCGTCCATCTTTTCTGCTACATTTACAATCTTCTCTTGTATAACTATCTTCGTATCGTGTATAACTTTTACTTTATCTACGTATATTTTTTTAATAACAGTATTTACTTCTTGCGACTTTGCTTCAGCAATAGCAACTTTTGCTTCTGCTTCTTTAACTTTATCACGCCACTCCATTTCTGTGGCATAACTTCCATAAAAATATACACCTGCGATTGCAAGTAAAGAACCAATTAACTGAATTGGTGTCTTGTATATTTTTAATGGTGGTATAAAGTTTACAAATAAACTCAACACATACATACCAACACCACTAGCAAGAACTGCTAATACTGCAAGATGTAACCAACTATCAGGAACAAAACTAAGAAGCCACATTTACAGGTTTCCTTCTCGCTAACATTTGATATTTTTTAATACTATTCTTACGAATAATAGGCTCATCAGTTTTTACTCCAGCACCAGTGTGGTTTGCTGGTATACCACCACCTGCGCCATCTTCATTCAGTAAAAACTTTTCTACTAATAAATGTTCATCAACTAATAGTATATCCTCTTTTTGAATTTTTGTCAAAAGATCTATATACTGCTCTTCAAGATTTGTTGAAGATTTATTATTATCAAGACATTCTTTTACAAGAAAATATGCTGCTGCAAGATTACCAATTTTTGTATTTAACAAAGGAATCTTTTGCATAATTTTGCGCAAACGAAAAGTCAATCTGTGCAACATAGTATAGGCATCTTTTTCAGTATATGTCATGTCCTTGATTTTCTTTTGGGGACTGCCATTCTGATCAATTAGACCAAGTTTATATGCTTTTGTTTTTTCAAATGGTGTTACCAACATCGAAAGAACTCTAAAAGCAATCAGATTGTCAACTAATTGCGACATTAAATTTTCCTTAATTCTTGTATGACTGTGTCGTCTAATCTTAAATCAGTAACTGCTATTGATGTTCCTGGAATATTATCTGGCATTCTTTGAATATAGATTAAAAATGTTGCCAGTAATCCCCAGTCATCAGGATCAATTTTGTAGAACAGCATTTGTACTGCTGCGTCATTAAACAAGTTGAAAAGAACGATGAGGTGGTTGAGGATTAATCTCTCTTTTAACTCATCGTTCTTTTTATATCTTGTAAATAATTTCTTCAAATACAAAAACTTTTTTAGATCTTCCTCAAATTCACTTACTGTTGAACATTGAGGATTATCATAGTTATGCATTGCATAATGTAAAAATTCAGTTTCACTTTTAAACATAACATTATGCGTCGTGTAATTGAACTCCGTAAGTTGGGGCAGTTGTTGATCCTGTTGCTGCATATGTTGCACCAGTTACTGGATACCAGCGACCTGTACCGTCAATCTTCAACCAAGCAAACTGCATAATATACTTACCAGCAATAGCTGCTGTTCTGTATTTGTAGTACTTAGTACCTTGCTCAGATGCATTCAATGCATAAATTGATTGAGAGTTTGTAGTAGTTTGGTTCAATACGAATGTCCAAATCTTACCAGAGTCAGCATCGCTCATACCTGTTGTTGGTAGAGTAATGTTATAACTTGCTGCACCTGATTGGTTCAAGTAGATTAGCGAAGTTACGTTCAAGTTAGCGTATGTTAAATCTGTAGATGCAGAAATAGAAATACTGTTTGTGTTATTAGTAATACCACCAGAAGTTCCAACGAAGCCCAATGATGGGAATTTTGGATACTGGGTTTGTGACCACATATTACCACCAGCATCGATAGCAGATAACTGAGTACCACCAACCTTAACACTCAACACACGAGATGAAGATGAAGAAGCAGTATTAGTAACTTGGAAATCGAGGGAAGTAAATACTTGAGCAGCGTTGTTCCAAGTTTCAACTAATGTCAAACTTGTACCACCGATTGTACCCAAATCACCTACGTTAAATGTAAACTTAGTATTACTACCATTGCTCAACAGCAATGTTGGTAAGTTTGATGCACTACCAGTAACACGGAAAATACCGTTAGTAGAACTACCACCAGTACCTTTGATGATGTAAGAGTTGGTTGTTAATGTTAATGTTGGATTAACAGCTGACGATGTCGTCAATCCAGACAACAAATTGTCAAGGGTTAGTTGACGATTGTCGCCTGATTGAACGATCAAGAATCGTTCAGCACCAGTCAGCGAAGCTGCTGAGTTTAGTTCTGAGATCTTTTTAGATGCCATTTTAAGTTTCCTTGGTTAGATTATAAAGTTATTTATTAGGTATTTGGAGTTTCAATTTCTGTCAATGCGGTAGCATCATCACCAGAAATTAAGCTACGACCAGCTACTAAAACTTCATAACGTACACGACCAGCGAGACCACCAGTACCAACAGTACGACGAACCCATCCTGGGCTGGCCATAATAGCATGCGAACCAGAACCTAATGTAGCAGTTGCAGTAGCTGCATCAGTTGCACCTTGTAGTTCAAAATACTGAGCATTGTTACCAGTAGCAGTAATATCAATAACTGTTTCAGTTGTATATGTCAAACCAGTCAAAGTACCAGCAGTAGTAGTTAATGCACCACCTGCTTCAGTTTGTAGAGTGAAACCAGTTACACTTGGTGAAGTACCAGTAACAGCAGAAACTTTATAAGTTGTACCAGTTGCGTAGCTAGTAATAGTAGCAGTACCACCTAAAGTACCAGTGATAGTAACACGATCACCAGCAGCAAGAGTAGAGTTACCGCAAGTAAATTGACCAGCAGTACCAGAAACAGCAACAGTTGCTGCCAAAGTACCAGTAGTATTAGCAGCTTTAACTTCGAATGCGTTAGCAGTCAAACCAGCAGTAGCCACATAGTAAGTTGTACCAGAAGTCAAACCAGTAGCAGATGTTGAACCACCATTGTTATAAGCAACAGCGTCACCAGCAACTAATAAGTGACCAGTGTATGCGATAGTATCAGTACCAGTAGTAATTGAAGCTGTTGAAATTGTACGACGTGGCTTAGTGATAGCAACTGTAGGAGCAGAAGTGTATGAAGAGCCACCATTGCTTAATGTGATTGTAGCAATTGCGTTGCTAGTAATAGTTACTGCAGCTGCTGCTGAGGAACCACCACCACCGCTGAATGTTACAGTTGGTAGAGTGCTTGAGTTGTCAGTTGCGATATAACGAGCACCTGCGCTACCAATAGCAACAGAAACTACGTTATCGCCACCAGCTTTAATTTCAGTTGCACTAATACCATATACTTTTGTAATTGCTGAAACACCACTGGCTTGATTAGAGTCTTGATAAACATATTTTGGTTGTTGCTGAATTTTAAAGTTAGCAATTGCCAATGATGCGTTTGTTGTGCCAGTGAAGTTACTTGCTAATACCAATGCAGTATCAGAAGTAACTGATGCCACACGTGCTTTTGTTACAGTTCCTGAGTTGATAATCAACGTGTCGCCGTTTTTAATATCGCTCAAGAATGTTGTACCACTGCCTGTTACAGCAGTAGATGCGTTTGTTACGCTGACAGTTGTTCCATTAGATGGTGCTGCAGCGTCTTGTTTACCCCAAAGTGCCATTTTTATTCTCCTTGTTTGTTTTATTTTGGCAGATGTAGTTTATAACCAGTTGAGTCATATCTATCATCGTCTGATTTCGCTGCTGAACCCTTTTGGCGTGCACCTGAAGCAGCACCTTTTGGTCTTCCGCGACCACGCTTCTCCTGACCTTCAGGAGTGCTGGTTTCTTTCTCGGCTTTCTCGTAGTCACGCTCATGTTTGTAGCTACCATTACCTGTTCCAGTAATAGTGCCAGTTCCACTTGCGGATTTACGTGATTCGCCTTTTTTCAAATCTGTATGTCCATACTTTGCTTTATATTCTGGAGTTCCTGGCCACATGGCTTCGTCCAGTCCTTCTTGCATGTATGATTTAAATGAGTTTAGTTTCATGGTTTCCTCGTTTGTATTTTTATTACTACCAGTCATTGGTTGCAATGGATTCATTTTATTTTTTTGAACAATGCCAGTTTTTGGATCAACTGATGTAGTTGCATCTTTACCAACCATTGCTAAAAATTGACGTCTACGAATTTCTCTATAATGCGGATCCATACCAGCACGATCAGCAAAATCATCGGCATATTGCTCTAATGATTTTTCTTTGGTTGTAGGTTCATCTGATACAGTAGCTTCCTGAATACCAGCGTCAACACCATATTTCGCTTTAACTGCTGCACCAATATTTTTACCTGTATGTTTTACAATTTTACCATTTGGTGATTTTAACATAACAGTTGTTGTACCATCAGCATTTGTTTTCTTAGATTGTAAAGTATATCCTTCTTCAGAGATAACGTCTTCATCCAATTTATCAGTAACTTTAAACTTATGAACAGTTCCTTTTTTCTTAGGATCATAAGAGTCATGAGTTTGTTTCATGTGAACTTCAGTGTCGCTCTTATGCATAACCTTACCAGAAACTTTATCACCAGTTCCATGCTCATAATAGTCATGTTCATCACCAACAGACATATGTTTTGCCATGTCTGGGTGCATTTTACCTTGTGATGCAAACTCGCGATGGTTGGCTTCTTGAAGTTCAACTTCTTCTTTAGTTAAACCATGCCACGCACCCTTAACTCTTTGTAAGAAACTCTTTTTCTTTGGAGGATTCTTTAATGCTGCGATGCGATCATCAGATTGTTTATCGATAGACTTCTTTAAATGAGAAGCAGCATCACTATGAAGTTTAGAAATTTCAGCAGCAGTTAACTCATCAATCTGCTCAACTTCTTCGTTTGTTTTTTTCTTTGACGCATAGGCAGTTGGGTGACCAACTCTTGGTTTCATTTGTTCTTTTTTGTTTGGTGGAACTGGAGCAACAGGTGCTTGTTCATTCATGCAACCACATTTCATTTCACCACACTCTGAGCATGCTTTCTTTTTAGCTGCTTCAGCGATACGAGAAAGTAAAGTTTGTTCTTTTACTGGAGAGATTGGTGATTGTGCGTTATTTTTTTGTTTGCGTTTTTGCATGTAAAGATCAAACTTAGCACCTTCAGTACCTTTACCACCATAGTGTTTTGGTGAAGTAACATCTTCTTTCATTGTATGCGCAGGAACATGAGTAGTTCCGCCACCATTAGCACCTTGGAAATGAATATTATCGCCCATCTTTTTGGCAGTCCAGTGGTGACCTGTTTCATCTTTAAACTTATGCTCTTGCTGGTCTTTTAACTTAGCAATTTCTTGGTGGTGTTCTGGATGCAAAGGAATAGAAAAATCAGCACCATGGTGAACAGTCTTCATAGTTCCCCATGAATATTTCTTACTTTCTACTTTACCACCTTTACCCAACGCTTTGGCATTGTCTGGGGCATTTTTAGTTTGATCTTGTTTCTCTTCTTTACGAAGAATTTGCAAGTCTTGACCATCAATTTTACCATTGTGGTTTTTGTCGATCTTTTTTTGTTTTTTGGATAGTTCTTCCAAATACGCTAGTCTAAATGGATTACTCATTTAAGATGGCTCCTTATCATCCAACCGTGCTTATTGTGGACATCAACACGCTCTGGAAGCGAGTTTAATAGTCCTTGTTTATTTAATTTTGTTGCTAACTCTATTGCTTTATTTAGGGATTCTATAACCTGATCATTCGTAATTAAGAGATCCTGAAGCATTTCTTCTGGTGTTATTGCTACAACACCCTCATTTACTGTTTTGTATTCATATAATTCGCTCAATGTTTTTGGCGCATATGCGTTTTGAGCACGAATCTCTTCAGCCAATAAATCTGAAGCATCAAAAAGATCTTCATATAAAGACTGGAAAAAACTGTGTAGTTGAGAAAAGTGAATACCCTCAACATTCCAGTGATGACTGTGTGTTTTGAAATACATCAAAAATGTATTTGCATGAGCAATTCTAAGCGACATTACTAATTCAGTATCCATATTATTTCCTTTATTTCCCAGTACCAACTGAGGACTGAGTGTATTTATGATGTTGTAATCTTGCTTTTTCGACTGAACGCACACGTGGCACCAGTCTACGTGCTAGACGTTGAATTAACTGTGGTCTAGCATGTAAAAATTTCTCTGCTCTTTCTTTTTCCTGAACAGATGCTGCGCTTGGGTCTTTTCTTAAAAGACGTTTCTTAACCATAAATATGGCTAATCTTTTAGCACGTTTAGTTAGCACTGGAACACTTGATGATTTCTTTAGAGCAATTTTTTCTTTTACTTCACGTTTAGATTTGCTACGTGCCCATCTTTGTCTGCGACGCATACGTTCAGTACGACCAATTGCTTCAGTCAATTCTTCTTGGAAACCTTCTTCATCAAGTTCCTCACCAGTTTCTGAATCAATAATTGCCAGTTCGCTATCATCGTATGCTTCTAGGATATCTTCTAATAATGAAAGAGAATCTATTTCGTCATAGAAATCTTCTTCTTTGATATCATCAAATCCTGGGATTACTGTATGTGGCGTATCTTCTTTAGTAAATTTAGAATATTCTTTGTCTAAATCTAAATGTCTTTGTTGAACAACTTTCTGGTCAACATCTTTATTTTTAGATAAATCCTGTAATGTTTTTTTCTTTTCTTTGTAATCAGTATGTGGATCAGCAGGATTTAATTTTGATTCTTTCATGTGTTTGAAATACTCAACTTGCTTTAGACGTTTCTTTGCGCCAGCAAGCGATGTTGATTTACCAAGGTTTTTATTACCATGTTCGCTTTCAACTTCGTAGCCACCTTTTACTTTTTCGATATGCTCTTCTAATTCTTCATTAGTTTTACGAGCACCAGTAATACGATCTAACGCACGATCAACACCAGCCTTGCGCTGCTTACCCATATCTTTTTCGATACGACCATACATATTTGGCTTTACGCCAACTTTATCAATATGTTTCTTAGTAGCTGCGCCATAATAGTTGCCAGCCAACTTTGATGAGATTTCATCAATCTGTTCAACTTCTTCTGGTATGCAGTTAGGCACTTCTTTATTGCCTTTCTTTTTCATACCAAGCATTTTATAACCAGACCAGCATGGATTTTTTGCTTCGCCGAGTTCTTCTTTTGACTGCAGATAATCTCTAACAGTTGTGATATAATCTTGCGCTAATGTGATTTTAGACTGAACCCACTCTGGCATGTTGTCATCATCTTTAATCATATCAATCAAATCTTTACAATTACGTAGGGTTGTTTGTAATTGTGTGCGAGCCATTTGACCTTCGTAATCGTACTCACCTGGATCGGTTTTAGATAATGCCTCATCGATCGCTTGAAGAATCTCTTCGTATTCTTCTTTGTTCAATGCTTTCTTAATACCTGCTGTAGTTTTATCAATCTGTTTACCAGTCGCTTTCATAACACCCATCCAGCGATCAGTTGATTTTTTATGTTTACCTTGTGCTGTTAAATCATCAGCAGATTTCTTTGCTGCTGTTTTATAACGATCTAACAACTCTGATGACACTTCCTCAATTTTCTTTGTTTCCTGTGAGGAATTCATTTTATCTTGTTGATGTTTATCTTTTAATTCTTTTACTTTGTCTGACCAGTATTTGTGGTTTTTGTCAACATCATATCCATGTTTCTTCAAAGCACGACTAAATTTTTCATATGACGACAGCTTCTTTGTTTCATCCAACTCAAGATCTTCTTTAACAGTTGGGTTTTGTGATATTGATTCAGAATTATGCAGACCAATATAATTATGATCATGAACCTTATAACCCTGTTTCTTATAGAAATGTATTGCGCCATCAATTGCAGAGTCTTCATCTTTGGCTTTTACTTTTGCTTTTCTATATTGTGTTTCTTTACGTTTCGTAACAGCTGAGTGGTTTGGATTTGACACAGTAACACCAACCACATGATGTTGTTCTTCTGATGAACCAAGAGGATTTATTTCAGTAGAAGATTCATTCTCTTTGATATCAACTTTAGATGGAAGTAATTTCTGATCATATTCAATTCCTGCTTCTCTTGCAGTTTGTAACATATTATGAATAATTGCAATGTACTCTGGGCGCATAGGTTTGCTTCTAACTTTGCGAAGAGCATTGTTAATTAACTGTTCTGCGCTTGATGTTTTCTCAACATCAGTAACACCCAATGCGTTTGCTATAATTCTAGCAACTTTAATTTTGTCCGTAGCAGTAAATTTCATTTCTGTAACAATTCCCTGGAAATTAAATGGTTTCTGAGAAATTATAACATCACGAATCCACTTGCTTACTAAATCGCCTTGTTCATTTTGAAGTAGTAAATGATTTGAGCCACGTTTCTGAATTCTGTAAAGAGTATTATCTGCTTCTACAATATCGCCTACGTTGAATAACTCACCACGAAAATATGATTCTCTTAACCAGTCTGTTGCTAACTTTACTTGTTCTTTAATAACTTCTAAACCAAAACCTGTGCGCATCTCATTCATTAGACGTTTAGCATCTACTGAGGTGATTGTGTTTGGGAGATTTTCTTTGAAGAGATCGTAGTCGCCTTTCTTGGCTGACTCACGCAATTTATTGACAGTTGTATCTTCATCGGCATTTCGTTCGCCTGTTGATACAACTTTGATGCTATTGAAATTAAATTCTTTACCGTTGTGTTTTTCTAACAACTTTTGACACTCAGCAACTTGATCGCTTCCAACAACCAAAACGATACTGTTATATTTCTCGTTCAATTCAGTAGCAGCTTCTAAAAGGTTTCCTGCTGATTTGAATTTGGATTCTGGGAACATGCGATTAAGGTAATATACCTTACGATCGGCTGGTAGGGGATTCTTTTTGTCGTCTTGCAGTGAAGACGTATAGATAATTTTTGTGGCATTCTGTTGTTCAGCTACCTGTTCAACAGTTTTGATGAGAAGTTCGTGGTCTGCCGTTGGTGGCTGGAAGCTACCAAATGTGAATACTGCATTTTTAGAGGGCAACCCTCTTAAGAACTGGCTATATGCTTTCATTTAATCCATCTATATGTTGATATTATTCATTTATTTAGTCATTATGTTAATTCTTTAACTGTAAATGCAAACCAAACATCTAATTTAGTAGCATTGTCCACACGCTTCATACAAAGAGTAAGCATATTTGGACTTCCTCCACCATACATACTATCTGGACCTTTATCCCCACTAGTGTTTTTCCCAATAATAATGCCACTATGTCTCATGTATGTGCCACCAGGAACAGTAAAGGTGTTACCTTGATTACTAGAGTATACATCTTGATAAACACGATATTGACTATGCACACCAAATGTAGTCCATGAAGGAATAGCTGCGCCAGAAATGGTTAGTGGACCTTCGTACCATTCATAAACAATAGTACTTTGATTAGCATTGTTGTTGCCTATTTCGTATTCTAGAATTTCAATAAAATCTGTAGCACTTGAACTACCATTTTGAAAACTAACAACTGGTCGCATAGTATTGTCCATTGTCCAACCACGATTAGCGTTGGTGGCGTGATTATTGAAGGAATACTTACTACCAGCCGATTCGTTTAATATTACTGGAATTGGATTACCAACGTCGTTCTTAATTTCTTGATTATTTGTAAACAGATATGTCATATGATTCTCCAGCCATCACGATAAATTAGCTGAATGGCTCCGTTGTTAATTTGAATAATGAACCCACCAGCATCATTGTCGACTGTTCCGAGAACAGTAATTGGATTCGTTTCTGCATTACCAGATTCGTCTTTTACGACTAGCATTCGCCCATTTCTAGCATTTGGTAGAGTTATCGTTGTGTTGCCAGCATAATTAACACCAACATAATAATCTTTTCTACCAACTGTATATGTAGCAGTTGTTACCAGTGTTGTTGGGTGATCTAAATTTACGACATCGCCAGCACCACCACCTGGACCTGTAGCAGCAATGCGTCCGATTGCTTGCTCTAGGAATTGAAGTTTCTTTTGGATTCCAGCAATATTTGGATCTACTGGCTGTGGCTTTGGTTGTTGAAAAGATTGAGTGTTTAGAACCTCTTTCTCAACAACTACTTCTTTCTCTACTACAACTTCTTTAATTATTTCTTTGACAGGCTGTTTGCGTTCAACAAACACTTCCATCAATTCTGCAATTTCATTGTTTGATCGCAGTCTCTCCTGAACAGCTTTTAATGCCTGTCCTGCCTGAGAATTTTCTTGCTGCTCTTTGAGTTTTCGTTTTTCCTCAGCAGCAGCTTTAAACAGATCACCAAGATCAGTCATTATGCCCCATGCCCTTGCGCACGTCTTTATACATCTCAGCTTTGTGAGCATCACTCATTTTGCTAGGTGCGCCAGCATGGAATTCTTTCTGATTGCCAGCTGCAGCATGAGCACGCATTTTACTTGCGGACATGCCACTAGTACCCTCTGCGTCTGGATCACGAGCACCAGAAGAATGAACAGTTATTGATTTGAAATTATAATGACCATGAGAAGAATCTTTACCATTATATTTGTGAAGAAGATTATGCATTTCTTCTTTACGATCAGAACCAGCAACTACATGTAGATGTTGAGCACCAGCAGCATGAGCAGCTGCTGCGTGATGAAGAATTGTTGGTTTATCTTTACTTGCAGCAGAAACATTTGTTCCAGGAAAGGCACGACCAGCGTGTTTAACTTTCTGCTCACCAGTCAATGGATTCTTCTTAGCGTCTTGGCTATGAGAAACAACAACACCATGAGTGGCTTTATGTTGTTTCGCAACTTCATGAACCTTGTTAACAACTGCTTCATGACCAGAAGTAATTGGATTCATACGACCAAATGCCAACACGTGGTGTTGTTCACCAGCTTCTTGTAAGTATTGTTTTAATGTTTTCATTAGCAGTTCCATTTTCTTAATGCGAGTGCTTTACGAGTTGGCTCGCCGTTTGGTTTTTTCATTGGACCTTCTACGCCAGACATTCTAGCGCAGAAAGATTTTCTACGATTAGCAGCTTTACTTCCTGGTTTCAGTTTAGATGGGGGTGTTGTTACAGCAGTCTGTAGATGACCACCAGTTTTTGCATTATACGCATCAACACCTTTTTGTGTCAATCCACCAGTAGAACTCTTATGTCCTTTGGCATCGATTGCATATTCTAGTAAGTATTCTTTGAACGAGATCATCTTATTTCCTTGTCTTTAATAAGTTGGCTCTTGCGAATTCTGATCTATTAACCAATTTAGTTGGTTCATTAGCATGGTGAACAACATAACCTTCTGGATTAGTTTTCGTACCATTAATAGAATGTTCAACTCCACCACCACCTGAGTGATGCGCATCAAGAGCACCTGTTAATACATGTTTAGCATTAGCAAGATGCCCATGCATCTGCAATAAATTACCATAATGTTCTTTGTGTTTTTCAACGTGAGCAACCTGAGCAGCACCTTCACCAGTATGCGCTTCTTTTGCTTTTGGTGTTGATACTTTCGCAGCTTTTTTCTCATAATGAGATTGAACATGCTGTTGAAAACCTTTAACGCTTGGTTTCTCACCAGTACGAACAGTTGAGTTGATATATGTTCCTAGATGACCAGCTTCCCCACTGTGTTGTGGATGGACAGCTGTATACATTGAAGATCCATGTTCTTTATGAATTTTCTCAGCTTCACCCATATGTTGATGGAATTCATCTTGTTTCTTTTTATCGTAAGCAACTTTGCTTGTATCAAGATGAGCCGAAGTCTGGTGAACATCAGGATGTTGATTAAATCCTGCATGACTTGTTAATGGCTTTGCTTGCATTGAATGCATATCTTTACCATGATACTGAGTATGAGTAACAATACCAAACTTTGATTTCTTAGCAGTTTCTGCTTCTGGACCAGAATGGGCGTAAGTAATTGTATTTGGCGTATACGATGCTTTACCATCCTTCGTCGTCACATCGCCTTTTGGATTTGCTTTACTTTTACCACCAGAATGCATCACATCGCCTTGATAGATACCAGTCTTTGGTGCAATTTTTGGTAGATGCTTCAGAGCAGCATTCATTTTATCTGCTAATCCTGGAGCATGACCATGATTGGCTTGAACATCTTTAGCAGTATAGTTTAGTTTTGGTGTTTTGTTGAATGCCGATTTCGTAGCAACAAAGAATTTACCTGTCTCTGGGTGATGTCCGTAAACGATAGATGGCGAACCATCATATTTCGTTGTTAGGTTTGAGTCAGATTTTCCACCAGCCATATGTTGATGGGCTTGTTGTAGCGCACCTTTGGCATGACCATAACCTGCTGCGCCATGGAACAGTGGACGATCCTCAGCGTGGGTAATGTGCTTTAACTTAGCACCTTCTTCGGCTTCTTCTTGAATTACCTGTAAATATTGTTTTAATTTTAGCATAAACTTCCTCTATTCCACCTATTTATTATACTATAAAACCGAATAAATGTCAAGCATACCCCTACGGACAGTAGGGTTATTATACACCCTTGACTACAATATACAAAGAGCTGTCAGCACTTACCTTTTTGGAACTATAATAACAAAATGTCATATTTTCTTTAAATTTTGCTGGTGTTCCAGCAGCCATCATAAAACTGTAAAGGTAAGATATTAAATTAGCAAATCTGTCTTTTGTTAATTTATCTGCTTTGTCAAATATTGCTTCAGCTTGTTTATAATCTTTTAATGTATTTGATAATCTTGGGAATTTACCAAACATCTGTTTCAACTCAGTTTTTGCTTTAGTATAATCTTGAGATGTTACACCAACACCACTTCTTACATTATACTGATAATTTTTTTGTACATGTGGTCCATATTGTTTAGCATCAACAGCACCAAGTTGATAACCTGCGCCAATAAATCTACCTTCTAATGATACATTCAATGTTGTTGCGGATGCTTTAAAACCACATCTAACAGCAAAACCAGATTTTGTTTGAACAATAAAATTAGCAAAAGTATCTGATAAATCTACTTTAGAAAATGACATATCATATTCTAATTGCTGAGACATAGCATTTGCTGGATCAACAATCTCAACTTTCGCAGATTGATTTGATTCAACTTGCTTCAAAGAGATTGGAATTAAATCTTTCTTTTTGTATGCTGCAGCAATACCATTATTTAATTCTTCAATAGACTTGGCAGCAATTAACTTTTTCATATCAAAAGTTTTTTTAATCATCCACACATCAGCAGGATTCCAGTTGTCATTTGCTTTACCAGAAAGTTTTCTTCCAACTGTATATAAATCTTTTGTCAAATCTTGCGCTTGTCTCTCGTAAGTATAACCCTTACCAGCTTTCAAAAACTTTTTCAACTCATTAACTTGTTTTACTGCACTCTCATAATACAAACTATCGTAATATGTTTTCTTTGCGCCAAGTTTATCGCGAATAGTGTCCTCTGATAACATTTTATTGTTTTCAAACACACTCTCAAAAAGATACATACTAACAAGTTCTTTAATCTCAGTAAGTTTACCTGTATCACTTTTTGCATTTTCACTAAAATGATTAAATGCAGTATTGATAGAACTCTCTGAACCTTTAATTAGAATTACTTTATTCTTCTCATCTTTAACATACAGTGTCGCAGATCCAGCAGCCAACTCAATAACTGTTGAAATGTCTTTTGTTTTTGCTGATTTTGTAATGGAGAATACAGACTCGCCAAGTTTATACTTTTGAGCAGTAAACTTGCTACCAATCGCAGCAGATATTTTGCTTGCGTCTTTTAGGACAATTTTATGCCCTTCTCCGTATTTTGTGCTTCCTGCAATCGATGCCATAGATATTCCAGTAAAAATTACTGAATATTTAGGTATTCGGCACGTTGTTGGTATTTTCTATCCCAGCGTAGGATTTCCTTGTAGAGATACTTGAGAGGATAGTCAAATCCGTCAAACGACTTCTTGATTGCCTTCAATGTAGGTGAGTAGCTTCCTATGCGTTTCGCACGGAGCATTTCGTGAACTGGTTTTTTGAGATTAACTGATCTCATTTCCATAAGAATACAGTGAGAATATGCTTGTATCTCACACCAAGCAGCATAGTATTCTCTATCCTCTTGTTTGTCTGGGTCGTTGCTTTCTCTATGTAGCAACACAAACTCATACTCATCTTCATGGAAAGACCACTGCATGTGGTGAATATACTCATGCATCATGGTGACAATAATTTCAAATTTGAACTTGTCCCATTCTGCGTTGGTGAAGATTCGTGGACGAACTGTAAAGACTTGAATCTTTTCTTCGTCAAAGGCAAACTCGCCTGATACAGTAAAGTCCGAATTTTTGGATCTTTCTGTATACAGGGTTGTTTTATAGTAGCGTGCTAGATAACGCTTCAGATTGATTCCGAGATAGTCATCTCGGTATTTGTCCAACTTGTGCCACAGCTGTGATGGAACAAGTTTGGGCAAATCTACATTCAACAGTTCGGTAAAATTACCATTATAATTGCTTAAGAATTGCCCTTTCATTTTCTGTCTCCTAAAGCATTATTATACTATAAAAGACAGGAAATGTCAAGCTACCCGAAGAACTCGTCCAGTCCTTGGGTTGTTGGTGCTTCGAAATGTTCATCGAACATATTTCTTGCATTTCTGGGGATATTTGGATCATAATTCGACTTCGTCTTGAGTTCGTTTAGGAAACCTGTAGTTCTACCCATAGCCAAGTCGATGTAGTGCTGAGCAACTACTTTTCGATCAAATTGTTTAATCAATTCGTAGTTATTTAGCTGAATCTGTCTGTAGTCTTGTTCGCGCATGAAACAATAGTTAGCGATCGCTTCGCCATATTCTTTTGGTGTAAAATCCTTTTTGAGCATACAGTAGTTAACACCTGCCTTCAAAACAGTTCCCATACCCTCATCGTTGTTGGAAACCCCATAATTTACGGCGATGGGCACAGTCCCGATGCGCATAGCATCAATGACAACCCTATTGAAATGCTCACCAAAAGTGTTAGACCAGCTAGGATCAACAAGAAATTTAGAAGTTGCCAGAATTTCGTCACGTTTTGCTCCAGAAATAAAACCAAGATATTGAAAATTGCCTGAATTTTCAGCATTCTCCCAAATACGTTTACCTTCTCTATCTGGTGTAACATCTGGATCATACTGAGAAGTCGCAAAATATTCTTCTTTACATTTATCTTTGGACATCATATATGCTGCTTCAATACCATATCCACCAACCAGTGTTTTTACATCTTTCATGTAAGGAACAGCACGAACCAAATCATCAACACGTTTCCAACGCTTAAATGTTTGGATAGATAAAATCTTATTTTCACGCTGATTGAATGGTGGTGTTTCAGGAATACCAGCAATGTCTTGTGGGTTTAAAATCAAGGCACGTGGTACGTCCATAAAATCAGCTGAGTCATATGCTGCTGGATGTACACAAGCCAAACCAGCAAAGTGTTTCTCAAACAAAACAATCCAAGGATATAACTTTTTAAGATTAGCATCATGAATAATTGGAACCTGCTTTGAGGTAATTTGTTCAATCATCGGCAGCCATTCTAGATACTGCTCAGTGTCTTTATTTTTAAAACCAAAAATAGACTGCCAAATAACCAAGTCGTGTTTGTTAGCATCTTCAACAAACTGATCAATAGACTCTTTAACTTTATACGAATAGTATGGAGCAATCCAGCCATCGCCTTGATGAACAGGATAACCTGTACCGATACCAATTTCGTAGCCCTCTTTTAACTCAGAAGGAATTTCAACTGGCTTCACTTGTTTATTTGGTTTAAGATAAGCAAATGTTACCTCATGACCAATTTCTTTCAATCCTGCTACGAGATGTTCACAGTGATTGATAATACCTCCAAAGTTGTTGAAGGTGTGCATTACCATCATAATCTTCATAGTGTTTTCCTCAGTTCATAACTTTTATGTTGTTGTTCAAGCCATTCTTGTGCTTCTATTTCGCTGTCAAAATATGGACTCACCAAATTACGATAAGTTCTATTGATCCAAAAATAAGTATAGGTGTGCATACCAACATCCCTATACTTAATTAGTTCCATGCCATCAAGTCCAGAGTCCATGGCGCACCTTGATAAGTCGTATCATCATTTCTTCGTCTTCAGTCTCATACGCTTGTTCAATTTTATGACACTCAACAAGCATTTTAGAAACTCTTTCTTTTTCTTCTGGTGTTTTTTCTTCACGACCCATAAAGCCATATGGTTCGCCATCTTCATCGCAATCGTTTCTACGCTCATCGCAGTAAGCAGACCATCCTGATGCTTCGTGAGGATCAACACGTTTTGGTCTTTCAATTACCCACCAATTATATAGATCTAGAATTTCTTGTGCTTTAATTGCTTGTTGAGTTGGTTTACCATATTCAGGACTATCTTTCTCTACCCACTGTTCATCATGAACCAACTTACGTTGCCATTCTAAATTAGCAAGACCACATTCGGGTTTGCGCCAAGTGCGCCAGCGGAACCACCCCCAAGCCCACCATGGTGCAACAAATTTCTTACGAGCATCTTCATCCCATGCTACATGCCACCATGCTAATTCAATTTCAACAAAATCGACAAGTTCATTAAACAAACAAGGAAGAAACCTATTACCCACGTCACACCAACTACCAGGACTGATATCACGAGCATGGGCAGTAAGAGAATGAGTGCGAGTAACAAATCTATTGTTAATATAATATTTGAGAGCATAAAGTTTGTCCACTGGGTAAAAGATTGTTTTTTGAATAATATCAAGTCCTTCTTCTGCCAACCAATAGCGGAAAGGATGTGACTTTTTTGCTTGCTTGTTCCATTTGTGCCAACCTTCGCCAGTTTCTGCTTTTGGTTTCATTGTACCACGCAACCAGTCAGCGAATTTAGAACATGTCCAATAATTGTTTCTCATAATTACTCCAAAAGTATATTATACTATGTATTTGAGTTTTTGTCAAGCAAAGAATTCATCTAAGTCAGCGTTATTTGCTGCTGGGTGATACTTAGCAACCATCGCATCGCCATTTGGTTGTTTACGAAGATAGTCATACCATTCTTCATCATCCCACATTCCTGGACTTACGCCATTCCAAAGTTTCTTCCACAACTTATGTTCTTTATTTAGACGACGTGATTCAACATACTCATAACGAGCATTCTCATATTCCCAACTACCAAGTTGCATCATATTTTCACGAAGATAAACAACAAGAGAAATACGCTCTGAACCTTCTTCACAAACAATCGGTGTGTTACCATGGATAACTTCATGATTGTTTACCAATAACAAATCTCCTGGACGAACATTAACAGCAGTGCGAATCTCTGGGAAAATTAAATAACCACCTGTATATTTACCATCATTAGACAATGTCAACAGATTAGACATACCTTCAGTAAAATCACCAGCATCACGATGAGCAGCTGTACGAAATGTTTTATTAACTGTTACTGTAGTAAATGGTGTTCCCTCAATAACAAATTTCTGATCAATCTTATCAGTTGCTGTTTTCTGATTAGTATAACGCTGTGGTAGTAGTGTTTTAAAACCACGTGCCAATGATTGTAGAAATGGATATGCCATTCTAAACTTCTCAGGATTATCTCGAGTATAAGTTGTCGCACGACCAAAAGGAATTCTAGGATAACGATCAAACCAACCTGCGATACCAGAATCAACTGGATTACCATAAGATGTTTCACTAATCATAGTCATAACTTCTTCTGTTGCTTTCGCACGTTCTTCTGGATTGAGTTTGATGATTGAATCAACCCACTCATCGAAATTAAACTTGTTACGGAAACGTGAGATAACCCAAACATTATTTTTACCAGAACCCAATGCTTTCAAACGTGATTCTTGTGTTGGATACTTTTCTCTAATTGTGGTAATAACATCATCATCAGACAATCGAGCAAAACGAGCAGACAGCAACTCACTAATCATTTCTTCTTGATAGTTAGTAACCCACTCACGTCCTTCGCCTGTGACAGAAGTTCCTGCTTTGATACCAGAAGCAAGTCCACGATTTTCAGTACGAACTGCTGCTTCACGCAATCCAACATATGCTTGTTCCTGTTCTTCTTTGGTGAAGAAGTTCTTACGGAATTTAAAAGCGATCTTTGCTTCGCTGTGTGGATTGTCGTCTTCATGATCAGGTGGCAAATAGAAATCAGTATCTTCCTCAACCAAAAGATCATAATGAGATTCATCTACGAACATACCAAGTAAATGTTCTGAATCGTGAATTTTATCTGCTACAATAATTTTTGTCATACCTTAAATCCCTCAAAATTGTTTTCTTTCATTCTTTTGCCAAACTTAGACTGATCAAACAAAGGTGTGTCATCATCAACAGTTCCCTGTCCTGCGATATTCATTTGAGCACTCATCTCAACATCATACAATCTCATTTGCTTTCTATCAATACCAATAACAAAACGCTTGAAATAATTTGGATCTGAATAACGATTCTTCAACTGTTTTACCATAACCTGATTCATCTGATCCAACTCTTCAGTCGCAATTAACGCAACCATCAAATCGGCAGTTGCTGGCAAACCAAACGATTCTGAAGTATCCTCAAGTCCTGGATCTGTGTTAGCATATCCAGAACGAGTCGTTTGTGTTGCGGAAACAATTGGTACTTTATATTCACCAGCCAAACCACGCAACTCTTCAGCAATCGACTTAATATATGTATAAGAGTTTACATTGGCTCCCATACGAATTCTTTGAGAAGAACAAATGTTCAAGTAATCAATGTAAATAATATCTGGTTTGAAATTGCGTTTCATCTTAAGTTCTTCAATCAATGCTCGGAAATGACCAGAATGAGCAGAAGAAGTTGGATATTCTTTAACAATGAATTTACCTTGTGTTTTGTTACGGACTTTCTCAAGTCTAGCATCAAATACACGTTTCTCAACCATAGGGATTGATTCAATTGACAACTCAAGTAAGTTCGCATCAATACGCTCAGCAATCTTTTCTTCAGCCATCTCCATAGTTATGTATAATACATTTTTACCAGTCAACAAATTAGCAGCAGCAAAATGACACATCGCCAAAGATTTACCAACACCTGTACCTGCCAAAATAATGTTGAGAGTTTTCTTACTCAAACCACCATTCGTGATTTTGTTAAGGATCTCCAAGTCGAAAGGAATTTTCTCTTCAACTCTGTGATAAAAATCATACCTCGCATCTGAGTCATCAAGATAGTCATGTCCAACATGTGAGTCGAATGTGACACCCAACGCTTTAGACAATAAATCTGGGATCGCATCTTGTGTTCTAATCTTATCTTTACCATCAATAATTTTAATTGAATCGATAATCGCATTATAAACAGCCTTGTCTTTACAAAACTTTTCAGTAGAAGTTGTGATCCAATCAATATGAGTTTTCTCAGAATTGGTTGAATCGAGAATCTCATTCGCACGTCTAACTTGATCTTCAGTTACATCGGTGCGATTTGAGATTTCAATTTTCAATACATCTTTTGTTGGTGCTTCATTATATGTGACAAAGAATTTTGTTATCTCTTCAAAAACTACTCTGTCAGTTCTATCGGTAAAATATTCTGGCTGAAGGAAAGGCATAACCTTTCTTGAATATTCTTCATGACACAATAAATTACCGAAGATTTGGTCTTCAATTCGCATCTACTTCTTCCTCTATCTCTTGTGGGGTATCTTCTTCACTACCATAATTATACTTGCTTTTGCAGTATTTGTCAAGTTGTTTCAAGATATCTTCGGAGAAAAATTCAGAAGGATTATTTGCGATATTTTTGCCGAACACTTTACGTCCATCGTGGACTTCAATTCGACCACCTTGGGATTTCCAAATTCCTGCCTCAATCGCAAGATCAGCAAGTCCGTGGTATCGGTCAAGACCTTTGGTAAATGAAAGTTTAGTTTCGACCATGGATTTCTCGCGAGTGAAGCGAGATTTTTCCAGTTTACATTTTATAATATTACCAACCACTTCGGTGCCGTCTTTATCTTGCGATTTCGACAGAAACACAATAGTAGATGCTGCATACTTAAGACCATCACCACCACCCATAGTTTTCGTTGGCATATACGCACCAACAACAGCATAGGTATGATTAGTAACAACCATAGCAACATCCAACTTTGATAGTTTCAATGATAGAACACGAAATGCTCCACGAATTAACTGAGCACGTGTCATATCACGAGTATCTTTACCTTCAAGTGTATCTTCCATCTCTTTAGAAGTTGAGAGCATACCCAATGAATCAAGAAAGAACATCAATGGTGGACGATCTTTCTTTGGTGTTTTTTCATAAGCATCTAAAACTTTAGTAGCTTGAGTGCGGAATTCTTGAATCGTAGAAACAGGAACAATCATGAAACGCTTGGTATCAATACCACGCTCAACCAACATATCTTTGTTCAGTGCTCCTTCTGTTTCAAAGTATATAACTCCAGCCTGTTCATTAGTTCGTAGAAAATTGTTCGCAATGCCAATAGCATAAAATGTTTTTCCTGTGGAAGACTCACCAGCCAGAGCTGTAACTTTGTTGCCAGGAAGACCACCATAGATGCTACCGCTGACAAGAGCATTAAGGGAATAAGAACCAGTGTCGATAAAACTACTAGTATCACCAACCACACCATCATCAGCAAGTCCCGCATATTCATTATCAAGTTCCTTTACGATATTCTTTAAAAAACTCATTCTTGTGTCTCCTTATTTGGTACCAATTTAACTTCAGCAGTAATCATCTGTAAATATTCAGCGATGCATACTAAACAGTAGTGTTCATCCTCAATCCCAAACTCTGGCATATTTACACGAATCGTGTATTCACCAATCTCACCATGTTTATCACAAACAACTTTTGGTGGTGTCTTGAGATTAATTTCTTCTGTTTTTACATCTTTAAATTCGACATCTTGGATGTCTGGAAATTCTTGTGTCATATTAAACTCCTTATTTCAGTATTATACTATATTCCGTATTAAAAATCAAATAATTAAAAGAATTCTGCCAAGTCATTCTTTTCTTCAACAGACCAGCCAATCGAATTCATAATTGCGGAAAGTGGGTCAAGGAAAACTTTTTCAAATTGTTTTTCATAATCTACGTATTTATGTAGGTCTAACTGTTTGGGTAATGTTGTAGTAAACGCAATAACATCTTCACGAATAGTATTTGGTTCACGAAGATAGATAAATTTAATTCTATCGCCTTCACGAATCGGTTGGTATAATTCTGTTAACCCAAGTTCTTTAATGTGATGATTGAACATCAACGCACCTCGAACATGAATCGGTGTTGATTTGCGATAAATCGAACCAGAATCAGAATACTCTTTCAAATTGTTTACGCTTCGTGGGAATGCGATATCTTCAATCGGTAACCCATAAAACTCTTTTCTAAAACCAACAATAAATTTACGTAATTGAATCTCATCACCAGCAATCAAAATCTTCATTGAATCTTTTAATTTACCACGAACTACCATAGGGGTTGACGACTTAACCATCTCAAGACCCATGATTTTCATTTTGGGTTCAGCATATTGAACACCCTCAGAATTGTGTACGTTAAGAACATAACGCTTCTTCGCAGTCCACACACCCTTGTCGGCAATAACTTCACGCTTCATAATCATTTTCTGAGAGAATGCGTTTTGTCTTTGAGCCAAGTCAGAATAACACTTATCTATGTATAATTGAATTTTATCTTCACAAATCTTATCAATATATTCAACAACTTTTGTTTTATCTTTCTGTTGTTCTTTCGTGAATACTTTATCAACAAGTGGACCAAATCGTAGATATACAGAGTCAGTGTCAACAGCAATTACATAATCTTCTTTTTCAGTCTTGAGCAATTTGTTGAAGTATTCATTAAATTTCTTTTCCATCCAACGAATAGACAACTGACCACTCAACGTGATACCTTCAGACATGCGTTTGTCATAATATCGGAAATATTGATTAGCCAACGCACCATAAGCTGAGTTCAACGCAATCTTAAGAGCCATCTGAAGATTATTCAATCGAGATATCTCATTTGTTAGAGATTCGTCTTTTGTATTTTCATATTCTTGTTGAATCTTCAACATTTGTTTCTTTGCTTTACTACGATTGATGTACATAGTTTCCATCAACTCAGGCAAAAAACCTTTGATGTCTTTACGGTAACACCAACCATTCGCAGTACAAGATAAATCTAAATCATGAAATCCACCAGTTTCTTCATGCTCAAGGAAATACCCAACACCACCAACGTGTTTATAACCTGCGTCCATTGTTTCAGGACTAATGTTATATTGCATAATCAAATGAGGATATAGACTGTTCAAGTCAAAAGAAACAACCCAGTTATGCATACCAACAAGTGGTTCTTTAACATAAGCACCTTCAATAACAGAATCTTTATCATTGTGTTGTTTGTTTGGAATCACAATCTTTTTAGAACGCAAATGATTATAAATGATTGTATCCCACATTCTAACTTGAGAGAACACATCCTCATAGTTTACCTTTGCGTTATACGCCATAACCATAGCCAATTCAATCAACTTCATCTTGTCTTCAAGTTTGTCAACAAGCACAGTATCATGAATGTTATAATCAACAAACTTCTTCCATCCGTAGGTATAGAAATCTTTGAAGGTATCGTATTCAGAATAATCTAATTTGTTTTCACCAAGTTCAACAAACGCAATGTGATCCAACTTGTATGATTCTTGCATTGAGTAAGTAAACTTTTTATACAAGTCAATATAATCAAGAGCAGAAATACCTGCGATGTCATATGAGATTTCTTCAGATCCCTTAACATGAATCCTACGTTCGTTTATAATACCCCATGGGGATAGTTGCTTAGCATGAGATTCGCCAAGCACATTCATAATCCTGCGTGTTAGATACGGAATATCAAAGAAGTTGATGTTCCAGCCTGTAACGATGTCGGGATAGTTTTCTTTCCAGAAGTCCAGGAAATTCATAAGAAGTGCTCGCTCACTTTCGCAGTGATGAAATCTTACTTCTCTATTTCCTGTGTATGGATTTTTACCAAAGGTATGAATCTCTTTGGTTTTGTTGTCCATAAGTGTGATGAGAAGGATTTCCTCATTAGCAGTTTCTATGCTAGGAAATCCTTCCTCGGTTGTGGTTTCAATATCAATAGAGAAACATTTGATTAGATCTTTATTGAATGTGATGTCAGTAGGATATGTATCTGAGATATACTGGTAAGCAAAGTTTGTGTTACCATATACCCTGAATCCTTGAACGTCTTTGTAACGATCAATAAATTCTTTTGAGTCGCGAATAGATCCTGGACGAATTGAGTAAACAACCTCACCATCAAGTGTACGGAAAATTTCACCAGCATTTTTACTCTTAGATGATGCGTAGAGTGTTGGCTTGAAATCTATTTTGTCTGTATATTGTTTTCCGTTTTGATATCCACGTACACAAAGTTTGTTTCCCAGAGGGAACACATTTGTATAAAATTCCATTAATTATTTTCCATGTACTAGTTGCATGATGTCATATGCGCAGTCATGCACAGGATGATGTTTAATTACATTTGATCCCTTGTCGAAAGGAATTGTTAAATCACAGTAACCATTTTTTGCTGTTGTTGTTAAACAGTCTAATGCTGTTCTTACATCTCGCCATTGATTATATGGTGCGAGTAACTCTTGACCTGTGACTTTACACAAACTGTCAATCGCCATTTGATCTAGTGAACCACGTGCCCAAAATGTATTTTTACCTGGATCTCCAATGTAATCACGAAGTCGATTGATGCCTTCGATCGCTTCTAGGTCGTCTTCCTCACTCGGAATGAAACTTACCTTGCGAACGTAGTCATGTTGATTTGACCACCACTCAATGGTAGATTTATCAATCGTACGTTTATACTTAGCTACTTGTTCCTGCACATTAAACTTTACAAACAGTGCTTCGGAGATATAGTCATCGTAGGTTTGTGTTTTATCGTTTGGGTCAAATGCGATAATCGCAGCAGACAACACAACAGTAGTAGACTCTACACCGAGAGTCTCGATGTCAAACATATACATCATTGTTCAGTTTCCTCATCAAAATGACCATCTTCTTTTAAGTGATGATGATAGTCAATTAAACCTGCGAATTCTTCAATATCGCTAGGAATATTTTCCAACGATTCTAAGTCAGAAATATCGTATTCAAAATAATATTCTTCGCCATCAACAAACGAACCACAGAACGACATTCCTGGTTCATGATAGTATGCTTCTACTTGCCAACCTTCTTCAGTAATTGTGTTGTAAAATGCGATTGGTGGTGACCAAGCAGTTTCGAAAGAAATCCAAATTGTCTCATCGTCGCTGCGTTCCCAATCAATAATTCTAAGTTCCCATTTCGTTCCCCAGTTTTCAACTGACCATCCATAATCCCACTCACCAGTCGGATTCGGTACAAGATGTTGAAATACTTGTTGATTATCTTTATCAGAAAGAACTGCTTCTAGCGCATCAACCTTTGCTTTGTCTGCGTTAGAAATACGCATACTATTATCACACCAATTAGGCATTGTTTTCTCCTTTGTTTTCAATTCGAATTATGCGCACTTCATCATATAGAGTGCCACGCTGTAACATTTCTTCTGCTGCTTGATCCGCTTCGAGCCAGTTGTCGCAATGTTCTGTTGACATTACCAAACCCTGACGATATGCGACTACTTTATATTGTGGTAACATTACAAAATCATCCTTTGTAGTTTCAACTTCGCTTCGTGTACTGATTTGAACAAATCTCCGTTGATTTTAATGTTGCGATTATGCTTGATTGCGACAGTAACATTACCAGCAGTGAGTGTGGTAGTGTCAGTTGTCTTTGTTTTTGATACTGTGTTACCAGTAGAGAAGAATAGCGTGTCCATGAGTTCGTCAGAAGCCATTTTACGCAAAAAGTGGTTATTAGCCATACAATACCCCATAATCAAGAATTATAGTATAATTATACCTCGAAACCTATTAAATGTCAAGGGTTTTTCCGAAAAAGACCAAATTGGAGCGATTTTGGACGATTTTTGTGGTTTGGGAGGGGTAAAGGTCGGTCCAGACAGAAAAATCGTCCCTGTAGGGTCTAAAATCGGTCTACAGGGACGTTTTTTTGGGTTTTTAGACCCTATGAGGACGCTTTTTAGACTTTTCCAAGGGTCAAATACTCTAAAAACATAACACTTTCTTGATATGAACCAAATATTCTAGTAAAATAATCGCCTGTTACCTCATTATAACCAACAATCATAATCTGCTCATCAAGGTATACGGACGCTTTGATGTGCCAATCACCTCTCATCGCAGTTGCGTAAGATATAATTCCTTTACCGATGGTGACTTTTTTTATACTCATGCATTTATTTATCAGATGCATGAAGGGAGCCGAAGCTCCCTTGTTTTTATTTCACTGGTTTTGGTTCAGGTGACTTTTCATTCACCCAATCCCAATCATCATCTGTCATTGGGATCCAGTTGTTCATCTTCCAATACCTCTTGTTATTGCATCCGCACGTGCTTTGCGTGCTTCACCAATTGATTCAAGAATTGATTTGAAAAATGTACCAATTAGTTTAAAGAGTTTCAGTGATCGCATCTTGCTCTTCCTCTGTTAGAAGTTGTTTCTTAGATGCTTTCGCGTCTTTCACTTCAATCTTTTTTGGCTTTTTGTGTTCAGGAATAACACGCTCTAAGAAAATCTTTAGCATGCCATTGAACATTTCCGCATCCTTAATTTCTGTTTGATCATTAAGTGCGAATGTACGAGTAAACGCACGATTAGCAATACCTTTGAAGACATAGTCAGAACCATCTTCTGCAGTAGTGCCCTTAACAATCAACTTGTCTCCATCAATCTCAATCTCGATGTCTTGCTTAGCAAAGCCAGCAACAGCGATCTCGATGACATACTTGTTCTCGTCTGTCTTCTTGATGTTGTAAGGTGGGTAGTTTGGGATATTTTTTGTTAGATCATCATGCAGTTTTGCTAGTTGATTGAATTGCTCATCAAAACCAACAAACACTCTATCAAAGTCTTGACCGAAAATGGTCGGAATGAATTTATGTACCATAAGTTTTCTCCTATTAAGCGAGTTAGAAAAACCCTCAAGCAATCCCCGAAGGCGATTGAAGAGAGCCATATTAAATACTGGTTACGATTCCAGCGATATCGTGACGCCATATCCGCTTTATGCGATTCGTTACTTAGCGGTCCTAAGGTGAATCCAAATTAGTGGGGGTTCTGGGCTGGTTTCCCCCAACCAGTTTATCCTAGAGTATTACGTCGCGATAGGACTAGGTTCCATCTTTGACGTTCCCATCCCTGAGAATCGTTTAGCGATTGGCTACGTACATTGTAATTTCAAAGCCAAAACGCATTTCCGTTGCAGTAGGTTTAGTCCACATGTTTTCATCTCCTTATATGTCCGATTTGGACAATAATACTTATTCCCCGAAGGCAAATAAATGGCTAATGAAAATCATTAAAAACTACTAACTGTTTTTATTTATATTATCAAACTTCATCAAAGCAAGTTGCCTTGCTAAAAAAAGTCTAAATTTTACATGTTCACTAAGATCTGTATCTGTATCTTCTTGAACAATTTTTGGACGACGATAGGGTGATTGAATATCTAGTTCATCAAACCCATCGTCATCATCGTCATCAATTTCTAAATTACTTAGAAGTTGCTGTTGCTTTCTTTGTGTCCTTGGTAGGTGTAGCTTGACTTTTAGTGGCTGCTTTAGCAGCGTCCTTTTCTTTCTTGGCTTCTACCTTTGCCTTAGCATTTGCAGCTGCTTTCTCTTGAACAGAAGTTGGAGCATGTTTCGCTTCATCTTTCTTAGCAACTGGTTTCTTTGTCTCAGCTTTTTTGGCTGGGGCAGTAGCTGCTGGTTTTGGTTCAGGTGATTTGGCTGGTTGAGCAAATGATACTGTTGCTACTGAAAGTGCTACGATTGCGATAAGATTTTTCATGATTGCGTTTCCTCATTAGTTGAAGTTTGGATTTCCTGCGCTTCTTGGATCGCTTTCCATTGTGGTACGGCTTGATTGCGTAACTTCTCAATTAAGCCACTTACTTTGATGTATGGTTGTTCGCCAAGCGCAGATAACACAAGATCAACCTCATCAACATTAAGATTCAATTTAATAATACTCATAATTTCCTACTCTCCATAATAATATAACGCTACAGCATTATAATTGGTTGACTTACTTCTTAACTTTTTTCCCAATATTATACTTGGGTACAAGTTCCCATTCGTCTTTCTCTTTGAAAGACAATACTTTAATTTGTGACAATGATGCTTGTGGTTCAGCTTCTGCTGGCTTTATAATTTTCAACAGTCCCCAATCTTGAAGCAATACAGCAACTGTGTTCCTACGTTCAATATCATTGTTTGTTAAATTTGATTCTTTTCCATCCAAAGCAAATAGTTCTTTGAAATGCACCAAGAAATATCTACCCTGTTTGTGCAGAATATGACATGACTGGAACAACTTATGCTCTTTACGTGATGCGATCCCAATACGTGTCAATGTTTCCTTAATCTTAAGGAAATTGTCTGGTTCTGGGAGTGTCACTTCGAGCATACTGTCTGATGTCCAATCATAATAAACAGTTTCAACACTCATTTTCTTCCACCTTTATCCATTTTTCGTTTTATCAGTTGTAACTGTTCTTCTGTCAAAATGTCGAGAACAGTCATTGCTTTACGCTTACTATAATCATAGTATTGCATTACCATTTCCAAGTCATCTGTTTTTGGGACTTTCTCAGCCCATTTACTGAATCGTTTTTTCTTGGTAATTGTATTTAGCAAATACGAAAATTGCCAATCTTTCGGAATGGCACGATGGATATTCATCTGATTGGCTTGAAGTACTGTATCTGGAAAGTACGCCAAACCTCTGTTGATGATGAAAGAGTTATAGTCTTTTTCAGCTTGTGGTTCTTTTATTAGATCCTTGTTTTTGTTGTCGCAGATCGCATTAATAAAATCAAATGGGGTCATGATAACCTCACTTGAATTTACAGTTTGCCATAATCTCTGTCAAAGCAGCAACATTATTAACTTCAATGTCAGCAACGAATGCTGCTTTATACTGATAATCAGCAAGTATCAACACAAGCTGAGGAACAGATTGTCCCTCAACAATATCTGCAGCAGTGTCATAAAGTCTTCGGAATAATACCGAAGTTTCAATGTCGTTGTTTCTAGCAACCCACTTACGTGCCTCAATAAAGTTTTTCTCCTTGAGATAACCAACCAACTCTTTCATGGTTTCATCGGACATGTTGGCTAAAATGCCAGCATCAACTTTACCACTAACACTATATCTTTGAAGTTCGTTAAGAACTCTACGGAAGTCTGGGAAAAATGTTTCTACAACTTTAGCAACAACTTTAGAATCAGATTCTACACCTTCAGATGTTAGAACATCATTAACCCTGCGGAAAAATGATGCTGCGATCTTTGGTTTATCTTTGCTTTCAATCTTAAAGTCTACGACTGCGCATCGACTGTGGAGTGGAGCAATGATTCTGTTTTTGAAGTTACATGTAAGGATGAATCGACAGTTGTTTGAAAACTCTTCGATAAAAGCACGCAAGGCTGCTTGTGTGTCTGGCGTAAGATAGTCGGCTTCGTCAAGGATGACGACTTTTGCACCTTCTGCGGTGATACTAACAGACGAGGCAAATTGTTTGATTTTTGTACGTAAGACATCGATTCCTCTTTCTTCAGATCCGTTGATAAACAAATAATCAGCACCCAACTCATTACACAAAGCACGTGCCACTGTAGTTTTACCTACACCAGCACTGCCTGAGAAAATAAAATTGGGCAACTGTCCCTCAGCAATATATTGCTTAAATGTATCTTTGATTTGTTGCGGTAGGATGCAATCATCAATAACTTGTGGGCGATACTTCTCGCACCAGAGAAACTCTTCACGACTCATAATATAATATCCTTAAAATTATTCAGATGTTGAATCAGATTCAACTGCTACATAATATGATAGACTTGTTTTTGCAGATTTAAAACGACAAATTTTCATCTTAGCAATAGAAACATCATATGCTCCTGGAAGCATTTTGAAGTTTTCAATTTTAAGGTTTGCTGTAAAGTTCTTATCAGTTGTACCAACCTCAACTTCAAATTTATTTGTTAGAGGATTTTTCTTATCCACAACAACAGCATTTACTTTGCCATTTGAACCGATGAAAGATACATCAGATACTTTAAGAACACCAGCAGCACGGATCAAGTTTGATAGATCGCCAGCTGAGAGTGAGAAATTGATTTCCGCTTCTGGGAAATTGATTGCCTTGGCAGGTGTCTTCAAAGTAGTTTCTTCCGCAGCACGGTAACTAATTTGATTCTTACCTTCTTTGATTGTTACAGTGTTGCCACTGAAAGATAGATCTGGGTCATTGAACAATGACAATGTGCCAAGAAATTCATTGATATCATAGATACCAAAATTTTGTGGGAATGTTTCAGGAACAATTACTTCCCCAAACACAGTTTTGTTTTCAGTCATCGAATAGATGCTGTTACCTTCACGAAGCAACAGGTTTAAATTGATAGAAGCAAAGTTCTTCAATACCTCTTGCGTTTCTTTACTAATCTTCATTCACGTCTCCTTTAAAAATGATATATCAATATGTATAAAGTATTATACCTATAAAAGTGTTTTGTGTCAAATATATTTACTGTTAGCAGGATGATCTAACGAATGTGGCACATCGAACACAAAGGTAAGACGTTCTTCGTCACCAACTTGTTTCGCAGCATGATACTCTTTATTATTAAACCAAAAGAAAGTTCCTGGCTCAATGATATGTTGCTCATCGCCACATGTGTAAAGATATTTTCCTTGTAGACAAAGATGAAATCTATCACGTGTTTTGTAATATGTTCCATCATCGATGTGAGACAAAACTTCTCCACCAATTGCCAACTTGAAAAATGCTGCTCGGGAATGTTCAGTTATTCCACGCTCGATCAGCCATTTCCTAATCTCAGTGTATTTTGTGTATAGTGGTGTGTTCATTTGTAGTTCTGAGTTCTTAGGATTGTCTCCTTCTTTACGAACTACTGCCATAGTCAAAGGCATAAAGCCATATGGCTTGAGATCGCCAGCAATGTTCTTATAAGAAGACACTGCTTGCCAATCTTGTGGGTTGTCCAATACTTGTTCTAGTATCGAACTAACATCAACATTATAATCCCAAAATTTAAAATTACTCATCTATCTGATAAAACCTTTTTTCTTGTATGGTTCTTTCACCAAGTGTTTTTCTTGGATTAGAACACATAAAACAATCTGGATTTCCACAATCCATAGCGTGGTGTTTATTCAATCTATGTGGTTGTTGCAAATACTTGTTCATACCAGATACTTTTGCTATCTTTAACTGTTTTCGTATCTTAACTTCTTTTTGATGGATACGTTTAGAGTGTTGTTCTTTGTCGAGTTCATTTGACATATATCCTCCATAGAGTTAAGTAGTAAAGTTATTTATACAGTTTGTTCATCCTTTGAGTATTTTACATCATGTTCATACAAAAACATTAAGCAACACATTGCATGTGCCAAATGGTTCTTGCCAGTTTCAGGATCATTTTGTTCACCTTGTTTCCATGCCCATAGATGTCTTTGCATTGCGTCAAAATATCTACGTTTAGAATCAGGGACATGTTTCCAATTATCTGGCTCATATTTCTCCGCACCAAATGTTAGGATTTCTACTGTTGCTTCTAACGCCAATGGTGGAACCAATCCATATTGAAGTTTATTACCATCAAATTTACGACCACCTGTTGTAGCAGTTTGAGATGCTTTGATATTTTCTTCAATCAATTCTCTAGTTGTTTTACTTCTAGCCATTGCTTTCTCCAAATGAAGATGGGTCTAGGCACTTTCCCAATGCCCAGACCCAGTTACTCAATTAACGTGAGAACATGCCTGTACCAGCAACACGATAAGCGAGAGCGAGCATACGCTTGCTTGGCTTGCCAATGCGATACTTAACAGCAACTGCGCCATTGCTCAATTTTGCTGTGTTGCTATAAACACAATAACCTTGTTCACGCAAGTTACGAACAGCAGAAGCAGGGTGGGCGATACCGAAAGAAGCAGCGATTTGCTTTGCGGTAAATGCTTTACCAGCTTGTAGGTGTTTCAACAAAAGACTTTGCTTTGTCATAATTAATACTCCATAAAATAATGTCACCAAATAAATGGGAAAAGGATGCGCTGGTGACCACACGCATCCATCCCACGAAACTATCTAATTAAGAATTGATATCAGCAATGTCTTGCTTAATACTCTCAAGTTCTTCATCATACCCATCGTCAATCTCAGGAACATCTACGATACCATCGTTAACGATTTGTTCAAACTTTTCTTTTTCTGCATTAGCAGTTTTCTTTGCTTTCGCAGCAACTGCTTCTGGCATTGGCAAAGCAAACACACCACGACCAACCTTGTTAGGTCCAGTCAACCAGTTAGGGAAACCAACTTTCTCCCCACCTTTGGCACGCTTCTCATTCAAAGTCCAGTAGATTGACTCAAGTTCCTTACGGGAAACTGTGCCAGTCTTTTTAACTTGAGGAAATTCACGAACAACTGTATCAACGAAACGCTTTTGCGCTTTTGTTAGATCATTATACTTCAACATAATAAAACTCCTTTATCAATTTACAAAAATAATTATACCTGATTTACTATTAAATGTCAAGCACTTTTTCTGTTTCTTCGGAAACAGGTACTTGCTCCGTTACAACAGCAGTTGGTTCCGAAGAAACTTTATCGAACAAGTCCATAAAAGCATCTTTGGTGTGACTGTCAAATCGATTGATAGCCAACTGTACTGCCTTACGCTTGTCCTTATAGATCGCAAAGTTTTTCACAATGTGAACCAAACGACGAGTCGTAATTGTTTCGTCAACACCACCATCCTCGAAGGTGCGACGAATTGCATCAGCCCATTTAATTAGAACCGAAGTAAAATCACCATCTAAACAGTCAAGAGACTTCATCAGATTGGTAACGATTTTCGCTTCAACCTTTTGACCAGGATATTCCTGCTCGAAGACAATAGCGAACCGCTCGAGGAATGCTTCATTCAAGACGTTGGTGCCGATATAGCGACCATCGTCACTGCCTTTACCTTTGGTGTTAGCAGTTGCGATTACATTAAAACCCTTCTGTGGGTATACGATTTCGTTCTTGGCTTTGATGTAAAGTGGCTTACCTTCAAGAACACCCTGCAAACACATAAGCAAGTTTGCGCCACCAGCGTCAATCTCATCAATCAAGATTGGGATACCCTTACGCATCGCAATCACAACTGGACCATCTTCAATAACCACGTTACCTTCAACCAAAGTCTTAGATGCGATCAACTTATCTTCGTCATCAGTTGCGTTCAAGTTAACACGGATAAGAGGTGTCTTTTGTTTTGCGCAAATCTGTTCAACCATAGTTGACTTACCATTCCCAGTCGGACCTGTAATATAGATCGGGTGAAACAATTTAGATTTTACAATCGCTTCAACATCAGTGTGGTTACCCCAAGCAACATAATTGATATCAACGATTGGAGCAGCAACTGTGGCTTCAGTAATATATGTAGGTTTGTTCACAGCATTCTCACCGATTTCTTGTTCAACAACTTTACGTACTGTGTTACCACCAGCAATTGCGTAAAGACCACGACCAACTTTATTGGTCATCAGCCAGTTGGGATACTTAGTAGTACCCAAGATATTCATCGTGTCAACAATTTGAGCACGACTAACAGTCCCAGTGTCAATAACATCGGGAAACAGTTCAAACAATTTAGACTCAAAAACATTTTGTTCCATCACAAACTCCATCATGTAAAATTATATTATACCGCATTTACGAATTAATGTCAAGCATTAACCCTACAACCTGTAGGGGTTTACCAAGACGACTGGTAGTAAAAATCTGCTTTCTCAAAGGCAGGATCAGCAAGGATTTTTCCAATACGTTGAGCAGTATGATCAACATCGCCCATATACCAGTCATCGTATTCAGTTGAGCCAAAGAAGAAACCACTCTTGGTTGGCAACAATTCACGAGCAAGTTTCTTATCTTTAAGAATATCTTGACACAGTTTCATCAAGCTGTCCAACTGTTCACGACTAACACGGTATTCGCCACAATCATCTTCGCCATCCTGAACATTGTCAACGAACCACTGATGGATTGCGTTGGCTTTACGCCAGTAGGCTACTTTGAAGATAACTTCTTGCGCACCATAATCATTTTCTTCATCGCCATCGACTCCGAACAAATCATTAATGGAAGCAATCTTATCAGAATCAGCTGGATCGAAATACTTACTCATATATTTCCTTGCTGACAAATACATATCCAAACCCATAATCTAACTCCTTTTATCAATTCAATAGAGTAATTATACACTAAACCCGAATAAATGTCAAGCACTTTATTGGGATAACCCTACGTCTTGTAGGGTTATTTTTCCCATTTAAAATCAATGACTTACGCAACCGCAGCCACAAACCGATTCAGAAGGATTCGGCTGGTCTTCTTTGCCCCCAAATATTTGCCGAATTTCTTAGCAATTTGGTTCGAAGTCAGATTAGCCATACCCTCATCGAGTTCGGTTTCATCAACTTTGATTGAGTTCGGTAACAAGAACATTTCTGTATGACCAGTCATGGTGATTGGGAAGAACATCTCATCGTTGAAACCCTTACGGATTTTGATAGCCAAGTCATTTTCTTGGTAGCTGTTGGTAGCAATACCATAGCGACCAATTGTGTACATAAGTTCACGACGACCTTTACCAACAACATGATAACCAACAACGCTGGCATCATAACGATCTTGAATCATTTTACAGATAATGTTGGTACAACTATGAGCAGCGTAGGTATACGTTTTCTTTGAAACTGTGTCAGTCAACAGAGTAACAATCTTTGTACGTTTACGTTCACCATCTTCATAAGAATAGTCCATTGTGTTGATCCACTCTGAACCTTTGGATACATCATCAGTAAAGTAAGAAGTAGCACCATTGGCATCACCATCGGTCAACTTGATGACAGTCAATTTCTCAACTTGGTTAACAGTTTTGAATTCACCGACATAGTTATACAACCACATCATACCTTCGTTGAGCGGAGTACCATTGAGTTCGTACTTGCCACTGAATTTTAGATTCTGGTCAATATACTCAGACTCATGATAACAAGGTGAGCGGAAACGACCAGTCGTACTCATTATGTATAGATTTTTACAAGCAGTATTGAATTCACTGTTTGTCATCTTATGGCTGAAGAATTCAATCATCTGAAAATCATGAGCGAAAGTCAGAGTATTTGGCTGAGACATCACTGTATAATCATGCGCACGTTCTTCAGCAGTTTTCTCACAGTTATCGCTGAAGGCAAATACTTCAAATGGAATCTTTAGACGATAGCAGAATGTAACCAAAGAGATCAACTGTTTTACAGTTTCCTCAAGGTAATCTCCCATCGAACCAGACCAGTCGATAGTAAACACCATACCATGTTTCTTACCATCCTTAGTGATTTGAATTTGTTTGAACAAGTCCTCACGGATTTTGTAAGAAGCAAGTTTACGAACATCAAGAACACCAGTCTTAGCAACGCTGGTACGTTTGTAGTCAGACGCAGCTTTCTTCATCTCAAATTCTTTGATGAGATAGTTTACGATACGACTAGTATCAACACGGAATTGATCATAGTTCTTTTCTGAAGTTGTAAACATCTCATAGAATCGTGACTGTGGATTCTTAAACTGTTTCAACATCATAGTTGTCTCAGCAAGATAAGTTTTGTAAGGAATACGGATGTGTTTCGTTTTGCTTGTATCAGGCAACGACACTTGAATGTACTTGGTTGAAGTATCGGCAGACTCAGCCAATTTCTCAGCGAATGCGTTTTGAGTAATACTCTCAGTAGCATCATCAGGCAACGATGGCTCGTCGGATTGTTTCATCTCATCAGGTGCTTGGTTACCCTTTACCTTAACTTCTTCCTGTTCTTCATCAGGTGTTTCGTCAGTTTCCTCAGGATCACTGTAGTCAACATCGGATGCCCAGTCGTCATCGTCAAAAGATTCATCTTGCTGTAGTTCAAGTTCTTCCAACAAATCTTTAGCAGCATCTTCTGCTTCCTCTTGTTTCATTTTCTTGTACTCAGAATCATTTTCACGTTCTTTGCGCTTACGCTCATTTTCACGTTTGATGAATTCATAGATTGCGTTACCAAGAGAAACCACATTGTCGATGGACTCAAGTTTCTCAGCACGTTCGACAAGATATTTCTCAGCGACAGAGAATCGCACACCAGATTTGAAACCAACTTTGAACCAAAGATTGATACGATCAATCAAACTCAATTGAGTTACATCGCGACGACTCACATTAAAGAAATCCAATTCATTCAACTCAGCGTAACCCAAGTTGAAAGTTTTACGCAGTCCTGGATACTTACGCTTCATCAATTTCTCGATGCGAGCATCTTCTAAAATGTTAAGAATAGCAAAGGGAACAGAGGATTTTTGTGCTTTCTCAGCAAACAGTTTTTCATCGGTATAGATAGCATGACCAACTTCGTGGGCTTTCAGCATTTCCTCAATTTGAGGTGTCATGTTTTGCCACATTGGCAATGTTAGAATTCGATTCCTAACATCAAACGAAGCAGTCTTAACAGGTGCTCGGTTGATGAGTAAGTTTTCCTGAGCCAACAGGCGAGTGGATAAGTCGTTCGTAATTTCAGTCATCGTTTTCTCCAATTTATAGAGTAATTATACACTATTTCGGAATAAATGTCAATACCCCTGCAAAGTCTTATCTGCAGGGGTTTGAATAACCCTACTGTTCGGAGGGTTATAGTGCACGCCAGTCGTAGAAGGTTTCGACTTTCTTGGTCAGCACAGCCTCAGCCTGTGAGTTGCGGAAGATGTAGCGACCTTCCTGTGGGAATACTTGATATAAGTCATTTGGTTTAAATGTCAAGTCAATCCAGCGATCTCCATCCTCATCGTCATCAATAGCAGCAGTAAGAGCAGGAGCCAGAGTAGATTTGATTTTACCTTTGGTTCCCTTTACTACAGGTTTTGTTTTCTTAGACTTGAAGAAGAAAGAGAAACACACATCATCATTGAGAGGATTACCTTTCCACTCATCGCGACGTAGTTCAGTAATTTTCTCACCCTCAAATGTAACTTCAACAGAATACTTTGAACCTGAGTCAAACTCTGGCTTGGCATTCAGAATACGCAGGGCATCGGCTGGTGATTCATCGTAGCGATTCATCTCCTCAACCAGTGCTTTCAACATGTCGAAGTTGAATTGATCGAACATAGATGCGATCGTGCAGATTTTCTCAATGTATTGTTTAGCATTAAGATTATCTTGGCAGTACTCAACGATGAAGGCATGGTCTAAACCTTTGTAGTCGATCATGTAGTACAGGCGACCAGGACGATTGCGCATATGAGAGTTGATGCGCCACTTGTCATTACAAGTTAGAACAAACAGTTTCTTGGTAGGAAACACACCATCCATCAAAGTCAGAACAGCTTCCTGAGTTTCTTCACCATAAACTTTCTCAAACTCATCAAACATAATGATGGCTGGCTGGTTGATGTCTTGAATCAACTTGTTGAATTTATCACCATGCCAATCAGTGTTGATGATAATAGTAGGAATGCCTTTGTTACCAGCTTCGATAGACAGAGTCTTAGCAAGCAAAGTTTTACCTGAACCTTTCTCACCATTCAGAAGCACACCTGTTGACATCTCACGTGATGCAAATGTGTTGAGAATGCGATCTGCGTTTTTCAGCGCATCGCCATAGACTTTCTTGATTGGTTTGAATGGTTCGACTTCCTCAAGGAAGAAGTTCTCGAACGGATCCATCTTTACGATGTAGTTTCCAGCAGGAAGAAACTCATGGACTTCGATGGCTTTATCATCAGCAACACGGAATGTATTACCATTACGAAAAAAATGTGACATTGTAACTCCTTGATGAATGTCAGCTTCAAAACTATATTATACCTACTAAGTCCTTATTTGTCAAGGACTATTTCCGAATTACTCACCACCAAAGTATTCGATAAGAAGATTCATAGATCGGATCAGATTGTGGTTAATTCCTACGTCTTCAGGGTGTAGCCAGTAGCCAGTAGGATTGTCTTCGGTCTTAGGATTGTTATACCACTGGTCAAGTTCTGACTGTAGATAATCACGATAGTCAATCAGAGTTGCCTTTGTGATACCATCAGCAACTTCACCTGGAATTTTAATTTCTCTCATCGACTCACACTCAATTCTGCATCAGGGACATCCCAGCATGCGTTACGGTATTGATAAACAAATTCACAAAGTCCCTCATAACTACCCCAGTGATTCTCTGGGGTAAACATCCTAAACTTCTCTGGATCTGCCAGTAGAATATTCCATCCCTCATCGAGCATCTCAACAATATCCTCGGCAGTTTTCCAGCCATGTTCATCGGGACGCCAAAGAACCTGATACAATGTTTTACCATTACTAAGAACAACAGCGTCTGCCATCTTGCCCAGATTATGTGTAATGTTAGCACTATACACTGAGCAAGGTTTCGTCACCATTAAATCAACATCTAAACTCATCAAGTCACTCCATTTATAAAATCAACAACAGCTTGAATCAAGTAAGGATCCAAGTGTAACTTATGGGCAATATCATTTACCCCAAAACGCTCCATCATTTCTCTAACTTCTAAGACCAAACTTCTGTTGAACATACGATTCTCCTTTTAGTGGCTCGTATATATACAACGCTCGAACAGAGAATTTGGTTGACGATTAGTAATAAAATTTATACAAATGCTTCATCGGGTGCTCCTTAATATCAAACCCAAAATCACAATAATAAACAACGCACTAATCATTTGTTTTCCTCAAATAAGCTGACATCCTACCAGCAGTATCAGCATCATCTCTAATTCTAGAAATTGCTGTATTACAATCATGACAAACCCACCCTCTAAATTCCCCAGTAACATGATCATGCTCAAGAACAAATGAAGAGTTATACCCAGTCAGTTCTTCTTTACCACGCAAACATATTGGACACACATGGTCAGACTCAGGTTTTGGAATGCATTTTTTTAAGTTCTTCATTTGGTGCTTGGGTAAATCATCACACGACTTGCATGAATTGTAAGGTCGCATTCCATTACTTGCCCGATCCCTTAGTGTAAACTCAAAGATAGGTTTTCTTGTTTTACATTTCTTACAATAATGTGTAACAACTTCCTCTTCACCAAACAAAGTGCTTATTGTATGCTCAGACATTTCTGACTTTCCATGATTTTATTGCATGATCTAATTGGTCGATTTGGTCAAGACGGATCTGATCCATGATGTTGAACATATCGGCATTCATATTTTGCTGAGTCATCTTCCACAGAATATCACGCTGTTTTTTCAGCGTATCCACCACCACATCATAATCCTCATCTTGATTACGCCATGCCTCAAACTCAGCTTGCTTCTCATGGGTAGATAACTCATAACCCTTATCGGTAACATGTTCAGCACCAGCCAATACGTTGTCGACTCGGTTTTTTAGAGCATCCATATTCTCAACCAGTTCATTCATTTGTTGCTCATGAAGATTGACCCAGCAAGCATAGGAATCGTTCACATTGAAGTCAGACTCGGATCGAGCATGAAAGTCACAGTAATAATGGTCACCAGCAAACTGCGTACATCGCTGCCAAACAGCTGGCGCAGTACATTCAAAACACTTAGCCACCATAGACACCCCACTTCCTTATACACAGTGTAATAATAACACTAGCAAACTCAAGAGCAAACAAGCCAAGAATTATATACAGCGCAATCATATACGCTCCACAATAATAGCACTACCCATATCATCGCCAAGAGTAAGGTTATCATAATGAACACGCACAAGACCCTTACGATCCAAGCCAACAATAGCAATAATATTCACCATCATACCAAGCTGGGTTCGGATTTTTTCTAGATCGCTCAAGTCATCCGTACCCTCAGCAGAAGCCAACATACAAGTCAGAAGCATAATCTGCTCCATACAATCTTGATCACCAGCAGCCACCAAGTCAGCCAACTCAAGCAGTTCATTCATGCTGGTTTCAGGTAGCGCACGGAACCAGTCTCCAATTCTCGCATACGGATTTTTTTGTAAATCCATAGCAAGCAATCTAATAGTAGGCGACACATGGGAAGCCATAGCAATCTCAGAAAGGTTAAGAGAATAACCCTCCTCGCTAAACTCGATACGAAAATCATCCTCATCCATCACCATTCTCCTTATATCATCATTCTGCCGTTTACGCCAAAGACTAGCCATTATACCCTCACTGGTCCAAGATGCCAAGAGGTAGGTGAGTATAGAGATTCTATTAGTCGCCTTGCCTGAAACACATCATTTGCTTGCACAATCACTTCTATCATCGATCCCCCAACCTTTGGTGTAATCGTTGCTTTCCATGAACTACTCATAATTATCCTCATCATATAAGCCACGCATCTCCATCTGCTCCTCAATCATGGTGAGATAATGTTCATCATCCACACTGAGAGAGGTAAGTGTTGAGTAAAAGTTGTATGCCTCAAACACTTCACTGTCTGTCATGTTAATGGGATTAAGTCTTATTGTCATAGTGTTACCTTATTAAATCAATATACTCACCAAAGTGTGTGTCAAATACAGCCAGTAAGTGCTCATAATCTCCTGCCTGCATTTCTTCAGTGATCGCTTTCCAGTCTAAGCCATTGTCCTTAGCAATCTGCTTAGCATAACCAAGAAGTGCGAATGCGTTGCCATCTGGACCCTTAAGATTAATGTAAGGTTTACGTCCCTTCAAGTCTTCGATAATAGCCATTCATATTCTCCATTTAGAATTGTATACACTGATATTATACCTGACTGCGGTATTAATGTCAAGTGTATACACTAGGGTGTAGTGTATACAGTTACCCCCCCCCACGATTCGAACCATCTGCCAAGTTTCGGACTTTTAACCCCCCCCCCTTTGGAGATGGATACTAAAGGTGTAAGAAAATTGGGTGGGGGCAAGCCGATAGGGACCCGAGCCAAATTTTAGGGGACCCGAATTTAACTTCCCTTTTTGAACCCCTACCCCCCATATGCTCTCAGCGAAAGGTTAGAGTGTTTCCGCAAAGAAACTATTCTACTCAGCAATCTGGATCAAAATCATGCCACTCCTGTGCTTCATCAACAGTATCATAGCAAGAAAATGTTTCCTCAAGAAAATCTACTGCATCATATACTACATCAACAGGCACACTCAGCATAGCAGCAATCTCTGGCACTGTCATGTCAGTAGTGCTTAGCAACTCTTCAACATCAACCAAGATATCTTTGAATACACTCATAATCTATTACTCTCCTTTTATCAAACCCAACACTGTTATTATACAGCATTCATAATTATTTGTCAAATCAATTTCCGAACACATTGGTCAGCTGTTCGCTTCACAATGAGGCACTAGCATATATACCCCCCCATTGCAGAATCACTTCCTTAGTGTTCCTCCACCAACACCACATTTAGTGCGACCAATAGTGATTGCCTTCCTGCCCAACTTGTTAATTATTGAGCGAGGTGCCCAAGTGCGCTCAGACTTCTTTGGCTCTCTATAAGGGACGACTGTAAATTTCATATCAGTTGTGATTATAGTATTCATCATTTTCCCATGGAGAAAGTCATTAGCAACTGTTGCGCATCAGAAAGGTCTTCCTCAGCAATACTATCAATGTCATTCAGCAACAACAGCTGCTCTAGCAATTCAACTTCACGTTGGTCACTAGTAGATATACCCCTCTTCCAGGAAAGGTACTCATCATAGCCATCAATAGACCACATCTTGTCGAGCAATTTAATTTGCTTTTTATTTACGCCTGTTATTGTTACCGAATCTTTGCTCATCTTTGTCTGGCTCCACAAATTAAAAATCAAACCGACTGCCACATTGGCGAACATAAACCACTGTTTTCAGCCAGTGCGATCACTACTGCCAATAACACTACGCTGAACAATATCATAAGTCACTGAATCACTCACCTCGTCATCAAGGTCTTTATCTGCAACTTCAATCTCGTCAATGTCAAAATAGTCACGAATAATGGCGAACTTTTCCTGCTCAGCCAGTTCATAGGTTTCATATACACCGATAACAGCATATCCGTCATCAGTGTTCTCAGTCAACACATAAACTTTATTGTTACTCATAGTCTTTTTTATCTCCGTATTCTTCATTGTAATCGTAACCAGCGTTATAGGCATGAACCTCTGCTTCTGTCAGTTCAGTCACTTTTGGGCTAGTTGCTGTTCCCTGCTCATAGTAATGCGGATCACGTGGGCGACGATAATAACTGTCAGCCGAACCACGATCAAACGCACCTCCATGTCTCTTATCAAAATTTGTCATGTTATTTCCTTATTAAAAAAACAGCCGATACCACAGATTGGTTTGGCTGCTCACAGTCCCATCAGACGCAAGCGCAAGAGCTGTCCCAATGTAGGTTTCAAGCCCAGTCGTTTGCGTAACAGCTGTCCCAATGTTTTCTTTTGTTTCATATCACTTTCCTCCCTTGTTCTTATTAAGCAGTCAACATGTAAGTAGCAAGATCTTTCCAGTTGTCATTGCTAGCACGAACCTTGCTAACAGCGATAAGGGTACGAAGCGAGATTTCCTTCACGTCGTCCTTGATCTCACGAATCAAAGCCAAAGCATCAGATTTGATTGTCTTGCTGTACTCAGGCAGGAATTCAGCTGACTGGGCGATAGTTTCCATACGATCAATTTTCTGATCGGTGCTCATAGTCAAGTCAATCATCATGCTACGTGAGCGGATGGCTTGGTCAATTTTGTCTTCAGTCATGTTGCTAATGAAAATAACACGACCTTCAAAATTGAATGACTTTGGCAGATCTTCATCTTTGAAGTCAGCATTCCAGCTGATGATGCGTTTGCCGTAGCTGTCAAGTGCACCTTTCAACAGGTTCAACGCAACTGGGTCTTTCAGAATAGCATCACAGTCATCAAACACAACGATTGACTTGTTGTTTTCGAACAGAGTGCGGTACAAACCCTTAGCAGTTGAGAAACCCTTGACCATACGGAAGCACTTACGCATGCTCACAACGCTACCTACTTGAAACTCAGCCAAGTCAGAGATATCGGTGTAACCTTTGGTTTCCAAAGTCTTAGTCACAGTATAGGTTTTACCCAAGCCACCTTCACCAGTGATAACTGCGGAGGGCTGAACACCATCAGCAACCATAGACACGAGTTGCTCAACGAACTCGAAACGCTGGTTGATACCGAAACGCTGGTCTTTCTTGGCTTTGGCTTCAACAGCACCAGCAGTGATTTCGTCATAGGACAAGTCCATACCTGTCACTTGTTTAAATTTCCACTCAATGTGGGATTTTTTACCAGTGGTGAAGGGTTTAGCATCACCGATTTGGCAGGTATATTTGCCAGTGTTTTTGTCGAAATTCACAGTAGTTTTCACGGTATTCTTAGTCATTTTCAGTTCCTTCTTCATTATCAAGTCAATATAGTAATTATGCCTTAAAACCGAATTTACGTCAAGCACTAAATTCGATTCCCCTACTCACAGTAGGGTTATTGGTTCATTGCCTTTACGCCAGATGCCAGGATAGCCAGACCGACCAAGGCAACCAGCAACAGGGGCAACAGCTGGGCATCGGTACAGGTGTCCATGCCACCAACAGCACCGAAAGTCACTAAGAAACCCACACCAGCACGAATAGAACCACGCATAATTAACTACCTTTCTTTATCAATTTCAATACCGTAAGTATACCTGAATTCCGAATTAATGTCAATCACTACCTACGTATAACCTTACTGTCCGTAGGGTTATTTACGGAAGTAGCCATAGGGCAGACCAACCAAAAAGCACAGGTACTCATCGTCGCCATCGCTACCTTCGGCTTCGTGTACCCAACGCAATGCCATCTCATAGGACTTGGCTCCGCTCATCATCAAATTCTGCATGCGCATCTCAAAGTCATGGGCTGCTGCTTCTTGCGCTACCTGCTCATCAGCGTAGTTGCGCTGAATGGTAGTGGCGAGTCGTTCAAACTCTTGCTCAAACTGCTCAAGCGACCACTCGGTAGTGTCGATGCCACGAGGACGGACGCCATACGCATCCTTGTACATATCCCAATACTGACACTGGGCTTGCTCAACAGGGGACATTTCATTCCAACTCAACATACTCATCTCCAAAAATTAACGTGACAATTCATAGCTGGTTGTCTTGACTGTGTCAACGCAACGATCAAGCACACGTGCCACACCAGCGAAACCGATAGTAGACACAACCACACCAAGGATAAAACCGATTACCAATTTAGTCATTTTTTTCTCACTTTCATTTTTAATTTCAATAGAGTAAGTATACTAAAAAACCGAATTTCCGTCAAGCATTTTCGGAAATAACCTTACAACTTGTAGGGTTATGCCTGTGGACCAGAAAAGGTAGTTTTACGTGGGAAACCAACAGCAAAGCCAGATGTACCTGTGGAAGCCGAGCGAGTCGTTTTACCAGACATCCAGCCAGACTTGGGGGTCTTGCGTGGTTTGTACACAGTCACTGTAACGCCATTTTCAACAGTCACAGACAACACATTACGAGGGATCTTAGTCATTTTTATTTCCTTTTCTTTATCAATTTCAATACAGTAAGTATACCTGAATTCGGAATTTATAGCAAGCAGTTTCGGAAATAACCTTATCGCTGGTAGGGGTTTGGGTTAGACGAATATGGCAACCCTACGATATCGGCACAGGTCGCCAGTGGTCCTTCGCTTGGATCCTCACCGTAAACCTCGCAAACCGATCCGTCAATGATGACCAGATACTGGTCGTTTTCGGCGATCAGGGGCACAGGGGATTCGCAACCAGAAAAACCCAGCAGGTCGTTTCGGGTCATAATACGGAAGTTAAAACCAGCCAAAAATTCACGAGTAATCATTTTCTACCTTTACTTAAAAACTATCAAAGCCAACAGGATACTGTTGAAGAAAAACCCAACAGCGTTTGACACGATATAGAGTGTGTCTTTTTGGACGATCGCTCTAAACAAGAACAACATCAAACCAGTCCAGACTAGCACAACCATGCTAATCGGTGGAGTCCTGTCTGAATAACCAAGAATCACACCAAGGGTAGTTGGCAGCGTAGCACTGTGAATCAGAACCATACCAGCCCAACCACTCAGGGCACCCATTTTTTTAATCACATTTTCATTTATCATACAGTAAGTATACCTGAATTCCGAATTAATGTCAACCACTTTATTCGGATAACCCTACTACCTGTAGGGTTTTACATCAGCGTGCTTGACGATAATCACTGAGCGATAGCTACCTTCATACTTCATGGGCAGGTCAAGCGTAACAGTCAAAATTGGACCATCATCGGTGCTGCGGATGTCATCACTACCTACGGTGCCAACGAAAGGAATTCCTTGATAGCGACCAAACACACGTGCGCCGAATTCATAAACAGGCTGGTATGCTTTGTTGTTAAAATAATCTGCTAGTGTTCCCATGTTATGTCCTTGCGTTTGCGGCAACTGCCTTGCACATTTTTACAAAATCTTTTGTGTTCAAGTCACTTTTCGCTATGTTCACACAAGCAGCAACGAAATGAATATTACCTTTTACGTATCCTTTTCTGCTGTCTTTTCTGTCTGGCGAAGCACGATAGGGGTCGTATACTTTCATAGTCATCGGTAGTCCTGACAACGCACACTTACCTTTGGATTTTTCCAACAACTTCAACAGGTACTCACGATCAACAGTCATCTCGCGATTCTTTTTGCGTGAGCGATCAAGCATTCCTCTGAACATTAAGTCAACAAACCGAACTGGGTCAGTCTCGGCTTTGAGTCTGGTTGCTCGGCTGTACTCTCGGTACTTTTCTTTGTTTTCCTCACGATGTTTACGCTGGTACTCTCTAATTTTCTCTTTGTTTTTTGCTCTGTACGTTGCGTTATACACAGCCTGTTTTTCTGGGGAAACTTTACTCATGATTAAACCTTTGAAATTTGAACATCATACGAAACACGATTCATCTTGTGATCGTAAACATGCATCGTTGAACCGATGCCCACTGCGTTGAACATGTTTTCAAACAGCTGGCGCACGACAGTGTTAACACCGACTGAGTTTCCGACGCCACGTTTGATGGCAGCACCAGATGCGTAAAAAGACACACCATTCACAACGACAAGGTATTTCATACAGTTTCCTTTGCTTCCATCATTTCACACAAAATAAATTTTGCGATATTGATATTCTTACGAGCTTGGTCAGTTGCTTGAGCATGACCGAAGGACATCAATTCTTGAGCATCGGACAGGACACCCATCGCAACCATTTCAAGACCAGACAACTTAGCAGTGATGCTATTCATGTATTGCTCACGGATGTCATCTTGAGTCATACCGTAGCAGTTTTTTTCGAATTCAGTCATTTTTTTCCTTTCGTTTTCAATCACAATAAAGTAATTATGCCTGAATTCGGAATTTATAGCAAGCACTAAATGTGAAAAACCCTACACTCGGTAGGGTTATTGTAAGTCATTGATTTGCTTAGGTTTTTTTACGTCCAGATGTCGCCATCAGCGTCCTTCTCATAGCTGAAGCCAATGTCGCTTGGGGGCACCACTCCGTATTCCTCCATCTCGGCATACAGCTGTGCTTCTGTTTTGCCGTCAGCCCTGCGTTGCTGTGTGATGAGCCAGCGTTGCCTTTCGGCTACTTCGGTTTCGCTATTCATGTGCTTGCGTTGCGCAGCACGTTTGACTTCTTTCTGTTCTTCCGTATAGGTGCGTTTGTTACCACAACTACGTGAACAATATGGACCACGTTTCCTGTGCTCCGCACCACACGAAGGACATTCCTTTAGTCTATATACGTTTGGCATTTTATTCAGCCAATAATTCTTCAATCATTTGAATTGCCATCTCACGCTTCATCTCATCACTAGTGTGATTCAATGCATCAAGAGCAATTTCTAGTGCTGCTTTATAACGCTGAAGACCAAGACCAATACTCAAGATGGCTTGTGATTCTTGCTCTCTTAATGTTAGTGGTGAGATCTGTGTTGGTGTCTTATCATATGTGCCATCGAAAGGGTTTTCTAATATGATTGAATCAACCAGCTGTTTTGTGCTATCATTCATCTGTTTTCTCCTGTGGGGTTGCTTCTTTTTTAGATAGGATTACTTGATTGGTTTCATTTTCGCCACGCACAATTTCCCATACGAGTGTGTCGCCTTCTGCCCAGCCAAGTACCTCAAGCATGTCTGGACTGAGTGGGATAACGAGATCTTTCGTTTCTGGATCTTCCTCAACAACAACTGTCCAGCAATTAACACTTATGCGTTCTGATATCATAACTTCAATCCTTGCATTGATGGTACGATTTGAATTCCGCTACCAAATGATGTATTATAGTGATTGGCCAGATCAGGAGTTGGCTCATAGTCAGCAGCAATAGCATGTGGGTAGATGCCAATTGTTTTGTCTGGAATTCCATATGCAGCATATGGAAGGAAATTCAGTTTGACTTTTCCACTCATTTCATCTTGGGCTGGTGCGAGTATCATTGGTGATTTGATTTCAACAACACCTGTTGGTTGTGCTGACACATCACCAATAATTTCTTCGCCTGTCATTAATTTAATAATACGTATCATTATGCTCCTCTCGCTGCTGCTTTCACAACAGGTTTCGTTGGTAGTTGACTATTGTTTTTCATCACACGTTTGGTTGCTTCCTTAACAAGTTTCTTTGCTGCTTTCGGACCAACTTGTGGTGTGATTTCTTTTCTTGCTTTTTTCTTTGCTTTACGCAACTCACGTTCTTGTTTCCATCGTGTTTTGCTATCAATGTATATAGGTGCGGTAACGATCGCTGATTCATCTGTCATAATTTTAACTCCGTAAGTGAATTGTTAGAACCAAGTGTGCCTTTGACAAACACATTAAATGCCAAACTAATGCGTGTCTTAGTATTTCCTTCTGGTATAATTTCTACCATATGCTGCATCCAACTTGGGAAAATCAACAACAGCCCTGTTCTGGTTGAGAAATCCCATGTCTCTGTGTTGAAATGATTTACTTCTTTGTGTTGAATTTTAATTGTACGATACGTATCATTGATGAACACAAGTTTATCTTTAGTATCATCAGCAGCAATATAGAACACACCAGACAGATAACTGTTACTATGATTATGTTTGTGATGCCATTCGCCAGGACGTGTCCAGTTCATCCAACTTTGTGTGATATACAATTCTATATCGTCTTGGGCTGGTGCCATAATATTGTCACGCCACTGTAACAACACATCTTCAATTTCTTTTTTGATATCTGCCAACTCTGGCTCATTCAAAATATAATTGTTGTGGCTCATTGAGTTGCCAACATTTCTTGTTTGTTTGCTATTTTGTTTAGCAAGAAACTTTCTTTCCACATCAGTGAAGTCACGTTCTAATTGTGATACACAGATAGGTGTTGGAAATATTGGTTGAATGATTGGATCTCTCATTTAAAATTTTCCTTGTAATATTTGAACATCTTCACATACCATGCGAATCGTTTTGGCTCATGTTCAAAGTTTGGTAGCTCACCATAATGCTCAAGCATTTCGTTATAGAATTTCAATACTTCCTCATCTGTCATACTATCACCGAGAAGTCATTTTTCTTTTCAAATTTAACAACTGATCTAAATTTATCAAACAGTTGGTCACCTTTGTGGCTGATGACAAACACATTCGTCTTATCATCAAAACTATTCATCAGCGATAAGAAATAATCTGTACCTGACACATCCAAACTACTGTCAAAGATTTCATCAAGTAACAATAGGTTTGTATTAACAGAGTTTTTCATCTTAGCAATCTGTCTCCATGTGAATAACATTGCCAAGTCAATACGCATCTTCTCACCTTCAGAGAATGAATCATATGTAAATTCATCACGATATCTGGCTTTGATCTTTTCGTTGAATGTTTCATCCAACTCAAAATGAACATAGAAGTCCATTGATGCCAAATATTTGTTGATCAATTTATTCATCACAGGCAAATACTCACGGATGATTGTTGTTTTGATTCCTGTGTCTCTCAATAGATTTGATGCTAGTTCTTCATATTGTCTTTTCTCAATGAGTTCATTTTTTCTATTAAGATATGACAACGCTTCTTCAGCCATTGCCTTGAGTTTTGACTTCTCATCATCCACATTACCAGTATCATTCTTTGCGTTTTCCATTTCCTCAGCCAATTCTCTGTTAAGTTTATTCAACAAAGAAACAGTTTGATTGGCTGTGGATATTTCGATGTTCTTATCTGTTATTTGTTCTTGTATTGCATTGATGGTTTCTAGTCTGGTAGTCAACTTTCCTAGTGCCTTTGTAATCTCGTCAATATTCGCTCGATTTTGTTCAATTTCGCGATTAATTTCGTCAATAATTGAGGATTTATGCTCATGTGGGATGTCTTGCTCACACTGAGGGCATATATCATTATTGTTAAAGAAATCGACAGTTACAGTGAGATCTGTGCTCTTGTTAGATTTCTTATTGGCAAAAACTTTCGCCTTTTCGATGTCTTCGAGAACTGACTTCCTGTCTGTGATACTCGATTTAAGATTACCAAGGTCTTGATTGAGAACATTAAGAGTTTCATTCGTGGTAATGATTTGTATTTCATTATCGCCAATCTTTTTCTGTATCGCTGATACAGCATCTTTTCTAGTTTCGAGCAAAATCTTAATGGTTTTCTGCTGATTGTCAACCCTCTCACGTGCCAAGTTAAGCGCAGATTCGGTACGATTGATTTCATCTTTTGTCTCCTGCATTCTTTGTTTCAACAACGTGTTCATTGTGCTGAACACACGGATATCTAAGATATCTTCGATAACCTCACGTCTTTGATGTGATGGCAACTGCATGAATGGCACAAATGAAGCACTACCAAGTATAACTACTTGAGTAAATGTTTTATAATTTAACTTCAGAATCTGTTGTTCAAGAACCTTTTGGTAGTCTCTTGATGCAGCATCCTGATTCATCAATTCATTGTCGCACCAGATTTCAAATTTGTTTGGTTTGATTGTACGAATAACTTTATAATCTTTACCACCAACAGTAAATTCAACTGTGGTTTCACAGTTCTTTCCATTAATGCTGTTAATCAACTGTGGTTTATTGATGTTACGAAATGGTTTTCCAAACAACGAAAAGCACAATGCATCTAGGATTGTGCTTTTACCTTCACCATTTTTACCAACGATTAATGTACTTGATGATTTGTCAAGTAGAATTTTGTTTGCTTGGTTACCTGTTGATAGGAAATTTTTCCATTCAACACTTTTGAATTTAATCAAACGACCTCCGTATTAACTGCTTCAGTATATAGTTCCTTCATATACTGTTTAATCTTTTCCTTATCCGAATCTGTTTGAATTGAATCAACATAATTCTCAAGTACAGACATAGTGTCTTCAAGATTAATGTCACCATCGATTGTTCCTTCTTCAAATTCGCTGAAGTTCTCAACAATCTTAATGTCCGCACAACCCTTATTATACAACTTCTGAGTAAATTGGTCAAATTTATAATAGTCTGTTTTGTTAACAACAATCAATTTTACAAATTTACCTTTGAAGTCACATTCACTTAGATCAAGTGGTTCTGTTTCCTTGTCGTCGTATTCGACTCTGAAGAACATTCTATTTGGATTCTGTATGAATTCAAGTCCTCTTGTTGCAAGATCGAACAAGTGGAATCCTCGGGGATCGTTATAGTCCTGCCATGTGAGTTCGTACGGATTTCCCAAATAATAGATATGATCACTAGAACTACGATGATGGTAATGCCCACTGAACACCATATCAAACCTTTTAAACAAATCTTTAGAAAGTCCTTCATGCGATTCCATCCCTCTATGCATTGCAAAACCAGCAATTTCCAAATGTCCCATACATAAGGTTGCTGATGTGTTGTTAATTTCGTCCATACTTTGTTGATAATTATCAGCACAAATCCATGGCAACATCAATACATCTGCTGACGTATCTTCATAGTTTAAATGAATCGTTTGTGGTGTATCAATAACAGTAATATTTTCATATTCACACAACAATAAGTCAGGTGAGTTTACATCATTTGTGTTTTTATAGTAAGTATCATGATTGCCAGCAAGCATGTATACATTGATGTTACGAGCAGCAAGTTTATCAAAGAACATTTCTTTTGCTCTTTGAAGTGAATAGAAGTTCACATATTTGCGTCGATCAAAAGTATCACCAAGAATAAGAACAGTGCTAATACCAGCTGCGTCGATAGCAGGAAAGAAAGTATTGTCATAAAATTCCTGAAAGAACTCTAGAAATCCAACACTATCATTGCGTGCACCAAAATGTTGGTCTGTAATAATTGCTACTTTCATTAGCTGAAGTCCAAGTCTGCGTCAGGATATCCTTCGGGAATTTCTATTTGTCCTTGTTCGACAACTCTATCTCCAACTCTTTTTGCGAATTCATCCGCATCTTGTTTTGATCTATAAAATTTAGATAGAATAGCACTTTCCGCAGATGATTCTTGCGGACGAAATGTTACTTTGTATAAGAATTTTGTTTCACTCATTACTGTCCTCTTCTAAAAATGTTTCAAGTGAATTTTTGGGTTTCTTTTTTGCTGCTTTCTTCACTGGCATATTATAATCGGCATCGTTATTGCTACGTAAATAATCCATCATCTGATTAGTATACTCACCACCTTCGTCTTGTTCTTGTAGTTCGAACATTTCAAATGGCATCTCCATAATCATTTTATTCTTGACGTATGTTTGTTTCTTTTCTTTTTGGATTTTTCGAATGAATGCATAGTAAATGATTTGAGTAAAGTAAGCGAATGGGTTACTTGACTTTGTGGGATCAAAATTGTGGATGTACTGTAAACAGTTCTCAACACCATCGAGAATCATATCTTCTCGGTATGTATAATTGATGAAGTTTGCTTTATACGATAAATGTGTGGCTATCTTTAATAGACACTCACCTATGTACTCAGGTACTCTTGGTTTATCTTCACCAGCTGCTTCTGCTTCGATTACAGATTCTCTATACTTTTTAATTGCTACTAGAAAATCAGCATTGCTTACATAATGTGCTTTGGCTTTGGGTATTGCTTCGGTCATGATTCACTCCACTTACTATAATTATTCATTATACCTCATAATCAATAAATTGTCAAATTTATTTAATGTACTGTCTTATTTGGTGGTGTCAAAATGTGAGCATCAGAAACTGAAGTCTCTTCTTCAATTTCTTCCATTTTGTTTATAAGATTTTCGACACGTGTTTGTATGTCTTGTTTAAATTCATCTTGTTGATTCTCTTCTGGCGCAACCAATTCTTCTAAGTTATATGCCTTGAGCGCATCAACTTCTTCGTGTCTATTCAACATGTCAATATAATATGGAACAGCATGCTCAGACATTGGTTTGATGTATGTTAATTCGTGTTTCCAAAATGTAAAATGTTTGTCATCGCTGAATGGACAAAATACAGTTGTTGAGTGGATTTCGCGGAGAATATTTTTTGCTATCGGAACCTGTTGTGTTCTGATTGAAAGTGGGAACAATACATTGATTGTATCATCTGTTTCTGATTCTACTATGCACAGGAAACTTTCTCCTGTGTTCATACGGATAACTCTAAAATCTGTCATAGGTCAATCTCTACAATCTTAGCTGAAAATTGTTCTTCTGAGTACAGTTTAACTCTCTCCAAAAAATGATTTAATGTATGATTCTTCCAAGATTTATATGTTAAGTCATCAGCAATGTCATATAGATTACAATGTGTTTTGCCTTCATTAAGTCTTAGACCACGACCAATTGATTGTAGGTTACGTATCTTAGACTTACTTGGGCTTGCAAAAATAACATTCTCAATTGATGGCATGTTAATACCAGTAGAGAATGTACCATATGAAGCAAACACTAACATATTACTATTCTTAGTAGCTTTATATCTAATTGCCTCACGTTCTGTTACTTTTACATCACCATGAACAATGTGTACTTCTAAATCTTCAGAATCTTTACACATATCATAAAGCACTTTACCATGTTTGTCCACATACTGAAATAAGACAAGTGTATTTCCTTTTAGGGATTTGGCAAGATTTACTATGAAACGATTACGTTTGGAGTTGCTGACTAAAAAGTCCATCTCTTCTTGGTATAAATTATTCTTGCGCTTCTTTCTGGTGTCCTCATCATATTTCAGCAGTAGACATTTAATATTTAGTTCAGCGACTCTTCCTGACTTCATCAATTCTTTTGTAGTTGTTACTTTAAACACTGGTCCAAACATACCTTCAAGCACTAGGCGATGTACTTGTTTACCATCAAGTGTTCCTGTGGTACCGATGCGATATGGGATATTTGTCATCTTTTCCATAACAGTTCCCAATGATTTTGCTTTAAATTGATGCGCTTCGTCACCGAATACTACATTGAATTGTTCAAACCAAGCACGTGGTTGTTTATAAATTGATTGCCATGTTGTAATCAATACATCAGACGTAATGTCTTTAGTGAAACCACTGTATAATTTCTGACAGTATCTATCAACTGGCCACTGGTTAACATATGAGTAGTCTTCAAAATCTTTATACATCTGTTCAACAAGTGATGTTGTTGGTACGATAAGAATACATTTCTTACCAGTACCTACGTAATGTCTCATCAGCGTATAGATTATTAGGGATTTACCTGATGCGGTAGGAGAGAGCAACATAGCACGATGTTCATTCATGCATTTTTGTATTGCGTCTAATTGATAGTCACGAATCTCGATTGATTCGCCACGTGCTGTTAGTTCTAAACTATCAGCAAACTCTTCAACATTTTCATATGTAAAATTGCCTACTGGTAGTTTTTTGTATGTATCATTTTTAGCATCAAGGAATTGATAACCATTGCGATTAGCAAATTCTCTAACATAACTATACAATCCTGCGTATAATGTTTTACGATGGATATCATATAATCTTATCTTCCCATCCCATAGACGTGCTTTATATGCTGGCATAAACTTAGCACCTGGAACTTCGAATGTAAAAAAGTTTGCCAGTTCTTGTTCTATTCCTGCATCTGAAAACACACGGATATATACATCATCAACTTGTTCTACGTATATCTTCATTACATTCCAACTAAAAATTCTTTCCATTGAATACCATTTCTAATTTGCCAATCACGTTGTTTGATTGCATTTAGAACTGACTCAAGAAACATAACAACAGTATTCAAGTATTCAACTTTCTGTTGCATTTGAACAAGGTCGGTGTCGCCTTCTAAAAATTCTTCCATCTCATTCTTTAATGGTTTTAGTCCTTGCCACTGTAACCATCCAAGATCTTCTAACTCTTGACGTGATAGTTCACCACGATAGTAGCGAAACTTATTCTTGCGAAGAATATTATAGTCGCCTTTGAGTTTACTCAATTTTAGTTTATAACTTACAAGATACTGAATATACTCTGCGTGAAGATTTGGTGTATATGTTGATGCTTCACCAAGATGATCATCATCAATCGAACAGTCGTCTTCCCATTTCTTCATCAATTGCTCAAGATTCATAACAACTCCAATTTTAATTATGCAAATTCGTAATACGTATACTTAAATGTAGCATTTCCAATCAAATATGTAACATCAGTATCAACACCTGTGAATGTCAATGTGTCTAGCGATGTCGGAAATACGTTCCTGAAGTTTAATAGTATATTCTCACTGTTATTATTTGTCAAAATAAAAAGCGAAGCATCTGAATAGTTCTTCGATAAATCATTTCGATCTGTTATACCACTAACTGTGTCTTGAGTAACACCATTTGGGAATGCTGCTGTTGGAAAAGATTGATCAATCTTTTGAAAGTTTACATATTGTTGATAATTTTGTGGAAATCCAAGACCATACATCCATCCTTGAATTGCTTTAAAATTTTCCATGTTTTTATCAATCAAAAACTGTACTTGTAAATCAGAAAAAGTAAGGGTGTCGCCAGGAAGTGGAATTGCTGTGAATGGTGTTCCGAATGATGGCTCACCAAGCACGATGCCTGGAAGATTTACTGTTTGGCAGTAAAATTGTAATTTTGGTAGTTTTTGAATACCGAATCGAAAACCAGTGGGCGACAGTGGATTGATGTTGTCTGGTATTTTGGTTTTCCATTCTGCTGCTACTTGGATAGTCATTTATGTATCTCCTGAGATAATCCACTATTTATATGTGAAAAAAAGGGCACCGAAGTGCCCTTTTAAGTACTGATCTTACGTCAGCTTCATCAATTATAGTACGTTCTGTACACGTACACGGCGATAGTATACGTTGTTGTTAGAACCAATTGAAGATGCTAATGTAGTACCTGTTGCGAATGGGTTAGCAGCCATACCGTAACGTGTCTTGAAACCAATTTTAGGTTGGAAGGTGTTAGGATCAACAGCACGAACCATTTGTAGAGGTACGTATGGGCAGTAGAATACACCAGCGTCAAACGCTGAAGCACCTTTGTAACCAACTACATAGAATTGGTCGTTTGCGCCACCATTAGATGCATATGGATCGATATAAACTTTATAACGACCATTCAATACGCCAGCGAAAGTATTACCTGTATCATCAACAGTTAGGTTAGTTGATAGAGCAGGAGCGTAGTCAAGAACACCAGCCATTGCTAATGCAGATGCAACATCTGAAGAGCAAAGGATGAAGTTACCTTTTCCACGACGTGTTTCTTGAGCGATTACGTTAGCATCACGTTCGATTTGGAACAATAGACCTTTGAATTTCTCAACAGACCAACGACCATTAGAGTCAGTATCCAAGTCAAAAACACCAGCTGTTGTAACTGTACCACTGTTAGCACCAGACTTAGCTGTGTAATAGATTGTACGGATAACTTCACGATTGATTTCGGCAAGAATTTCTGTTGAAAGAATATTGCTTAGTTCGCTTTCAGCGTCAAGACCATGAACTGATTTCAAGTCTTGTGCTAATTCGATTGAGTATTCAGCCTTTAGAGCACGTGACTTAGCAGTAACGCTTGTCTTCTCGATTGAGAATGCCATTTGGTTGAATGTTGTAGAACCAGGACCTGGATCAGAAGCAGGTGAAGCACCTGTTTGTGAAGATGTATAACCACCTTCAGCCTGAGCTGTAGTCATACCACCTGGAGCATTAACTGAACCAAACCAGTTAGAACCAGAGATAGTTGATTCGTTTGTGTTAGCACCTAAGTCACCACCAGAGAACTCAGCGTCAGCTTCGTTGTATAGTGCCTCAGTACCACCTTGTGTTGAATAACGTGACTTCATCGCGAAGATTAAGCCAGTTGGACCAGTCATCGGTTGAACACCGCAAATGTCATAAGCGATCATTTGTGGAGCAGCACGACGTACTAGGTTGATAAGGATTGGGTCATACTTAGCAACACCACCAGTGTCTGGGTTTGTTGATGAACCATTATAGTTGGACATAGTTGGAACAGCTTCGAACAATGCGCTACGCTCTTCGCGTAATGCCTTTTCTTGGTTTTCCAAAAGAACTGCAGTAACTTCTTTACGGTACTGGTCTTTGATTTCTGGCGCAGATTCGTGTTCTAGAATCGGTGCCCATTTTTTTACGAGATCTTCTCTTAACATCATTGTAGTTTCTCCTGAAAGGGTTTTGTTTTTATCTTAGTTTCTTAATTGCTGAAGCATAATGAGCCACTGATTCATTAATCATCTGCTCATCAGTTGACACTTCAGTATCAACATCTTTAGCCACAGGGGATGACTTCTTGAAATATGATTCACGAATCAACTGTAGTTTACCTTGTAGGGTATCAGCATCTTCGCTAACAATTTCAGCTGCCAAACCTTTGAATTTCTCTGCTTCTGTGTCAGTTAAACCTTCACATAAGCCAGAAACGATTTCTGCTCGCTTCATTTCTGCAATTTGCTTGCTCATTTCAATATTTGCATTTACGGAATCATTCAATTTGCTGCCTAATTCACTGACTTGTTCTTCAAGTGATCCTAGAACATCATACTTCTCTGCTGGGACATCGACGTAGTGCTCTTCGAATACTCTCTTGATACCATCAATGAAAGATTCTGCAAGTTCAGCTTTAATTCCGCTTTCGAGGGCAAGTTCATTCTGTTTCATCCACTGCTCGGTAATATAACCGAGATATCCATCAACCTTTTCAACGAGTTCCTCTTTAATTTTCACAAACTCTTCTACGAGTTGTGCATCATACTGCTCTTGGATTTTAACAAGTTCAGTTTTGATTCTTGACGTAACAGCTGCTTCAAAAATAGTAGCTGCTTTTTCTTTAAATTCTTCTGATAGGTCTTCACCATCAACTAATGCTGCAACATCTTCAGCCATGCCATGAGAAACACCACCTGGAGTGATGTCAATCTTTGCGCCAGCAGCTTTGTATTGACCAGCAACTGGATCTTTTACACTTGGCTGTGGCTCAGAGCCAGCACCACCTTGACCAGCCTTAGATTGGTCTTTAGATGTTCCAGCAGCTGGAGGTGCAAAGTTGTTGTTACGATCGTTGTCGTCATTGTCGCCATCAACATTAGTATCAGAAGATACTTGTTTGTTTGATTTTTCTTTGATTGTTGCTTTAGCAGATGTGCCGTTAGAACCTTCTGATGCTTCACCATCTGGATCTTGACCATTAATGGTTTTTAATTCCTGAAGTTTTTGCGATTCAGCTAACAATTCTGCGATTTTTCTTTCAATTGACATTCTAGTCTCCTGTTTTTAAGTAGGTTATGTCCGATTAGTTTCGATAAAGTCTATTTATAATTTTCAAAGTTTAGATAAAAACTTCTGAAATTCAATAATAGATTGTTCTTTAAGTCTTCTAGAAGGAGTGTTTCGGATAGTTCTTTTTGCTTCTTCTATGTTTCTTTGCACATATTTTCCATCAACATATACCCACTCTACGTTTTCCATAATGCCACGAACGAAGGCATCTGGAGCACTTGGGTCGGCGACGATATCAGCTGCAGTTGATAACATAAAGTCATCCTGAACAATCTGAACACCTTCGTTGTTTGCTTTTAGAGATCCAAGCGCACGGCTTGAAACACCAAGATTTGCGCCACCATCAAGCAATCCTCTTGCGATCATACCCATTGGTGTCTCTAAAATTTTGGCTCTACCAATCCAGTTTGTTCCTTCTTTCTTTAAAGAAGTAATCATGTGTGAAACACGATCTAGATTGATTGTTGGTGTATCAGGATGTCCCAATTCACCATAAGCACGATTCTTTTCAACATACTCTTTGATGTAACGATTAACTTCATTATCCATTGTTTTCTCTGGATACATACGACCATTACGATTCTTGAGTTCTGATTGGAGGTACACACCTTCAATGTAATATTGTTTACCCTTACCTAGTTTTTCTTCAACTATGTAACTTGTTTGTTCAAAAACTTCTCTAATTAGTTTCATGATTAACTTCCTACAGCAGCTGGGTTATCACCACCACCAAATTGAGCAGTCTCAACTTTAGGTGAGTATCCAGTTTGTTTACGTAGTTTGAGAATTAGAGTTGCTTCAGCACCAGCAATAGTAACTACGATATCAGAAGTGTTGTTTTGCGTTTGCGCAAACCCTTGTCCTTGAAAATCAAACGTACCACTGTTTTCTGGTGCGAATGTCATTTGGTTAACAGAGTTGCGAGTAACAGTAATTGCTGATGTCAGTAAACCAGAAACCATATAACCAGTAATATCAACAGTTGGTGTACCACCAGAAGTAAGTGACTGTGATGATGCAAGTATATCTGAGTTTAGAGTGATAGTTGCTGAAGCAGCAGTACCACTAACTTGGACGATTGTCTCTAAGTTAGTGTTTCTTAAAATTGTTTTTGTAACAGCCATTTGTTATCCTTGTAATTGTCTGACTACTGACACAAAATTATCTCTACTTTCTGTCATATAATCAATAATCTCTTGTTTATCATTACAATTATTTAGCAATTCACTGATCTTTTGCATCGTTTGTTCACCGATAGCAACTTGTTTACCATCATTTAATTTAAAATCTAATTTTGTATCAAAAATGTTGGCAGTTTTATAAGAATTTCTCATCTCCAACAAAACTGGATCAATAGTAAAAACCTTAGAGGAAGCAAGAGTCATGTAGTTTTCAATAAGTTTGGTCGTAATTTTAGTATCTTCGTTATATTTTTTGATAATCGATGCAATCTTAGTTTCTGATATGTCTTCGTATAGTCTTATCTTCGTCTTGCTTGCTGTCTCTTGTAAATCAATATAATCTCTTACTTCCTCTAAACTTTCTAACCTTACCTCTAACTGAATACCATCAACAAAATATTCACCTTTATCATTTTCCACAATTTTGTGGTTGTAATGTGAAGCAACGGAAACTACGTTGCCGTAGTTCCCTTGTGAACTGTATAGTTTGCTAACAAACTCATTCAGTTTCATCTGCCTGTTCCTCTGTTGCTAATTCTTCTACTTCAATATCTTCTTCTGCAACAGGATTAAAATATGTGTTAGCAACTTCTTGACGATATGTATCAATTCTATCTGCTACTCTAGTAACCATCACATCATTGAATATTGCCTCAGATCCTACTGGGTTTTCATCAATAATTGTATCAATCAGTTCGCGAATTTTGTCATCCATAATTACTCTCCTTGTTGTTGGGCAGTTGGTGCTTCCTGTGCTTCAGGTGGAGCATTTTGCTGCAAATAATTTTGTTGGGCTGTTTGTGTAACACCAGCAACCATACCTTGATGGTCAGCTGCCACAACATCCAAATCTTTCTCAGTTTCAATCTGAGTCTGAATTTCTTTAATATCCTGATCAGTCAAGCGTAGGATCTTAGATTGGATATACTCTCTTGAGTAATATTTACCAACGAAAGGATCCATTTGTTGCACCATTGCAACACGACCATTCACGATTTCATTTTCTTTTAGTTCTGAATAGTAATTATCTCTTACATAATCAAAACGAATATTCTTTTTAAGTTCATCCCATTCATCTTCACGAATAATTCCTTTAAGAATCAATTGAACACGAATTACCTCTAAAAACAACATAGAGAAACGTGCACGAAGTCTATCAATAAACTTTGAAAACTTCACCTCATCACGAGATATTTCTGAAGATTTACCAAGATTGAAGCCATTTGATTCTTGGCTTTGTCTTGACATTGGGACGTTCAATGACATAAGCAATTTTGTCTTGAAGTAAGTGACGTCATCCATCTGTCCTAGATTCTGACCACCCTGCAATGTTGTAATTTCTGTACCCTTGCCACCTTCGCGACGAGGCATCCAGAAATCTTCAAGCATTGACATATGCTTACGGTCATCTCTAATCTCACCAGTTGTTGCATCATAAACAAGTTTATTACGATACTTGTTCATAATATCACGGATATATTGTTCCGCTTTAATCTTTGGTAAGTTACCCACGTCAATATAGAAAATACGACGTTCAGGCGCACGACTTACTCGATAGATAACGATTGAATCCTCAAGCATTTTCAACATGTTAACTGGCTTAATTGCCTTGTGTAAATAACTTAGAACCAAGTTCTTAGTTGTATCAACAAGACCAGATGTGCATGAAACAACACTATCTGCGCTCAGTTTAACACCTTGTGCTGCTGAGTTTGTGATACCTTTGTCATTAAAAACATAATAATCTTTTATGTCAGTAATAACATCTGTACCAGTTTGCTTTACACGCTCTTTCTTGACTTCTTTTACTTTACGAATCTTAAGAGCATCAATATAACGAAGTTCTTTGATACCTGCTTTTGGATCTTTCTCATCAATCAATACTTGATAATGAGTTTTTCCATCAACATACCATGTTCTAAAAATGTCATGTCCCTTTTGGTGGAAACCCAAAAGAGCAAGGACATTAGTAAACTCGTCATTAAATTTTTTCTTGATATTGTCAGATAATTTGACAGAATCAAGATTAAGTTTGATTGGTGGTTGATTATCTACAACCACCAATGCTTCATTTACGATATCTTCAATCGCAGCGTCAACTTCCGTATATCCTGCGATCTCTCTATACTTTCTAATTAAATCAACATCATTCTGTATAATTGTATCCGTATTAAGGACTTGCGCATAGTATCCAGCTTGTGATGCTACTAAGGCAGAACCATCATCAACTGGTGGGTTCACCACTGATTCTAGTTGTTCATCCTTCTTACGTTTTATTTCAAAGCCAAAAAATTGCATAGTATCTCCACCAAAGCATTAATAAATTAAATCGAAATAGGTACGTTAATTCCACCAATGTTGACGTTTGTCGATGCTGAAACTAAACCACCTGTACCAGATGTACTTGTTTCTGATGTCCAGTAATTGTATTGGAAAGTTGTTGTAAACTCTTCAATTTGATTATTGGTATCAAAGTTAAGTTCAATTGCTGATAACTCTGTTGGGTATGCGTCAACAAACTTATAATGTTTAACTGGCGTACCATTACGATCTAGTTGATATACATCTAAGTCAACTTGGTAATCGCCAGGACGTAAACGACCTGTGTTATTTGCTACATCGTTAATACCATTCATCCATGATTCAAATGCATTACGTAATGCAAAGTCATTGTCATTGATGATAGTAACTGTCCAAGGTGCGAAAGTTCTTTCGCCAGCCAAGTTTACTTGACGACCACGGAAGTTAACTGGGGTGTTATCGATTGTTGATGCTGGTAGTTGTGCGCCTTTACAAACGAATTGTCCTTTTGCGCTCAACAAAGCACCACCAGCCACATATCTTGGGAATGTTAACTGAACGAAAAACTGGTTCGCTCTAGCACCACCCCCAAGTAGATTGGCTTTAAATGCGTCAATATTTGCCATTTAATTTCTCTCCTGTTTATTGTTTATTTAGGGGTTATCCACCGATCTCATCAAACGAAACGCTTGTTCTAGCAGCAACAAAATTAAGAGTAATAAAGTTGATAGAACGAGCAGGTTTGATATAGATGTCAGCAACGAACTGATTGGTATCGATAATCTGACCAGTGTTGTTTGATTCATCACAAACAACTTTATAGTCATAGATACCACGGCGACCTTGAACATCACGTAGGAATGGCTCTACTAAGTTGCGGAATTGAGCACGAGTGAAACCATCGTTGAATTCGAACAACTGGAATTTAGCAGCTGTAGAGATTGACTTCTCAAGAATAATAAACAAGCGACGCACGTTAATACGATCAAAAGCGGATGGCTTAGATTGTAGAGTTTTGTCACCAAACAACACAGTACCTTGTCCTGGGAATGTAGTTACTGGGTTGATACCATTCTTGTAAAGTGTATCACGTTCTGCTTGACTTGGATTGTAAGAAAGTTTAACAACATTCTTAATTACACCACGATTATAACCACCTGGAGAGAACCATGGGTCAGCAGTAAAGTCAGTACGAGCACATAGACCAGCTACGTCACCATTCAATGGTACATAGATGTATTTGTCATTATACTTATCGTACATATATTTGTAACCAGAGTCCATAGAAGCATATGAACTTGATGTGTTAACAGCATTTGAAGATGCAGTTCTGTAGCTGATCAAATTGTTAAACAATGTTGAAGTAGTACAGATTGTTAATGAAGAACCATCGTCTTTAGCAGCTGATACGAATGCGATACAATCTTTACGAACCTCAGCAACGCTTTGGATTACATAGTTAGCAACAACTGATTCAACTTCACCAGTAGCAATTAAACCGATGTCGATATTTTCTGTGTTAGTGAACAAACCGAAAGCAGTTTGTAAACCAGATTTGATAGCTGCATCATGTGCTTTAGAAGAAACTGTATATCCGTCAACACCTTTACCGTTTGACATAATAGCAAGAGCACCTGATGACTCTGTCAAATTATAACCAAGATATGATGTATATGGACGCTTAAATGTCTTAAACACTGTATTAGAACCCATACCAAGAGCATTAATGCTAACACCAAAAGCAGCAGCAGAAGATGTATTTTGATATGTAGTTGAAACAACTGCATCTAGATGTTGCATCAACCAAGCGTAATCAGAGTTACGATTTAGTTGAGTTTTGTAGTAGTTAATTGTACCATCGTTTAACACAGCATCAGATGCTTTAGAAACAGCAGTAAATTTCTCTAGTATTTGTCCTTGAACACCAGTAAAGTAACCAAGACGATCAACAACAACAATGTGCATTTCATCTTTAGCAGAAGAATAACCATTGTTAGATAGGTATGTTGATGTTGCTGGAGCTGTTACGAATGAATCATAATATTCCCACTTGAACACGATTGACACGATACCAGAAGTAATCGCTGGGTTAGATGTCAATGTAGCAGCTGATGCGCTAGTGATAGAAGCGATAGCAGATGTACCCAATAGAGTACCAGTACCTGCAGAACCTGACCAGAACTGAACTACTGTACCAACAGTAGCTTGAGTAGTTATAGCACCACCAGTAATAGACAATGCTGTTGAGTTTTGTGTAGCAGCAATAGTACCTGTAGCTGTTTGGCTGAAAGAATCAGCATCAGCAACAGAAATCTTCAATGAGTTACCCATTGAACCTGGATACTTGGCGATAGTTGACACTGTTGTTGCTGAATAACTTGCGTAGTTAGCAACATAGTCATCTGAACTCTTAACTGTAACTGCAGTAACATCTTCAGACTGAGCATTAAACGCAGTCGGAACACCAGATGTGTATGGCAAAGCACGAACAACTACCATATTGCTTGAATATGATAAGAAGTTTGCTGCAGTAAAGAATGAGCGAGCAATAAAATCATTAACACCTACTGGTTTACCAAATGTAGATGCTAAATCTGCTTCAGATCCTAATGTTAGTGCTTGTTCGGCAGGTCCCCAGCGGAAAAATCCAGCTGTTGCGCCTACAGAGGCAGCGATTTGAGGAATTACCAGCGAGAGATCTTTCTCTACAACTGATATTCCTGGAGAAACTTGAAATGGCATGGCTATATCTCCTTGATACGATTATTTGTCGTTGTTAAACAACCCTATGTTTCATCTTTTTATTTAGTAATTTGGTGATTTCAGAAGTTTTGAATCACTTCTTCTGGTCTTCCATCATCAATAAACCCAAATGGAGTCAATTCTTCTTCAATCGCTTTCATTTGTTTTTCGTACATACTCTTTCTCAGATTAACATCTTTAATGCTTAAATCTTTGAAATACGTATTTGTTGTCAACCAACCAAATAACACCAATGGCATAACCAAGTCATCGTGATACCCATCATCGGCTTCGTAGGATCCCTTTTTCTCAATAAATGTTGATATTTCAGAAATTGTATCGATATCATTTACAATCAATTTATTTTCTTCAACCATACTCTTAAAATTGTGGCAACCGATGCGTTTTACACGCTTATCTGTATTTACCCCAAACTGAACCTTACCTCCACCAAAACCACCTGAGACAACTTGACCCATGGTAGTTCTATTTACGAAAATTATATTTTCATACATTAGTTCATCGTGCAAGATGTAAGCAACCTGTTCGCTAATGTTAATTTCAATTAATACATATGCATCATTATAGTCTGTCGCAATCTTATGTATTACGTTAGGATACAACAGAGGACTTATCTTATTGTTTCTATACTTACCAACCATTTTATAAGGCAACTCTGTCATGTCAACAATCACAAATGCAGAGTAGTCACCACCAACACCTTTAGCGATGTCAGCAATAATACAGTACTGGTGTCCTTTCTTAGGATACTCAGTTAAATCTAAACCATCTTTAGTATGTATAATTTCATCTGGGGATAGTTTAGCAATAGTAGATGCATCAACAAGGGTTAAACTAGAACCCAAGAATTTACACATTACCTCTTGGTTGTATTTCAACTCACCAAGTTGACGACGCTGTTCTTCAGCCCATGCTTCATCACGTCCTGGAATTTTCCAGTAAGGAATGAACATAGGAACAAAGTCATTACGACCTTTCTCTGCATCGTTCCAGAATTTCCAGAAATGATTATAACCCAATGGGGTTGAGGTAATCAAAATCTTAGATGTCGTACCAGCAGAGATCGTTGGATAGACAGAAGTAAAGAAAGATTCAGCAACAGTATTCGGAATAATCGCTGCTTCGTCAATATACAACAAGTTAACTGACTTAGAACGAATACCAGCTGCTGTTGTTGCAGCAGTAAATACCTTTGAACCATTCTCTAATTCAACATCTCCCTTGTTCCAAGTAGTTACCCCCTGCTGCATCCAAAGTGGCAAATTCTCGTACATTAATTGATATCTAGAGAGAATTTCACGAGCAGTTGATGCTTTATTGGCCAAAATCGCCACGTTTTTGCTACCCTGAAACAAAGTGTACCATAATATATATGCAGCTGCAGTTGTTGTTTTACCTTGCTGACGACCTTCCATAATAATAACTTTACGATTATTGTGGATCGTTTCAATTTTTTCTTTTTGACATTCGTATAATTTAAACTGTTGTAAACCTTTGTCAATCGTAACAATATAACAATAATTATCTACAAAATAAACTGGGTCTTGCGAACATTTGATGTATTCTTGGATGTTCTCTTGAGTAAACTCAACAACAACACCAGCAGCTTTTAAATTCGAATTAGCATTATATGTTTTTGCCATTTAGAAATCGCCCAATGTCCAACTTTGCGTTACAGGAATGGGATCTGTTGCTACTGGTGTAGTTGATGGAGTAACAGAAACATTAAATGTCTCAAGTGTCTGATTAACATCTGCGCCAGCAACATCAGTAGTTGGATTAATAACAGTGGCAGTAACTGTCTTAATAACCTTAGAAGTTGTAATTGGTCCAAACATTTGCGTTTTCATTGTAAATGTTAGAGTATAAATTACAGATCTTTTTGTTTCAAACTGACCATCGTAGTCATCTGTCAATGAGACTGAATTTAAAACTGTAGGCACATCATATGTATATCCCATATCTGGGTCCAAATTAACAGTCACATTATAATGTGGTGTAAAGAAAGGAAGAATCTGCTCAACAATTTGAAGAGCATCTTCTTGCGTTTTTGCTAAGATGTATAATTGAATAGACAAGTTATATGGAACAGGAACAAACTGCTCACGTCTTACTGTTCCATCTGTTGTATCTTGTACAGCAAGTTTGTTAATTGAGTGTAGTTTTCTTGCGTTATCGTATTGAAAATCTGTAATTTCAAAAGTCATTCTTGGCAACACAATCTCGATCGGACGATTGTTATCTAAATCTGGATCCATCTCAGTACGAACCAACCATTTTTCTTTTGGTCCATATGTAATTGGCACTTTGATGAATTGATTGTCTGTGCCATCAAGATTGTCTCTTTTTACATAGATATCATTAAACAGTTTACCGAAAACGATAATGCTATTTTTTACTGTTGAGAAATAAAAATGTGAATGATTAAGCATCGTTTACTTCTCCGAATGGATTTGTTTCATCAAAATCGATTAATCCTGAACCTGCGACATCAAGATTAGTATTATCTGTTTGATCAGTTGTTGGTCCAGTTGCTTGCTCTAATGAAATATCTAAACCAGATTCGGTATCAAATATTTCTCCATGTTCAGCACGAATATAAGGTTGATCATATGTGAAGTTATCTTCAATTGCATCAATTTCAGCAACACCAGTTTCAAGTTTCTCACTAGCATACTGGAATGTTTCAATTCTTAACTTGTAAACATACAATTTACCAAGCTGATAGAATGGGTCTTCGTGTTCTACGAAACGAACCTCAAACAATTTCTTTGTGAGTGGGAAATATATCAAGTCGCCCTCTGCTGGACGTGTAAGTCTTGTTACATTATGACGTGCAATTTCTTTTTCCCAAGTGCGACGAGCAACTACTAATGTTGCTGATTTCTCTACTTCAATACCAAACTTTTGTAAAAATGTTCCTTGACCTTGGAAGTCATCAACATCTTCAAAATACATTTCTATTTGATAGGCTGCTTCGAATTTAGAAAGCACATCTTCACCGAACACGATATCCTTGGCAACAAGAATACGTGGAATGTAGTACACGTCCTGACCATAAATCTTAAGAGACTCAACGATTAAGTCTTCTACTAGATATTGTTCAGATCGTGTTCCTTGTGTGAAGTATACATTTCTAGCCATTTCATCCTACCATAAAGTCTGCTGGCAATGAGAACATAGTTTGAATTTCTTGTTCCAACTCTTCTTTTTCTTGAACTGCTTCGGCATATAATTTATCGCCATCAAGAGTAACGCCACCTGGAAGAGCAATACCAGAAAACTTTTTAATATTTGTTGCCCATTGTTTTTTAACTAAACAAGTAGCATAACGCTTTAACCAAATATCATTCCAAACACTAGCCCACAATTCTGGATCCATAGCACGATAGCAGTCTACAATAATATACATACTAGAATGTAATTCATGACTCCATGATTGATCGATATACAAACGATTTTGATGTTTGTTAAATCTTAATGGCTTTGAACCATTTAACAATAAGTCAAGAGTAGCGATATAATCGCGAACTGTGCTGTAGTAAACAAGACTTGTGTTTGTTAAATCATATAGATCGTTAAGACGTAGTTGGTATTGTAGGTTAAACAAACCATCAGTACCACCAGAAGCAGTATTATCGCCAGAGTATGGGAAAATATTACGAACACCAATAATCAGTTCGTTGAGAGGAATATATCCGTTGGTGATATCTGTTTGTGTTACTTGATACTTGAGATAAATGCGTTCAACACCATCATAATGAAATTCTTGAAAGTATTGAAGTGCTTCGTCTATACGATCAGAAACTTGATCGTCGTCTACGTTAATTTCAACTACTGGTGCTCCAAGTTTACGGAGCACGTAATCAATTAAAGTATCTCTAGTAGTTGGGTGTGCCATATTACGCTTGTGCCTCTGTCCAAGATAAACGAGAAGCGATATTACCTGGAGGTGCAACAATTAGTGTACCATTAATACCACTGGTTGAGTTCTTAGAGAATGCTAAGTCAAAACCACCACCAGCTTTTGCAGTAATTGCTTGTACAATAGAACCAACAGGAATACCACCATTTGACTGGAAAACAACCCAACCTAAGTTAATACCAGTAACATCACCAACAGTAACAATTGGAGAACCAGTTGTTGTAACTGTTGGACTTACTACAATTGGTGTTGCCACGTTTGACGCAACAACAGTAATAATATCTGGACCATCAGGATAGATACCAGTACCAGAACTGAGTGTTAGAGTGTTAGTAGTACCACCACCAAGAATAGAATTACCCAAATCACGAACTGGTGTTAAATCAAAAGATGTAACAGCATATGCGCTACCACCACCACCTTGATCCGTATAGAACGCAAAGATTGTTTCGCCACCAGTAATCTGAGTACCAGTTGGGTGATAAGCAATTTGTGATAAACTTGAACCACCAACTGCTTGGAATGTTGGTGCATTTGTAACAAATTTTGGATTCAAAACGATACGTACGAAAAACGCACCATTGGTTGTAATACCAAGTGAGTTTAATTTTAACTGCATTCTGTTAACAAGTTCTTTATATCCAAGAACACCAGTTGAGCCATTATCAACAGAAGGCGACATACGCAAACTAATAACAGCGTTCAAAGTTGATGTGTAGTTTGTAATGTAAGCTGAATTACCTGCCGTGAAAACCAAAGATTTATCGTCATCGAAACGACCATCCATAATTACAGAAGTACCCCAGTGGTTAGCTGTTGGTGAGAATTGTTGAGTATGTAAATAAACAGGAATCGCAGGTCCAGCATTACTATATGTATGCGTTGGTCCGTTGTTGTTTGAACTGTTAAAGTTACTACTCATTGAGTAGATGATAAAATCACTAATACTAGCACTGGCAGTACATGCTTGGCTTAATTCAATTGTTGAGTTTGTTTGATTATAACCAGTAATATATGTATTTTCTGGAATACCTGTTCCTGTTACATAACATCCAACTGGCACCATGTTAGCAGAGTTACCAATACCGTTAACAGCGAAACCTTTTGTTGTTGTTAATGTATTACTACCAGTTACTGTTGCTACTGTACCACCAGATACGAAATAATCTGAACGATAACCAGCATAAGTAGCACCTGTCATTCCTAATCCAGCACCACGTTGTGTAACAGTAAATGTATTTGTGCTATCATCTTTAGAAGTATAATAGACATACTCATAATAATCAGCAGTTCCTGGACCACCAGCTGCTAATGCTGCGTCAGTATTATCTTTTCCTGGATTTGCGATTAATAGAATACCGCTGTTTGGAAATCCAGAAGTGTCAGTAACAGTTAATGTATTATTACCAGAAGTAAAATTAGCAGCAAGTGATGTATATGGAACAAAAGTATTTACTTCATAACGTGCTGGTAAGTTACCAGAACGCATATATGCTTCAGTATTAATGTTTGAGTTGACAATTCTGTGACAGTAAATAATATTACCATTTTGGTCTTTAAAACCGAAACGAATAGCACCAGCACCATACCATGCATAGTCGGCATATAACATCTGCATCTTGTTAAGATCTAATGTGAAACCAGATGGACCATATCCATCGCAGCGATCAATATTCCAAGTTGATTGTGGGATTTTTGTTTCAGTAATTTTACTAACAACACCAGCTGTTAATGTTGCGTTACCACGATACTCTGGCGATATGCGCAGTCTAGTATCATTGATGATTTCCATAACTCGATATGCCAAACCACGAATATTAACCCAGTCGCCTGGATTTAATTGTTTTAAGAATTTAGTTTGTTTAGCAGTTCCGAGAGATGTAACAGAGTTAATTACATCTGAACCATTGGTTGCAGTAATCAAACCAGACAACTGAGTTGTTGAGTTTCTTTTTACTGCATATAACTTTTGCCCATCAAATTCAAAAAAGAATCCATTTGATTGATCAAACATACCAACACGAATCATACCACCTCTCCACCCAACAATAGCAACTTGAGGGAAACCAGTAGCAGCAGTTGTTGATGGGGTTGTTGATGGTGTATATGTAAATTCAAATTCATTGTTTACGTCAAGAACTGTAAATGAGCCATTATAACCTGCTTCAGTTGCATTGAAAATAGTAATAGTATCTCCTGGTTGCAAGTTGTGTTGCTCTTTTGTAGTAGCAGTACACGTACCAGTACCAGAAGAATATGTCAGCGCATCAAGTGTAAAGTTTGGACGTAAAACAGTACCAGTCGAGAATTGAACACCTTTACCAGATTGATAACGGAAATAACGACGAGTCTGTCTAATTGCTTGGTAATTGTGAGATTGAGTATTAACAGAGAAACGAACACCACCATCATATGGACGATGGGCAAATGTAGATTCGTTACGAACGTAACAAACCATTGTACCAATATTACTAATTGTTGGCACTAATGAACCAGCTGGCATAATAACGCCAAATCTATTTGGTCCATAAATCGCAACAACTTGATATGATTGACGTCCTGGGTTTGTACCAGCAGCAACAGTTGCTTGACCAGTAATATAAACAAGATTACCAACACTCAAAGCATGAGTTCTTGCTGTTGTGAAAACAACAATGATATCGTTAGCAGCTGAACCAGCAGCAGTTGCTGAATATGCAGTTGCGCTTGATAAAGCAATAGAGGAATTAGAATAAAACTGACCCAAGAATGCTAATGTACCACCATTGTTGTAAACTGATCCAGTTACTCCAGAGAATTTAGCTGAGCCACGGAAAGTAATATCCCAACGTGTTGGACTAGATGCTGGTGCTGATGTTTCAACCAAGAAACCACCATTTGCGCCAGTAAACAATGAATCCTGAACTTGAACAGGAGTATCAACTGTAGGGAATTGTTGTGGCGCATATTTAAATGCGCTTGATGTTATAGCAACTGCAGCATTTGCTTGTAATGTTAATGAAGTATCTGTTTCAACAGAAGAAACAATACCAATAAAAGTATCACTTGATGAATACAGTGCATTACCAGATTGAATTTGCGACAAGAATGTTGTACCTGCGCCAGTTACTGTTGTTGGATTTGCTGATGTTGAAGTAGTCATTGTACCAGTACCATTATTATAAGTACAGTTCAATGTAATTGTACGGCTACCATTCGTTGCTTGAATATCATATACACCAAGTTGTGATTGGAAGTCAACGAAGAACGATGGGCGTCCATTTAATGTTGATACGTTTTCCCATTTAGTTGGCTGAAGACCATATTCAAAGTCGGTATCAATTAATGACTGTGGTTGAGAAACACGCATCTTTTGGACTGGGTCCATATATGTTTCTGCTGGCACAATCTCTTGAATTGTATCATCGTACACAAACTGCAACGAGTCATTAGAAGACATCGTTGTTGTGTTATAATTTAAAGTAATTGTCGTTACACCATTGACAACAGTATATCCAGTTGCAGTTAAGTTAGGATCACTGAAGTTATAGATAACTTTGTTTTGTGTTACGTTGGTAATAAGAACAAGGTTTTCTCTTTGAATCGACTTCGGGATAATAACTACACGTGATGAAGGATTAAAGGTATAATATTGTTCAATCAGGACTTTCTTTGCCATTTGGGATGCTCCGTAAGGTATTCTTTATGTTATTTATATAATCCAGCGAACCTCTGGTTTAACTGGGAATGTTGGATTAACCTCAGGTCTAAGAAATAACTTTCTAACAGTATCTCTGTAATTTAACCAGTCCAAAGGATTTTCAATACATGATTGAACATCTGTTGTTGCTGCCCAATCAGATTCAGATAATAGTTTTTTTGCCTGCTGCTTGCAAGCATTTAATTTGGTTTGTAAAGCTACGTCATCATAAATAGCAAGAACATCTACCCATGTGATTGGTTGTGGTTCGTTCCAATCAGGTTTTACCCAGTCTAACTCTGCATCAAAAAAACGAATATGCTCTTTAAATTCTTGTTCACTTGTGACTGAATCAACAAAATATGCATCAACTTGTTTTTCTTTAGCAAGTTTTTTAGTCGCAATGATAATATCTGTATAAATCATGGTAAGAATTCCATTACCGTAAATGATGAGGTGTTTGCTGCACTGTATGATCCACTAGGAAATCCCCATGATCTATTTAAAATTAAAGAACGATCAGACCACGCATCAGCATGACGACCACGAATTCGTAAATCTATTGCAGTTCCTGCTTCAAATCCATGTGAATAACTTATCGATCCACTTGGATGATATACGTTATTTGTACCAGCATCAACTCCATTAAAATAACCACCAAAGTGTACGTTCTGCGATAAGTCAGTTGTTGTATTAGTAGCAAGAGCATTAGTAGATAAAATATTTGTTCCAGTAATTGGATTTGTTCCAACAGTAAACATAAAATGTGCTGAGTAGTCAGTAGTAACTGCTGTTCCATAATGTAAAATTGCAGTTAGCATAAGTTTTGAGGTCTTATACTTAGGATAAAATGTCATTGTTATTAGATCAGTATAATTAACAGTACTAAAATCTGTAAACGCAGTTGTTAATGCTTGTTTAGTCTGAACGATTGTACCAGATTGATTATTTGCTGGATTGTTATTTAATGCATACTGTAATGGTGCTAGATCTGAATTTTGAACTTGTGGGGGATTAATCTGTGTTCCGTACCATGTTAATCCACCATCAAATGTGGTAAACTGAAACACATCCAGTTTAAATGGTAGATTCTGAAGAACTGGATATCTTGAATCAAGTGTGCCATAAGCAGTCAATAATCCAAGGGTATTACCTAGTGGTCCGCTGTTTGGCCAAGTAAGATAAGATGGCCATGCGCCAATTACTCTATTGCCTAAGATATCTTGTTGTAGATAAACAGTTACTGTGGTTGCGCCAAGACTCTTATCAGGCACATTAGTAAACGTGATAGTTGGGAAGTTAGAAGAGAGGGTAATATTATGCTGAGGATAATTGCAATCAATAACCAAAGTTTCATTTGTTCCATGAACCTTCGTTACATATGAAGTGGTGATTCTATTCGTAAAAATAGAACCACCAACTTTTAGATCACCTTTTACTCCAACATTAGTACCAAGGGAGACGTTATCTCCCTCAGCAACTATTTGGTTACCAACCTTTAAACCATTTTGAGGTAAAGTAAGTTGAGTAGTCATTCATATTACGCTTGGGCTTCAGTCCATGATAGACGACTGTAGATGTTAGAAGCAGTCGAAGTCATTTGTGTAGCCATAATTGTAACTACGTCAGGTCCATTTGGATAGTACATCTGGCAAGATGTACCATGGTTACCGTTCTTAGATTGTGTATCAGCAGAACCACCACCAAGAACAGAGTTACCTAAGTCACGAACTACGTTCAAGTCGATACCTGTTGTTGTGTAACTTGTTGAACCAACAGTACTTGGAGGGTTCAAGTAGAAACCACCAATTGATTCACCACCTAACATTGTGTTAGCAGCACTGTAGATAAAGTATTGAGCCAACGAAGCACCAGTTTGGTTTAGCCAAGTGTAGTTGTTTTGTGGATAACCATTCAACACAACTTCAATCAACATAGAACCATTTGAGTAAACATCAAGACCACGAAGAACTAACTGCATACGGTTGATCAAATCACGTAGACCTTGAGCAGAACCACCTTGTCCGTTGTTAATCATTGGAGCAACACGGATACCCATAATTGCGTTTCTTGTGTATTGAGTAGCACCAATACCGAAAGCACTAGTAGAACCACGAGTAAACACGAATGATTTATCGTCATCGAAACGACCATCCATAATTACAGAAGTACCCCAGTGTTGGATAGTACTTGCTGATTGTGGAGCATGTAGAGATATTTGAATCGGACGAGTAGCACTATATGTATGTGTCACTGGAGGAGTTTGAGCCATCGCAGAGAAATATACAGTTGAAGCTGAGATGCTGTTAGTAATAGCACGTGACAATGTAATTGTTGTACCACTAATATCAGTTATAAAAGTGCTATGTGGAATTTGACCAATAGTACCAGTATAAACCATCATACCTTTCTGCAGGTTAGCAGCAGAAGAAACTGTTATTTGGGTAGCACCCTGTGTAGCAGTAACTGTTTGTGAAGAACCAGACTGTCCACGAGTACAACCAGTAAAGGAAGTAGTAGTAGTACCAGTATAGTTAAAGTATTCAAACACACCAGAAGAAGAACCAGTTGTACCGTGAATTAATGCAGTACCAACTGATGGGAATCCTGTTGTACTTGATACGTTAATTGTAGTATCAGCTTGGTTAACAGTAGAAGTGATTTGAGTATACACAGGAGTAGTGTTAGACTCATAACGAGCTGGTAAGTTACCAGAACGCATCCATGCTTCTTGGTTTTGGTTGTTGTTAATAACTTTATGGCAGTAAATTACGTTACCGTCTTGAGTACGAACACCCCAACGAATGAAACCAGCACCATACCAGCTGAAGTCCATATAGAACATCTGCATCTTGGCTGGATCCATAATATAACCTGATGGACCTGTACCGTCTAAACGATCTAAGTTCCACTGAGATTGTGGGATTCTTGTGTCAACACGTTTGCTAATAACAGCACGAGTTACGTTTGACTCACCACGGAACTGAGGAGCAATGTGGATTTCAGCATCAGAAACAATTTCCATTACTTTATAAGTTGCGCCACGAATTACAACATGGTCACCAACAACTAATTGCTTAGAGAACAGAGTATTGATTGAACCAGCACCAGTTGGGTTAGTAATTGCTGTTGAAGAAACGACATAATCGTTTGCGTTAACTGCACCATAACCAGCTAATTGTGTTGTAGAAGAACGGCGAACAATCCATTGAGTTTGACCATCATGTTCAAAGAAAATACCGTTTTGATCATCGTACAAACCGCAACGATTAACGTGACCATACCATCCGTCAACAGTTAATGAAGGAGTACCAGAAGCTGGTGAGTTCATACCACTTGTTGTAGCAGTATAGGTGAAACGATAGTTATCAATAACTGTGGTAACTGTAAAATTGCTAACTGCGCCAGTTGCGATATTGATTGTTGAGTTGTAACCAGATTCGTTACATCCAAGAACTCTAACAGATGCGCCTGGAAGAATACCGTGTGGGTATTTTGTAGAAACAGTTACTGTAGAACCAGAAGCAGTAATTTGTTCAACATATAATTGTGACTTCAATGAAGTACCAGTAGAGATCTGAACACCTTTACCTGATTGGTAACGGAAGTAACGACGAGTTTGGCGTAATAACTGTTGATTGTGGAAAGAATTGTTTGTTGAGAAGTGAACACCACCATCAAACGCACGATGCTTAGAAGTACCTGTAGGGATTACCATCAAGTTATCGGCTGAGAATGTACCAGCTGTACCAGTTGCTGAATCAGTATAGTAAGTAAAGATATATGGAGATGTAACACCAGTAACGCAATGAGTACCATATGTTGATGTTGCAACACCAGCTACTGTAGAACCAGAGTTTTGATCGTTACGAACAGCAACCCAGTTACCGATTTCTAAGTTATGTGGCTTAGAACATGTAATTGTAACAACTTGACCAGAAACAGAAGCAGTAATTGTACCACCGAAACCAGCATTGCTGTATAATGGTGCATCAAAAACTAGAGTTGGATAATCAGAATCTAATAGAGATGTTGATGGAGAAGCACCAGTTGTCCATGCTTCACGAGCACGGTAAGTAATTGTGTTACCTGACAACGCTTCAATAATGAAGAAGCCATCAGCTGGACCCCATGTTGTATCTGTAACATAGATAAATTGACCGATTGAGAAACCAGTTGCAGAAGCAAGAGCTACTTGAATAAAGCGAGAGTTGTTTGTCGCTGTAATTGAAGAGATTGTTGTTTGCGCACCTTGGTTACGACCCAATAATGGAAGACCAAGATAAACATATGGACCCATTTTATTATTGACTGTAGATAATTGTTCCCACTTTGTAGGTTGGAGACCATATTCAAAGTCAGTATCGACTAGAGCCTGTGGTTGGCTGATACGTAATTTACCTACTGGGTCAAGCTGAGATTCAGCAGGACGAGTAGCAATTTCATATTCATCAACAATAATTTGTAACTTATCTGTGTTACCCATTGATGTTGTGTTATAGTTTAATGTAATTTCAGTCCAAGTGTCATTGTTCGAACCAGCAAGACCCAAACTTGTGTTTGTTACGTAGCTGTTTGCGTTAATGATAGTACCGCCTGCGTTTTGCGTTGCGTTACCGACGAAGTTAGCAAAACCAGTTGCTTTTAAATTAGGATCACTGAAGTTGTAGATAACAGTGTTTGTTGTTACGTTCGTAATAAGCAGCAATTGTTCTCTTTTAAGAGGACGACGAATCGTGATCTTACGAGTTGATGCATTAAACGAGTAGTATTGGTCAGGTAGGACATTTCTTGCCATTTTAATTGTCTCCGTTAATTATTGGTCCAAGTTCTTTTATTTAGTCATTTATGAAAGCACCACAGGAACTGCTCTAAAAACATTCCTAGTGATTGTATCGGTTGTATTGATATATGTACCGAGTAATCTTCCGTAAAATCTTTGCGTTGTCAATGGTGCATCGGCAAATGTAATTACATTACTGGACACTGTGTAATTTCCACTTGGTACAACATCCATCTCTTGTGGAAATATGTATTGTTCATATGTGTTTATAACATATGGCGTTAAAATCATATTACCCAAGGTGATCAATAATGCATGAGGACTATCAACTGTTACTGCACTAAAATTTGAAGTCAAGTTGAATGTCTTTGTTGTATTATCAAACGAATTCGTTAAGTCATCTAAAACTGTAACAGTAGCTGCGTTTCTAAGATTGATCAAATTCTGATCGATCTCCGCATTCGTCAGGGGTGCACTTTTAGTAGTGTCCCCTGAGTTACTCAGCGTACGTAATGTTAGTGCACTAGCCACATCAACTCCCTATATTAAGGTGCGTTGATTGTGATAGTCCAAGTAATTGCTAATGTGTCAGCTGGGTCTTTGTTAACAACTGAGAAAGTTGTACGGCAAAGCATTGTACCACCAGATGAAGCATTGAAAATACCAGCTTCGTAAATACCAGTTGAACTCGCTGGGTTATTTGGTAGGAATGTACCAACATAAGTAACCACGTTAGATGCACTGCTTGCTGCTGGAGAAAACGTAACACGAGTACCAACTTCTGAGCCAAGTGCTGTATCACCAGCTGCTGCAGCAGTAGAACCAGTACCAATAGCCATGTGAGTCATAGCAGCTGGACTGTTTGATGTTGTTTTCAACATAGAAGCAGCAATAAAGTTTTTACCTGTATCAACTACCAAGTTATTAACATTTTGCTCTTGTTTAACTGTACCGTCTGGGGCAACAACTTGAATTTTCAAGCGTCCAACAGCACTCATATCTTCGTAAATCATTCTTTTTTTCTCCTTAGATCTAGAGTAGGAATCAAAATTCTACTGGTTTATTTATAATCTTCAAAATGTTGAGGTTGTTACACCATCCGCTGTGTAATCCTCGAGGAAATATGGCGAAGTATCTATAACATACGCACCACTATTAAAATTTCTCACAGAGCCAGAATCATTTGACTTTGGATTCTCTGTTATACCTTTATTTAGTCGTTTTGTTGCAGTATCTACAGGATTCAACAATTCAGTTGTATATGGATCATAATATTGAGCAATATCATATCCTGGATTAAATTCATTAAAATCGCTCCAAATTCTGGTGCTATACGATCCAGGTTTACGATTCCACTGTCTTGATGTTGAATCAGAATATGATGCATTGTCGAATTTTATAGTCTTCATATAACCATATGTCAACAATGTTTCATCGTATGATAAAATCTCATATGTATCCAACCAGAAAGTTGATGTAGAGTTACCAACTTGGGCGATACTTAAACTCTTTCCGATTGTTTGTGATGCCAATAATGTATGAGGGAATCCTTTAGTTGGTAAGAATTGGATTGTTTCTCCAAGTAAAATTGCTTCAGATTTCTTAGGCTGAATTTTCTTAGTTATAGTCTCAACTGGGAAAATAATCTCATAACTACTTGCTGGTAAAATCTGAACCAAATCTTGTTCAATAGTTATCTCATTAAAGTCTGACCAAATTGACTGTCGTTTACCAGCTGCTTTGCCATACTGTTTAGATGCCAATTCAGAAAGAGCCAGTGATTCAGATTTTGTGCCTTTACTTAATGATTTCTGAGCCAACTCAACACTCTTAACAATTTCAGGTGGTGTTCTCTTAAATGACGCAACTCTTGTTAACACATCAACTGCTTGGATAATTTCAGTTTTATATGGTGTGGCAAACAAGTCTGAGAATTCAGAATAGATAAAATCTTCTAGATATTTGTTAAAGATTGGCAGAGCAAATGCGCTGTTATCTGAACCGATAGATCCGAATACTTGTACTGTTTCATCAAAGTTTGTAAGTTCAAGACCTGTGTCAAGCCATCTATTTACTGGATCAAAACCAGCCTGTTTGCTGAAGTTGAATCCCTTAGCATCGCTTACTGTTGACTTGTCAATTTTGTAGCTTGGATATTGACTTTGTAAACTTTCATCTATTAAAGAAAAGTACGCAATGTATTCTGGATTGTAGATTAAATGGTCATTAACAGTTGTATTACCAACAGTTGGTTTTGTAATCAGTTTCGGGAATGTCTCAGCAGTATTGATTATATCTGTTCTTGGTTTTCCGAATGATTTGGTACTTGTTTCTGTCCAAGAAATAATTTCTGTAACATAGTCTTGTGGATATACCTGGACCAAGTCTTGAGTAAAATATACTTCTTCATCAAATGTATTCCAAATATTCTGAACAATACCAGCTTTCTTGTTAAACTGATTTGTTCGTACATCAACCGATCTGTTAATATCAGTTGTAGAATCCGTACCACGATAATAGTATTGAGCAAGTTCGGTTGCTAATTCCAATTCAACAAAATCTTGCCATGTACTGTATACTGATTTAACATTACCAGCTGCTTTAGTAATAAAGAATGGGTGAATAAGATCAGCTGACTTAGCAATATCAGAATTTGTTCTCAACAACGTAAAGAATACGCTACCATTTTTAGATAATAACAATGAATCAGCAACATGGATTGTTTCAGCAAATGTTCTTGTTGAGTTAAAAACTCTTGAAAAAATATCACTAGATAACGCAGAGTCAGAGCCATACTGAGATGGAGTAAACAAATCTTCGCTAACTGTAAAACTTTCAAAATAATCTAAAAACTTAACATCTGGAAATACTTGGTTTCCTATATCACTAATACCACCGAATGTAACAACTGTATTATCAAAAGATGTTAACTCCATTCCTGTGTCAACATACTTACGTATTGGACCTGTTCCAAGAATTACTTTAGATATGAATGCACCTTTACTATCACTGACTGTTGACTTGTCAATTTTGTAATTTGGATACTGTCCCTGTAAACTTTCATCAATTAATGACAAGTAAGGAATATACTCAGGATTATATGTTAGATGATCATTAAGAGTTGTATTACCAACACCACTCTTAGTAATTGTTTTAGGGAATGTCTCAGCAGCATTGAGTGTTTCAGCAAATGGTTTCGCTAAACTTATTTCAGTTTTATGTGTAAGTGTAGCGTAGTCTGTAGTTGTTGTAAATCCAAAACCTGTTTGAACCAAATCTTGATCAACTGTTGCTGCGAATGTTAAATCATTATAATCTGTCCAAACATAATTGAGGTTTACAACTTTCTTACTAAAAGTTTTAGGTGATGTTTCACCAAGTTGAATTAACTCATAACGACCTTCATATGATAATTCAATGTCTGACAGAACAGCAAGAGATGTTTCATCATAAGATCTCCAACTTCTATTAGCGTATGCGCCAGCAGAAACATTATACTGTTTTGCGAATGTTTGTGTTGCGCCAGCAGTATCCGCTTTTGGTTTCGATAGACTCTTAGGAATTATATCAGCAAGACTTACTGCATCGCGATTACGTTTTGTAAATCCAACAGTTGCTATCGAAGTAGTACCAATAACAGAAATTGTTTCTGGTGTTGATGTTGTCAAGTTTAATGACAAGTCTTGATCTAAACCATTACCACTTCCGAATGATAAATCAGCGAAGTCAGTCCACCAGCCTTGCGCATAATAGTATTGTGTCGCATTCTTAGAAACTTTTTTACCAACAGCATCACTATATTTTGCTGTATCACCTGATGCTGTTGGATTTAATGTAAATAATAAATCTTGACCAACAACATTTCGTTTGGTTTCATAACTCCTTGGTCCAACATCAACAGTTACTGATGATGGATATGTATATGTTCTAGCATCATACTGTACCAAATCTTGGTCAGCTGTTGTGCCAAAAGTTAATTGGGCATGGTCAGTAAAATATGCACTTTGTGTATTTGTTCTAGATGGTGTTCCTGTTGGTGCACTAAGTGAGGTAATAGTGCCAGTTGAACCAGATGAAATTGGTGGAGTTAATACACTAAATGGCGCAGAATTAACATTTGTTACTGTAAAATTATTTGTGCTACTATCAGTTAATAGTGCACCACTAGTAGATGTTAACAACAATAATTGTGTATTAGTAACAGCTGTTAATGGTGCAGTAGGAGGAGTAAATGCACTAGTATAAACAGCACTACCATTGACAATTCGAACATTGGTTAGATTGCCAGGAAAAGTGCCAAACGATGGTTGCTGTCCTGAACCTATACGAACAGGTTCGGCTTGGTTAAAATTACTAGCACAAGTTCCAGTTCCAGAAAGTATACCATTAATGTATATTTTAGTTTGGTTTGTTCCTGTTCCTTCTCTTACGACAGCAACGTGAGTCCATGTGTTTATTGGTACTACACCAGTACTAGTAATAGTTACTGCACCACCATCCGCTCTAAATGTAACATTATTAGGATAAAATTCAACCCTAATACTAAATCCATTAAGACTTGATGAATTTCCTCTACTAATAAATGGCGAAGATACAAAATCTGCTGTTTTATATATCCATGCCTCAATAGTAAATGCGTTTGTTGATAACTGTAAGTTAACATCATTAGGAACAGTTAAATATTGATTTGTTCCGTTTAATGCTATACTACCACTCGTGATTGGAACTGTAACTGTAGAAACTGAGAATGAACAATTTCCAGATTCTGTTAATATTGTAAATGGTTGTCCAGCTGTATAATTAACACCGCCATCAGAGATCCCTAAAGCGTAAGTTGGAGTTCCTGAGGGAACAGATGGAGGAACAACAGTAATTAATACTCTTGCATTTACACCACCAGTATCGCTGTAAAATTCATTCGTATAGAATAGATCATTGAAGTCATTAAATACGTTTGGTTTAAAATCACCAACAGTTCTTGAAATAGTTTTAGGGAATGTGTCAGCAGCAGGAACAGTATCCGCTGGTAATCTTCTGTAAGTTACAGTTTTCGCAAAGGTATCAGCTGCTAATGCTCTTTCTGAATCAGCAGTATATGATGATGCGTATGATAGGTATTGGTCTTGATCAAATACAGCTGTAGTTGCGAAATTTGGATCAGTTGATATTACTGAAGAACTTTCGGCGAATGTTAAGTCAGCATAATCTGTCCAAATAGAATTGTTATAGTATGTTAAAGTTTTGTTTGCAACTTTAGTTACATATTTTGCTGGTGAGTCAACTGGTTTTATAAAATCAACCCACTGAGAACCATAGTACTGGCACAATTCAACAGATACATATATTTCGTTGAAATCGTACCAGCGACTTTGGGCACTACCAGCAATTTTAGATACGGTTTTAGGGAATGTTTCTGTTATCGTAGTAGTGTCATTGAACTGACGAATAAAGGAAACAAGTTTTCTAAACTGATCGTATACTTTAGATATGTTGGTTGGGTTGTGTCCAGGTGTAACTTCTGGATGGGTAAACCCAAAAGAAAATCGATCATTACCTTGTAAAGTATCAGCAAGTTTCTTAGCAAAATACTTGGCAGTAATTTGATCAACTGCTCTTGATATATCAGCTGATGTTCTTCTTGCTGTTAATACCTTACTGAATACATCTGTTGCTCTTGATGTATCAGCTTTAGTTCTGTTATAAGAAACAACTCTTAAGAATATTTCTTGTGCTTTTGCTACATCAGCAGGTAATCTTCTGAATGTTACAACCTTACTGAATACATCAGTTGCTTTTTGTATTTCTGCTGGCGATCTTCTAGCAACCCATGCTCTTGTTAATGTATCAGTTGCTCTTGGTACATCAAAGAATGATCTTCTGTAATACTTAACAGTTGCAATAACATCAACAGAGTGTGTTGATGTAGCTGTTGAGTTTAGATTCTTATTGTATGATACAAGTCTTGAGAATGTGTCAGATGCACCAGCAGTATCAGTTTTCTTTGGACGGATGGCTTTAGCTGCTGCATCAACTGCTCTGTTCGTTTCAGCAAATGTCCCTTTACCAATATATTTTGCTTTTGTATCAGTAAACGATGTTGTATCATTCTTCGTTCTGTTATATGAAACAAGTTTGCTAAAATTCTCAGCTAATGAGATTGCTTCGTTCTTAGGTCTATTGAATGTTACAACCTTGCGGAATGTATCAATAGTAGATTCACTATCGCTGAATACTTTATGATATGATGCAACTCTTAAAACAGAATCAGTAGCACGAGGTGTTTCTGTTCTTGGCTTACTTACTGTTTTCTTTCTACTCTCAACTAATGATGTAGTATCTGGAACAGATCTTACGAAGGAAACAATCTTAGAGAATGTATCACCGATATGAGAAATGTCTAATCTAGAAGATGTGTTGTTCCAGTTTAGATTAGCACTATGTACGGCAGAAACAAAATCAATAATTTTCTTTGTTAACAGTAATGTTCTGTTATCATTTGCTTTGAAGATTTCACTGGCAACTTTGCCGAAGTTTACTTTCTTTAAATCAGAGAAACTAACAGTCTGCGTTGCTGGGGTTTTAGATGCCTGTTTAGAAAAGGTTTCAGTAGCACGTGAGGTGTCTGCTTTCGCTTTTGTAAAAGCAAATGTTCTTACATCTGAAAACGAAATAGTTTCAGCTGTTGTTCTTTTGAATGAAACAACTTTAGAAAAATTCTCAGCAAATTTGACAGTATCGTTTTTAGTTTTCTGAACACTCTTAGTAGCAACATCAGTACCACGTGATGTGTCTGATTTAACTTTACCAATTAACTTGGTTCTGGTATCAGATAGGGAAAGGGTATCGTTCTTTGTTCTGTAGTAACTAACGATACGAACAACTGTCTCGTTGAGTGTAACGAGTTGTTGATAGACTTTACCAAGACGTTTAGTGGAGATTGCATCACTAGCATGGGCAGTTTGAATAGCTGCCTTTGTAGTTTTGAGAGTTGCCTTATCGACTGCGTGTCCAGATTCGATAAGACTTAGGATATGACTTAGTGCGTCGTAAACAACACTTAGTTTTGCTGCGCCAACAACTGCCTGCGCCATCGCTGCTCGAACAGCTTCTGCTGGCATAGCAACAACTTTTTTAACTTGATTGCGAATATCCTGTGCGGATATTGCTTTGTTTTCAGAAAGTGATGATGCCTTAACCTTTACAGGTTGATTCAATTTATTATTGTTATTTGAACCTTTGGCAGATGGCATTTTGATTTGACATTAATTCTGTAACCTTGTATAATTACAGTGTTGGGTTTCTAGTTATCAAACCAATATTTATACTTGCGTAATCTGCGGTGATACGATTATTACACCTTCAACTGGTCTGGTTCTGAAATTAGATGTATCAACCATTTCAATATCATATAGATATCTTCCTGATTTTAATGCACCTGTTTGTGCTGCGCTCAAAGATAATACCACTTGACCAGTAGCTGGAAGTGGAATTGTGCATGTAAATGTAGTTGCAGTTGAAGAAGCAAAAGACTTTCTTAATTGGGATGTAAAAGAATACCCAGTCAAATTCAATGGCGTAATTCCATTGTCAGCATACAATGTGATTCCAGTTTGGAAGTCGGCTCCCTGATCAATATACAGTGTTTGAACTAATGCCATTTATTTTCTCTATTAAGTATCTAAGTAGATTTTTGATCTCAGCGATATCTTCTTTCATCGAATCAACTTCTTGTTCCAATGTCATTACTTGTTGACGTTTTGCCTCATTAACAGAACGCTGGACAAGATATGCTTGATACGCATTATCATCATTATTTAGCACCACACCTGTCGCAAGGTTTTTTGTCAGGTGTGGTTCATCAGTTGGTACAATCTTATCCATTATGCAGTTGCAATAATACGAAGATCTTTAATCTTTGGTACGTACGCAGGATTACGAGATCTCATTGTAATTTTAATAATAGCAGTATTGAACGGATCTAAGTTATCAACTGTAAACGAATGATCAATATACTCAGATGGATCATCAGTCGTTGTCAACTGTCCCTTACCAACAGCAAGAGGATAGATACCACCATAAGTACTGCTATCACCACCAATCGAAGTATCTGGTAAGATACGGAAATATGATTTATCTTCAATAGATGCTTGATTCTTTTGGTTTACGTCAGTTAGAGTATGATTCTCTTGAACCGAAGTTGCTGAGATATTAATCGCAGCATAGCCAGAAGTTCCTTTTTCAGTTTCAACCGCAGCAGTATATGAAGTTGCTAGTTTGATAGATGTTGTAGAAGCGAAGATAGCATAATATACAGTACCAGATTTTAAGTTGGTAATGACATTAGACTGAGCATTATACAACACAGCCGAACCAGTGTTCAAGTTATGTGCAATCGGGAAGTAGATAATATCATTTGTGCTATCTACACCATATGGGTTTGTACTAGCATTGTATTCATTAGACTGGAACTGTAGAGCAGAAGTTGATACAGCATTACCACCATTAGTTATCTTAGCATATACCTCAACTTCAGAAGCTGGAGGTGTAGTAAATGATAACAAGTTAGTCGCAGTTCTTGATGACAATGTTGGAACAACATCAGCTGTTACAGCTTGATTCAACTCAATCGTTGGGTTGAAGAAGGTAATAACAGAGTTGTTACTGTTAAAGTAGAAGAAGTTTGAGTAACCAATTGTTGAAATTTCATCAAGAGGTGACAGCTTCTCAACTGTAATAGATTTAGCATCTGTGTTAACACGAAGAACACGACGAACTGTCATTGGTGCCCAAACATAAGTAGCATCATTGTTAGCATAGTTAAGAATGTAACAATACATACCTTGCTTAATGTTTGTCAAGTCATCCACGAAGAATGTCATTGTGTTTGTTGTTGGGTCAATACCGCTTCGAACACCATTAAACAACGCAACAGGAACTGCTGTTGTTGCTTCAACGAAGGTACCACTTGAATATGTACCAACTTTCTTAGTGAAGTAAGTATTCTTAGGTGCTTTAACAACATATGTATTAGAAGGAATTGGTGTTCCTGAACCACTAGTGTTATTATATGTTACATAATCGCCTACGTCAATTTGTTGAGTCTTATTCTGACCAGAGATATCGAAGCCAGTGAAGAAGTAAACAGTACCACTCGATGAAGAAGGAATAATAACTTTAATCGCTTTGTCGAATGTTACGTTTGTTCCAGAGATACCATTAACACGTGTTCCTGTTTGGATACCTGGACCATAAACATACATACCATCAACAATACCAGTTACTGATTGGAAACCAATTGTAGTTGTACCGATTGCGTAAGTTGTTGTAATAGCAGTACGTTGAGTAATCACATCTGGATGTTCAGAAGTACGTGAGCCAGATTTGATCTTAATTGGCAACGTAATAGATGGAGTTGACTTATCAATACCCATGTTTGATGGTACAGAAGCAGCGAACTGAATCTTTAACAGCTTAGATGTATTTTTAAACTGTAGTTTACGAGTAATATAACCCATCTGCGCACCACCTTGCTTGTTCTCATATTCTGAGAAGAAGATTTGTGATCCATCAAACCCACCAGTTGCTGAGTAGTAGTTACTATTCGGACTCTTAGTTGTTACTGGATCATCAATACGGTTTTGTGTAGCAGCAAGAACAACACGATCAATGTCAACCATAGGAGAAACGAATTTACTCTTAGTCTGTAACTGTAGTCTTAACTCTAATGAATTTGCTCTGTCTAAAACATCAATTTCATTTTGTTTGTTTAAAATTACACGTTGACTTGGGAAGTAATTATTATCATTAAGAATAATGTCATTCCAAGTATTGTCTTTCGTAAATGGAGTTTCTGATCCAGTTGGACTTCTTCCTGATGTTGTTTTAATTTGACCAGTAACAGTAGTTGCTTCCAAATTCATCATAGCTACTGATGGGTGAAGAACTGTATATAACGCATTCATAGATGCATACATTTGATCACCACCAAACTGACCAGATCCTGTTGCTAAGCGAGCAGAACCACTGGTATCATACAATCTAATACTGTATAAATCATGGCTGTAAACTTTATATACTTTGTGTTTTACAATTGTTCCAGTTGTAACATATGCAGCTGTTTTAATATCATACTGAGTTTCAGTATGAGTGCCTGTATTAAATAAAGCATTAGTAAAACCAAATGATTCAGAACCAGTTACGTTTTGATATGTAACATAAGCACCAGCGATCATACCATGGTTTGGTTGACGAACAATAATTTCGCTCTTACCTAATGTACAACGGAATGGATTTAATGCCAATTTTGTAAACTTAGATTGTCTACCAGAATTAGATAATGGTTTAATATCTTTTGGTTTCAAATAGATGAAACTTTCGCCAACCGATGTTCCTAAAGCATCAACAGTTGTTCCGCTTGATGTTGTATTAAAGATAGCACGATAGATAACCATCTTCAAATCTTGGGTCGATGATTCGCTCCAAGTAGCAGAGTTTTGCGATCTAAACATAGATCCAGTAGCAGGATTCTTTAATACTTTTCCAAGTTTGTTGTTACTAATATCTGTTTTCTCAAGCGTAGCTGTATAAACTGAGTATGTTGGACTTAATGTTGACAATACAACACAATACATTTCGCCTTCTTTAACATATACTGGCGCATCAAACCTTACTCTTGTACCAACAGTACCAGTTGTAGATGTAAGAATCTGTGATGGGTACAGATATTTCTGTCCGAATGGTAGAGTTGTTGTAGTTGGGTAACCATTTTGCGTAGTACGAATCTCAACAGCGATTGGAGAGATTGGATCTTTATTAGCAAAGAAAAGTTCAACATCAGTAACAAACGATCCTTGACTTGCATCAGCCATAGATGCAGCTGAAGAAACAATAAATGTTTGCGCCAACGGATCTTGTGATTGTGGAGGAGGTGGATCTGGAACATACGATGTTGATGTACTAGAAGCCAGCGTTTGTGTATATGAACGATCGCGAGTTACGTCACCAACACCAACAGAAGCATTTCTTACACCAACCACACCACCGCCACCAGCATCAATAATACCAACAGCAGAATAAACTGCATCAGCATAACATGTTCTATCTACAATACCAGCTGATGATGCTGTATTTGTTATAGTATCTTGTAAAGAGAATGTTCTCTTACCAGTTAAGAATTTTGGTGATGATTTATTGTTGATTGTTTGACCACTAGTAATCAACCATGTACCAGCAACACGACCAGTACCAGAAGTAATTAAATTACCTGGGGATGGTGCTTCAAAGTGACTAGATGCACGCAATGTTAATGTTAATACTCCACCATTTAATTTGTCACGCTTAATTGTACCAGATATCGGTTCACCTGCTTTAAATGTTCCACGAATATTTAAAACGTGTAAGCAATCAATAGAACCATCTGCGTTACCATTTTGTGTAGAAGTTGATTGTTCATGTAGAATAACAATAGCAGTTGCACCAGAAACCATTCCTTTAATTACTTCACCTTTTGTGAATGCTTGAACTTCAGAATTCTTAGGAATAAGGTTTGTACCAACATCACCAAGAACAGTATTAGTTCCTGTCGTTGCGATACTTGATGGTTGAATTACAGTTCCATTAAACACACTAGTAAATGTAGTAGTATAATTAAAATCACTGTTTGCTAAAGAACCAATAAATGTTCTTTCATAGTTAGAAGTAGATCCAGAAAACACATCATCAGTGTTGAATGTTAACCAAACATTTCGTTCAGTTGCTGACTTACCAAATTGGAATGGAACTTCTGAGTAATCAAATCCGCGAGCAGCAAGATATAGTCTAGATGCTTGAGTACAATAATCAGTTACGTTTGTTGTATCACAGAATGCATAAACTCTTGAACCACCCTTCAATCCATTCGCTACGAATGTTACTGGACGTGAACGAATATATGACTGTGATTGACGAGCAGTTAAGCGACCATTAATTTGTGTAAGTCCAACACTTTCATTTAATGAAGTTGTTTTACCTTTTGCGCTCTCACTAACTTGTTGAGTTGTAACAGAAGTAGATGAGTAGTATGTACCAGCACCACTTCTCCATGAACTATTGCTAACAGTAGTTACTGGGCGACCGAAACCAGTAACTTGCCATTGATTCCAGATTGTGCCAAAATCAATACCAAGCGCATCCGCTTGAGCAGCAACGCTGTCGTATGTTCCATTTTCATTAATAACAAGTTCTTGAGGAATATCTGTTTCAACCCATGTATCGCCAGAAGGGAATAGTGTAACAGTACCAGAAGAAGAACCAGTTAACAGAGCTGTAACTTGGACAGATTCTGTTGCATATGGTTGTTCCATAATGATAAGATCATTGTTCTCACGAATTAGTGTTTCTTTTCTGAACAATTCTACAGAAGTTGCATTAGCACCTTTGTCAATAATTGTTTGAATTTCGTTTTTATTTTTATAGAAGTACTCTGGTCCAGCATAGTATGGTAAAGTTGCGATATTGCCTGGATGAATTCTATAATTATATGTGTTGCGTTCAACAACAGATTGAGCAACCTCAACCATATCTACACCAACTGTATAGAAAGCTGGACGTAAATTATTTTCTAAAATATCAATTGAACATTCGTAGTCAGGATTTGATACGTCACCAACTTTATGTCCTGTGAAGTTATCAACAACGAAACCATTCTTGAATCTATCTAAACCATCTTGGTCTTTAATTGAGAAGGTTGCTGTTGATCGCTCTAATGAATTTAATACGGTAGCATCTTCCAAGTTAGCAATACGTTTCTCTAACTTAGCAATATCTTTCATTGTGTAACGCTTGTTATCGATTGGCTTGATAAAGACGTTGCTTGAATTTACTTTGTATGTATATGGCTTGTATTCAACATCGAACAACTCCATAACATCATCAGGTAATTCTGGATATTGCGGATTTTCTGAAGATACACCTTGGATAACAACAAACTGTCCTGATTTGTTTAAAACAATTTTATCTTTGCGTGGCAAATAGTAAGCGAAGTCGCATTGGAAACCATATTTTTGTTGCGGTAAAGCAGTTAAAGAAGCTGTACCACCATCAAATGTACCACCATCGTTTACACGTGGACGATAATCAAGCACATCGCGTAAACTTATTGTTCTACCAGTAACTTTACTGAAGTAGTTTGGAATTTCTTCATACAATAGATCTGGGTATGAGTCAGCTGAGAAGTAGTCACCACCACTGTGTTCAAAATATTCATAAGTAATACGGATTGGACCAGATGGGAAAGCCACTGATTTACTCTTGATTAGTCGTGCAAGATCATAGTGAGTATCACGTTGACCATTGTCAAACTCATAGTTTGTTGTAATATCAACACCAGTTCCAGTAATTTGACCAGAAATATCATTACCGAAAATAACATTCGGGAACATTTCAATTTTAAGAATACGATATACGTCAGCTTTGTTAATTTTAATTGTATCTAATTCAATATTCTGCTGAATTGTAATATCTTGAGAAGCAGAAACAAGAGATTTAACTTTCTCTTTAGCATTAGTCAAACGCTTTAGTGTTGGAATAAACACACTGTAAGAATCGTTTTGTAAATACGCTAAACTATTTGTACGACTTGCTGTTGCATTTAAACGAATTGACGCTGTTGTCAATGTGTTTAATGTAATATCGTATGGGTTTACCAACTCACCAGTTGTGTTGTTAATAACAACATAAGCAGCAACATCGGTAATACGAATTTGATCAGGTTCAACTGAAGACACATTTAATGTAACATATGTTCCATCTGAGGATCCACCAGTAACAACTGCCTTTTCCAGAGTTGTATATGTTGTATTATTTTCTTGAAGAGTTTCGCCACCACGAATAGTCAACACATCTTTCTTAGGCATGTCGAATATTGAATCACCATCTTCAGGTTTCTGGAATACACAATCTGCTCTATATAATGGACCAGAAATATTATATGTACTGAAACGTGTTACTAATGCGCCTCTATCGGATCCTTGAAGATCGCGAACAAAGAAGAACTGAGATGGCACATTTGGGAACCAAACCATATCACCAGCAGTTAACTGGTTTGAAGAAAGCCATTTAGTACCAAAACCAGTCATTGTTGCAGCATTATTACCACTTGTTGCGATTGTAGCTGTACCAACTTGTGTTGAGTTATATGTTTGTGGGATTACTAGAGCACGGAAACACTGTGGATCACCACCAGCAGAAGTTGAACCAACGCTTAATGGTGTACCAATAACACGAACTTTACGGAAATCTTTACCTGGATCCATTTGGATATCCATTAAAGATATTTTAGCAGTTGCTCTACCACCATTTGGCTGAGCACCTTCTACATAACGTAGACGAGCAGTACCAATTTTAGATGTTGGTAGGAAATATGCAGCAGAGACTGCACTAGCACCAGAATTATCTGTCCAACAGTTCATATCGTTAGTAAATACAGTTGTTGTAACTGTGTTCGCAAGAATCTTTGCAACAGTATATTCATTAACACCTGTTGATGTTGTTTGATGCGCAACAATACCATATGTCAATTTGGCTGACATATACCCCCAAGAGCCAACAGTACCAGAACCATCAGCTGATGCTGTTAAATATGGTTGACTTTGTGAAGCATTTGGTGGAGTATCAACTGAATATAAGTCAACAATTTGGAAACCATCAATATCTGGAACACCAAAAGGAATTACGTCGATAAGGTTACCAACAGAAACTGGAACACCAGTATTTTTAATTTTGTTATATGATCTTGCTTTTGGTGCTTCAACATATCTAACACCATTTACAGCAAATTCAAATCCTTTGATATATGCTTTACCATTTTTTAAACCAAATGCAATTTTTTCAGTATCTCCACCTTCATCCTCTGAATAGATACCATAATTATATGTGGCTTGTGGTGTAAATCTCCAGCGAACACCACCATCACTAACAGCACCAGAAACGTGCGTTGGGGCAGATGTACCAGAAACACCTGAATCTAAACAGATGTAGAAATTTGTTTTACCAGAAGATGGGCTTACATAATAAACTGTATCGCCTTTACCGTATGCCGTTGTTCCTGTCCAAACACCTTGGTCTGAGTTACGATGTTGACGCATTTCAATTTCAAAATCGCGAACAGTATAATCACCATTGGTATCATATGTTCTGCGAGCAAGTACTTTTTCCAATTCAGCAAGACTTGAACCTTGTGCTTCGAATTGTAGAATACCTCTTCTTAATGTAGAAAGAACAATAAAACTTTCGCTGGCATAGCCAACGTCTTTTTTCGTAAGAACTAAAACAACTCTGTAGCGATGAGCACCTGGAGCAGTATAGTTTGGTGTTCCAGTTGAATTGTCTAATAATGTTGTGTCTTGCTCTGGAGTTATAATGTTGTCAACAATATCTAAACCAACTGCAGTTGTTGGTGTATTTGTATATTTTGATAAACAAATTCTTTGTGAGTCAACTTTAACGAATGCGCCATTGACATAGAAAATACCAGTAGTGATGTTTGCGATATAAGAATCGTTTTGATAATCGCTTACGTTTTGAATTCTTACACGATATGATCCAGAAGCAGCTGTAATTACTTCACCAGTTCTTGGATTTGTATATGTTGGAGAAACATAATCTGTTGTTGTTACAACTGGATCTGTTTCGCTTGTTCCACCAGTAGATGTTGTTACAACGCTTGCCACTACATCAAATTTTAATACTTCATTTTGTGAGAAATATTCTTCTCCGTTAAAACCTTGTGAAACATATTTGATGTGGAAAAGTGGAGGATCGCCAGCTGATGTAGATGGCTCACCCAAAACTAGAGTTGCTCTTACGCCAGTGGTTTCACCAGTAATTGTAATGTTATCTAATGCTTGGATGAATGTATCAAGATTAAATGATTTGTCAATTTCTAGTGGCTCTAGTTTAATTGAGTATGCTGTAATTAGTTTCAACTCTCCAGGGATAACTCTGGACTTGTTTTTAAATACATAATCGCCAAGTCTTTGGACTTGTTTTTGTAAGATCGTCTGCGCTTGTGTTAATTCACGTGCCTGAACAGAATATCCAGGACGGAACAGGACACGCAGGAATTTCTTATCCTCATCATAATCGTCGTAATATGGCGATACGTTAAAATTCATTTAATTTTCTCCAGTGGTAATGTTCTATTTATCAAAATTCTAGAACAAATCTAAATTTTTCTTTTTCTGTGGATCTTGTAACAGCATTTCTATACTCAGCAAACACCACATTACCAGTATACTTTTGAACTGTTGGATAAGAAACACTATCCGAACCTGTATATTTAAGGGTATGTGTACCAACGCCAAGACCAGTTAAATCGATGTTTGTTTTAGCGATTGCGTTGGCATATGATGTTGCTAATCTAATTTCGTTTGCAGTTACACGAATAATGTAATAGGTGTTTCCACTCACAAGAGTAGAACCTGTTGTTGGGATTGTTGTTCCACCACCATTCGTATATACTACTTGGTCACCAGTAAGGAATGGGTGGGCATTGATAACAATAGTATCAGAAGCAATAACTACAACAGAACCAGACGCTGAATTAAATGTAGCATATGGACCAAGATACATTGTTGTAGATGAATCGGTTTTTGTTAATAAATTACCAGCGACTAATGGTGATTGTTCAACTAACTGTTCGGTTGAGCGGATAAAAGAAACATATCCTTTAACTACTGTGTCCGTAAATGTATGAGTAGAACCAATTCCAGCAGTAATTGAAATAGCAATATTACCTTGCGCATTAGCCAAAGATGATGCCAATTTAAAATTATCAGTATCAACTTTAATTACAAAATATGATGCGCCATTTGTAAGATTACCAATTGTAGTACCACCACCTGTTGAATAATTTACTGTATCTCCAGTAACTAATCCGTGACCAATAGCAGCAATTGCTTTGGTTGATGCATTAACTGCTGTTGCTGCATTGATAGTAACAATATCAGCAACATATGAATTATCTTGTCTCTCAGCAACAACTGTTCCGATTGCGTTTGACAATCCGCTTGTTGGTGAAGTATATCTATCACCATATGCTACTGTACCTGTTACTGCGTTATATCTAAACTCAGTAAAATTTTTAAGTAAGGTATCAGTTGCAGCAGAAGTTGAATTATACTGTAGTGGATCTTCCAATAAACCTACTGATCTATATGTTAAATTAGTAACATATGTTCCTGATGTTGCGCCATATGCAGTTGGTGCATTACCACGTGTTGGGAAATATGCATCAGTATTGATATTTGAAATTCTAGCGATCAAATAATTTGGATCGATTTCATTTGATACATTGTTACCAAACCCACCATATGGTGCAACAACTGCTCTAGCAGTTGCTGTAGTTGTTGGAGTTCCACCACCACTAATTGTTAGTGTCAAATATGTATAACCAGAACCAGCAGTAGTAACTGGGATATATGCTATTGAACCTGCAGAAAGAACTGGTGTACCAAGAACCAAACCAGTACCATCGCCTTTGACTGTTACAGTTGGTGTTGATGTATAACCAGCACCACGACTGAGCATAATAATTGAAATTACTTGCCCAGAAGCTACTTTTGTTGATATTAAATTCGAAGGAATTGGCGCATAAGAAGATGTTAAAAATTCTTCAGCATCTGCTGTTGTTAATGTGCCATAATATTTCCAGCGATATCCATCAGACAATGTTTGAATTTGGTCTGTTGTAAATGTTGGTTTTGTTGTTGATGGGATTGCGTAACCAGTTGTTGTGCTACGATTATCTATGCAACGATACAGTTTATATGAACCACTATCATATACAAGAACAAGACTATTTGTTTTAGATAAAGATAAAGGTAATGTAGATGCGCCTGTTGTTGTTACACCATTAACAGTGCCATCATAATCGTCTCTATACATATCATAATAGTTTCCGCTTACCCAATCATTTCTTTTATAAGAGAAAACTATATCAGAAGATGATACTTTCTTCATGCCAATAATTCCATCCCAAATTTGTTTCTCGCAAAGTTGGGAATCTGTTGGTGTTGGAGGTGCTGTATCGCTGTAACTTCCACCTGGATATGTTGACCAAGCTACTGGGTTACCAAAATAATAATAGAGTTTTTTAGCACCACTAACAATGCTGGAATAGTATCCCTTTGCATTTTGTGCCTTTGATTCTTGTTTGATTATTGCATACTGTGCCATATTAGGTCGTCATCTCTGTTATGATTGCATTACTTGTATTATTTATAGTGCTTCCATTAAGAACTGTATTGCCAAGTTTCTCTACACCCGAATTAACTGTAAAATAATCAACCTCGCCAAATACAGCAAAACCAGCTGGATGAACCAGTTTATTGAAGTAAGGTTTCCAATTATCGTGCGAGTTAGCACCTCTGATTACATACGAATAGTCTTGGTAATAATGAGAGTCTTGCAATCTTGTTGTTGTATTCAATAAGTTTTTATCGCTTGCGTAGTTGTTACTTGATCCATTTTCTGTAGATTCTGTAATCGCAGAAGGAGCAGCAGAAGCAATAGCAGTAAACATACCAGAACGACCAACAGCTGTATATGCAGTATAACCTGATGGCTGCGCAGCTGTTACAGGAACTGACAATCTTCTATCTGTATAAAGTCTAAATTTATTAGATCCCATAATAGAAGCATAATAGTAACCATCAGCAATATTTGGTGAGAACCCACTTATGTAAACCATATCTTGATTTACCATATGGTGCTCATCGCCTGTTGTCACAACAGATGTACCTTCTAATACTGCGATACTAGCAATAGTGAATGCTCTTCCAACAAGTGCTGTTGCTCCAGATGTTACGCCAGTAATTGTAGTGCCAACTCCTGGAGTTGTGTTGCCCAGAGTAATTGGTGTTACCTGATTCCAGTTAATCTTAAAGTAGTGTCCTTCTTTAGACAGTAATGTTCCAACTTCTGATGTTCCAACTTTAATTGTTTCGCCCTGCACAAAAGTACCACTGATTGTATCAGACATAAACGAATATGGAACATATAATGTTCTTGATACATTGTGAACACCACCATCCATAATTTCAAAACCAGTAATCGAACCTACTTGATTTGTTATTGGATATATGTCAGCACCAGAACCTGAACGCTGACCAGCTGTTTTAATTGTAACAGTTGGAACTTTTCTATAATGACCTGGAGATGTTAGCACAACTTGGTCAAGATATCCTGTTTCTGTTTGTAGATTTGATCCATATGTGATTGTAAATTCTTCAATACCTGTTCCTGTTACACCTGGATTTAATGTCGCAGCATAATTTGGTTGAGTTGAATATGGAATTATCTCAGCAATTTCAGAAGCTGTATCAAAATCTGTTCTTGTGAAGTACTGTGAACCAGTTCCTCTAGCAGTAATATTGATAGGATTATTGTTTATCGCATCAATAAAAGATGCAGCTATTTTGAAAGTAGTTGAATCTATTTTAATTACATACACTGTAGAAACTGCTGGTGCGAACGATGTTCCGCTAGTGCTGTAAGATATTTCATCACCAGTATAAAACACGTGACCATATGGAGCTGTAATTATATCAGTATCAGGATCCATATTAGTAGATAACAATTTCAAATAACCAAAATTACTTGTTGTTAAATCTGATCTTGTTGTCAGACCAAATGATTCAGTTGATCCTGTTGTTGAATCTTTAACAAACATTGTTTGACCACTATCAATTAATGTGCTTAAAGATCTTTGTGTTCTAATTGTTACCTTATCGCCAGTATTTAAATAATTTGTATATTGACCAGGAGTAAATAATTGTTGTTCTTTGATTGTATTGTTTGGAAACAAATTACCATTAGTACCTTTTACGATAATAGAAGCTGTTCCAGAACCAACAGTTTTAGGAACAATTGGAATATTGTTTGATGCGTTCTCTAGGGATGAAGCGAATTTAATTTCTAGATCATCAACATAAATTACATAATACTCAGCATTATTTGTCAGTCCAGATGGAACAGTTCCTGTTGTTGAGAATACTACCTTACTTAAACCAGACAATGTATGTGGGGTTGCAAAAGTAATACCACCAGTAATTGTATCAATAGTACTGATTGCAATTGAACTTACATATAATCTGGTATCAAAAGATAAATCTTTAATTGAGTTAAAATTTAATGATTGCGGTACAGTTTGTAGAGAACATGTTTTGCCAGATGTTGCGAATGCAGTAAATGTAACATATGTGTTTGAACTGTAATTTGCAAAAGATGAACATAATTTTACAGTGTTTGCATCTATTACTTTTACATAATATGTTGTGTTATCAACCAAACCAGATGGAGCATTTCCATTAAAATCTGTTCTAAATCTTACCCAAGAAC